AGCAACTGGGTGCGCCCAGTACTCATCCATATCTAAGCAAACAAAATATCTGCCCCCCTGTAACCCTCATTCAGTCTAGGTTTAAGCTTATTCAGGTCTAGTTGATAATCACTATCATTTAACCCAAATCTATACCCTCGTTTAACTTGTGTTAAATGAGAATAGTTATCATCTATATGGTCAACTGTGAGATTGACCAACTATTAGTGAATTTGACCACCATAATTGTAAATGCGAATCATTAACATTGTGATTAGTATTTAATGTGTAAATGATAGACGTTATCATTTGGGAAGTGTATTAGTGTGTGCATACACTATGCACCAACATTGTAATAGTGGCTTGCTGTGTGCAAGCAAGGTGAAGAGGTAAAACATTGTTAAGCATTTCCTCCGTCACACTTAACACTGTCCACCCTCTTATTCATTCACCCTAACTCCATTATTGTCACCCTTTAAGCAACTTGGCAGTTGCTTAACACTTGACAGTAACTTAGCAATATTGTTACCACATATTTATTGTCACCCTTTAATACTATCGCCACACTAATAACCTATTGTGCCCTTGATTTAACCTTGCCACCATCATTCAATCTAGTCGATACACATCGACAACAATTGTCCTTCTTATGTCATTACAGTTATGACATAACCATTACTACCTTGTCCCCATCATATTACCACTAACCAGATTTAACTTGTGTTGATGTTATCAACTAACAGTAAACCCTTGTCCGAAAGTCTACGGACTACCTTAAACCATTATGTGTCATTGAAGTTATGACACAACAACATCATGCATGTATTGTGCCAACTTTTTTGATTGTCAATTTTGGTAGTTTGTCAACAAATATGAGTATAGTGTTTAAAGCCCATAAGAAGCGATTACAGCGGTTTTTGTTGTTGGATAGACTAGGGTATCAAAACAAATAGATCTCTTGAAATTGAAAAATGATAAAAAGTTGGCATGATTATTGATTTGGCATGATATTTGCTAGCAGTCTAATTTTAACTATTTGTTGACATATATTGTATTAGTGTGTTAGTTACTGTGTTAACCCAGATGTAATGGGGTAGCCAATACAATTTAGACTGCCACACCTTTATTCACACTGACAATGTAATTACTTTACCCAAAAAACACTACAACTAGGATATTACTTTACAATAAGACTAATAATGATTAAGTAAGTGTTTAATTTATATGAAGAATAACCCTAATTTAATAGTATATTATGATGTTTTATTGCGTCACTTTCCCTCTTTTTGTGTTGCGTCACTTTTAGTATAAATGTTATTATAAATGATAATCATTATCAATAGGAAAAGGTATGTTATCTAGGGTACAACACACGTTATTAACTAAGATTATTAAGTTGGATGCAAGGCAATCTAACAGGGTGTTTAATAGGCGTGATAATACATTCACACAGTCCAATAGGATGATAGCTAAAAGGTTAGGTGTTCCCGCTTCAAGTATTGATAGGCTTGTTAGGATATGCAAGGCTAAAAGGTTGATCAAAGTGATTATAGATAATCAGGGTATTACTAGGTTAATGTTAGATCCCGCTTTTATTTGGTACCATGACAAGCTTGAAAAACCCTTGGGGAAATTTATGTTTGAACTAGGATCATATAAGGAGGCTTTAAAATGGCGTGAAAAGTGTACTATTTTAGGATATTACATAGACCCTGTAACAGGCGAAACCTTCGACTATAATTGGCGTAATGTTGATATTTATGCTCAATCCTATGGCCTTTGGGATGTTAATTATAGGGAAAGTAATGATATATCAGATTCTATTTAAGAACGCTGTAACGTTGATTGATGGCGTTTAAATGTGTGTATGATAAAGCCGCCTCTATTGGGCGGCTTTTGTTTTACTTTCTATTCCACTTCTTTTATTTGTATATATACCAATCAATGTAATTTTCTAACTCTGTAAAGGTCATATCCTCATAATTATCAATGATAGGTATACCATCACTATTAAACATACTTTTAAAGTATTGTTTCTCTAATTTATCTAAATCACTCATCTGGTTAACACTCCATTGTTACAAGTTGATATTTATTATCACTAGTGTAAAAGTTAATATCAGGTAAAAGGTTAATCCTCTTATCATAACAACTATCTAAGCTTGATTGTAACTCTATTAGACTCTCTAATATACAAACCTGACTAGCCTTCAATGATAGGGCGTGGTTTAAGGTATCTATCAAATCAGATTGATACCATTCTACATTATCCAAACTTGATAAGTTTTTAATACGTGTTAGGTTTACTTCTATCTTATTCTTTACATAATCCTTAATGACTGTTATGTCATCAGATGCAATTAACACTTTACCGCTTTTTACTGTTTTAATAATTAACATATTATTCCCCTACCAAATTAAACAATACAACACCAATCACAAGGTACAATGTCCATTTAAACACACTGACCACCTTTATTGCTTTTAATCTATCACAGAGTGATACAGGACGTTTAACACTATGTTTATTGTTAGGTGCAAATGTAAACCCTTTGTTTGCATCATATTCGCTTTTCATTATGTATTCCTATTTGTTTAATTAACAATCTTAATCAATGACACTCTAATGAATGTCATTTATAAGGCTATTATTTTAATTCATTACACTTAAACACTTCTAAACTACCTTTAAGCTTAACCCACTTTAAATCAACATCATTGTTACAAGCTTGCTTTGCTTCTTCTTTCAATGCCTTTTTAAACTCAATAGCATCATTATAAAATTCACTTACTGATGGATACGCAGCGAATGACATTACAACTAATGTTAAAGCAGTGATTAATGATTTCATGTTAAAGCCTCTTTATTTGTTAGTGCTGATTTGATAACTGAAGTGTAACCCGTCTTGATTTATATGTCAACAACTAAATACAAATAAATCTAAATTATCCATGTATAGATAAATCAGCCAATACTATTGGTTTTATAGCTTGTAATAGGGTGTAATACTCTTCTATGCCGTGCTTATCAAGTTTTATAAGATTGTCATAGCAAGGGCTACCATAATCACTTGGCTCATCACTGTAGACGATTGAAAGCCATACACCACTGGCATTACATGCAAAATTTGATCGTTACCAAGAAATAACCAACCTATAACAACACACACTTTCACATATTGCCAAGCTTGTTCACCACTCCCTAAATGAAATTGTGCCAGCATATAATAATAATTGTTAAAATCTTTAATAGATAAGAAAGCGGGATTAATCATAACACGTTTTACACTAGCAACATCTAATACATGCTTAGTAATGCCAAGCAATGACATATCTTTGAATAACTTTTCTATTGCTTTGTGATTTGTGTTAACTCCTTTACTATTAAGATGTTTTATAATAGTCCTTTGTGAAGCTTGAAAACAATTATCACGTTTATCAAACAAACAAGAAAAGCCCACTATGGTTAATAGTAGGCTAAACTGTCGCTGTGTTAGCTGTTTGTTTGATGTTTTAATTTTATCTACCTTTTATTGTTAAGAGAGTGCATCACCTTATTAATAGTTGAGCATTCAACCCCAAGACCCATAACACAGCAGTGGTGAACAGCTTTATAATATAATTCCATAATTTCGTCATAACTTAACTTATTTTTTGGTGTGATTTTATTCAACATCTGATAAACCTCGCTCAATGTAATCAGGTACGATTGTCTTCATATTAAATACATTCTGATTAATAGTGTAATGATTAATTGCAGGGTGTTTAAGATAATACTCTTCACACTTACCTCGGACTACTTCCCTTGTATAGTCACCATACCAATAGACAATCTGACCATTATCGAAAGCAGTGATGAAAGTACACTCTTTACCTTGTTTTGTTTTAAAGTGTGCATCGGTAATTATCGGTAACATGTCAAACCTCACTATTAATAATCATTTATAACACCCTACAAGCTCATGTATGACCTTCTAAGGGCGTTAAATCATTTTATCTATACACTGACTTAGGTTTTTAATTATAAGCGCTTAAATCAGCTCTGACAGCTTCAACGCTTCTGTTGTAATTTGGGTATAATGAATCACAATACTCTACATTATCCCAAATGACACGTTTACCACCTTTACGGTTTGTACGTAGGTCTTTTATTGCTTTTCTTTCTTGCTTAGTTGGACGGTTAAATTTAGCCATTTGATTGGTTTCCTATTTGTAATTGGTTATGTAATTTTATTGATTAGGTTGATTGCTTGCTCTATGGTATTTAATGGTTTGGATGTTATAAGCGCCTCCCCATTTCCGTCAAAGACTAACACAGGTGTTGTACATAAACCCCACTTAGAGAATGATATCTCAAAACCTTTATAATTGAAAGTAAAGTTTGTGTTGCTTACTTCTTCACCTGTTGCAATGTTTGTAAATTTCATGTTTAAAGCCTCTTTTCTGTGTGTTGTCCCAATCGACAAACAAATGATATTACATCTTTACTTATACGTCAACAACTAAATGTAAATAAACATAGTTAGTTTATCTCGTTAAACATAGCAACAAGTAGGTCATTTATCAGCATTTTCTTACCACCATCATATGCAGCAGCATTAGCAGCACTAGCAGCATAATCATTATCAGTCTTAGCATTATAAGCATTAATAGTGGCATTCGCAGCAGAATAAGCAACATAAACATTACCAGTATTAGCATTATAAGCATTAGCGGCGTTAATAATAGCAGCATTAGCAGCATTAATAGCATTAATAGCAGCATCAGCAGCAGAAGGGTTTTTAAGGGACTCTACAATTAAATCATATTGGTCTGTGTATGGTTTAATTGTCTCTATATTAAGAAGTGCGCAATCACAAGCAAATCGTACAATTCGAGATTGATCCAATTTTTTACCAGCAAGCCATAACAAATCAGAATAGGTATTTTTACCGCCAATAAGTGAAGTTACATATACTGAATTATCAGTGTCATTTGTCTGATAGATAAAGCGCTTCAAACCGCTTTTGCACGCGTCCATTTTTATTAATTCTTTTTTTGATATTTTCATAATTAAACCCCTTTATTAAGTGTTAAAACCTGCTTAGGTTTACTTTCAACGAACCATTTACCATAAGCTTTCACTGGTTGCCCAAAACCTTGTACACCTAAAGCTTTTGCTTTGTTGATAAAATTACGTGCTTGTTGGCGTGTCGATACTGTCGCAATAATGTTTGAAGTTTTCATTTTGAAGCCTCTTTGCTGTTTGTTGGCTGAAGTATTCCAGCCCGTTAATACTATCTTGATTGGAATTTAATTGCAATGCTTATTTTAAACTTTTAACATTTTCAATAATTTGTTTAATATAACAAGCCGCTTGGTCTGCGTGATCACTATTAGAACGTGTCAACAATCTATAAGCTGTATTTAAACTAGTGATCTGATCATTATTTAGGTAAACAGGGGTTAATTTAGTTACTATCGGTAGTAAATCAGAATCCTTAAATTGGTAACCACTTTCATCTATAATATAAGTATACGCATCATTTAATAATTCTTGTTTGCTTCTATAATTTTGACCGATACGACCACAATTCATTCCATCTTTTGAATCAATCACAAATTGCCAATTGTTACCCCACTTACAAGCACAAATAGCTAAATTTAATCTTTCATTAACGGCTAATGTGATACTTTTTTCATAATCAGATACTTTTAACATAATATTTCTACCTTTTAATCATTGGCACCATTGCCAATCAACAAAACCATTATTTCACAATACTTTATTTATGTAAACACTTATTTGATATATATTGAATAAAATTTATTAATCTACAAAGGATCACTGCAACCAATAAGATAATCCCGCCAATTTCAGCGAGGCTATCATTATCTTTTACTAGTCCAATGATAAACGGTATTAATGACATTATAGCCGCTAATATTGCAATGTGTTTAACTTCATTTAAAACCGTTGATATTTTCATTTGTAAGCCCTTACTTGATAATCAATTCTAGAATAGTATCATCGCTTAGTATAACGATTGCAGCGATTAATATAATACATTTAAACACATTGACAACCTTTATCCGCTTAAGTCGCTTAAAACGGCCTACAGGAGCTTTAAACGTTGGTTTATGTGTTGGTGTAAAAGTAAAACCTTTGTTGGTATTGTATTCTGATTTACTCATATTGAAATAACCCTTTCCGATTCAGTGAAAGCATTATTTCATAGTATTGTGCTAGGTGCAATTATTATTTTACTTTATTTTTACGTTTAACTTTCTCGACTACTTCAGGCGCTTCAATAGTGGTGACATTAAAATAATCCATTAACCATTGCCACATTGCCAAGGGAGTGGCGCGGCTTACACCTTTATCAATCCCCTCAATCAATACAGTGTAACTTGTGCGCCCTGCTAGCCTGCAAACGTTTACATTACACTCAATATCACCTGATATGATTAAACCCTTTCCTGCGCGTTCTGTGTTGATTGTGATTAACTTTGACATCGTGAAACCTCTTTTTGTTTAATAGTGTTTAACAATAGAGACTATGATCTAATCCCTATTAGTTAACAACTATTTACTATTGTAATCTTCTAAAGTTTTGGTTAATTCTTTTAGTGTAGCAACACTTAAAAAATAATCTCCAATTTTTAAACAACCCTCTACAATAGGGATCTCACAGTAATCTTCAAATTGCGGATTACTAGTATCACCAGCGTAAAAACCAGTACATAAAGAACATTCTAACGTTGCAACTGTAGTTATTTTCATTTTAAACCCCTTTAATAATCATTAATCGCGTTAACATCAATTTGCTGATACTGTTTGCAGCGTTTACCATTTTGTTTACGTTTTGTTAACTGGCGATCTTTCTCGATACGTTCCCCAACTAATTCATTATATGTGCGAGTTGGTTTTATCATACGTTCAAAGTTTAACATTTTTAGATCCTTATTTATATTGATTTAATTGTGTTTGTTTGTTTGCAGTAATACACCGCTATTACATCTTGGCAACCTACTACGTTTTGATTATAAAAAGTAGCTGGGTTAGTGTGGGCATTTTTAAGCCCGTTTACAACTTTTAAAGCGTCATTTAATTGTTTTAGCGCCTCTTTGTTATTAGTTGCTTGTTTAGTGACTGTTAACCAGCCTGTGTATAGATTACTAACTAAAACTTGCTGAGTCTCTAAATTTTCATCTGCTAGTTTTTCAAGGTACTTAGATATAAATCCCATTTTAAGCACCTTATTAATAGTTTGTAGTGGTTAAAACTTCAATCACTTCTGCGTGTTTTTGCACAAAACTTTCAACTGCCATTGCACAAAGTTTTGATGCAAACTGACTAAATGACTCTTCAGAAGGATTGAAAGTAATTTCCTCATAATGTTCAATCTCTTCTTCTACGCTACCTGACGCATCACTAGCCATGCATTGATTAGCCGTGTAATAAGTTACAGCAGGCATATAAGCACCACTAGCACAACCGCCTTCATATATAGAAATCAATTCACTTACAGAATCAATTTCACCCATAAATTTTAAAAATTCAGGTTGATCATTCATTGCTTCAAGAAAACTCTCTAAATCAGAACGTCCTAGGTCATTGATGATGGCTTTAGCTTGTGAAAATGTTAGGTTGAATGTGTTCATAGTGTTTACCTTTATTTATGATTAATTACATTGTTAAGCATTGGCGCTTATTCAGAAGCCCTAAGTTTAAAGACTTCTTGATAAATGTCAACAGTTAAATGCTAATTACCTCAATATTTTTAGACTCAAGGCGATAACCTGTTTTATTCATACGGTGTTTATCATTCTCGCTTATAATTTTACAAGCTATAGCGTAGTCCCCTTTATAACTTGCGGTGTTAATCTTATCATCATAACCAACAAATGTAGGTTTATTATTTTTAATATGGTACACGTTAACGGTTCTATTATAACCACGTTGATTACTGTTATTTTCTACCGTAAATATATAAGTTTTCATAATAATATTCTCTTTGTTTAAGTTAAAGTGAGTTTACCACTGTTTATTTAAAACTATCAAACTTTTAATCTAAATAGATCAATAAATCAGTGTTTTGTAAAGTGTTATCTTGTTTAATTAACATCTCAGTTACAAAGACAATTTTATTAACAACTTCATTATTATAATTAATTGGCATCCCGTCACCAATACTAGGTTTACATGGCAGCATTGCATCACACATTTTGTTAAATGTAATATTGACAAATCTAACTTTTAACATATTAAATCCTTTGTTATCTATTCGGCGTAATTGCCTGTTTGTTTCAACGTGGTAATGATAATTTACTGGGTTGTTTGTGTCAAGTGTTTATTTAAACTTTTATTAAAGCATTGGCACACTAACGCCAGTCTTTAAATAAACAGCAGTTTGCCAGAAACCTAACCACGGTGTAAAATTACCTGTTCTATAGTTTGAGATGTCTAGAAGTTTGGATGCTGTATAAGATTCTATATTATTTACAAACACTTTACCGCTAACAGCCTCATCAATACAGCCTTGGGCGTTGTCAGCATACCACACAGAAGCCTTTTTGATATCTTCAAGTGTTAGTAGAACCTGCTCACCTTTAACACTAACTACTTGTGATTTTAAAGTATAAGCAAAGTTATCAGTGTTTAGTGTTTTCATCTTAAAACCTCTTTTTTAAATTGTGCCATTATTGGCAGTTGTTAAAGCTTAATTGATATTGTTTATAATTGCAAGCTTTTATTTAAATCATTCTCATCTGGTCAACATCCTAGTACATCCAACTAACTAAGCTTGTTCACATTATAGGACGTTGCCCGACTTGAGGATTAAATGATAAACTATGTAATTTCGTATTGCAAGGTTTATTTATATATTAATTTTCTGATACTTTCGCAACTGTGCAATTTTTGAAAACTCCACTCTTTAACGCTATAGAATGGTGTTAGTTTAATGTTATTTAAATATACAGCATATAACTTTTTATTAAACAAATCAGTATCACCGTTAGTCTTAACTACTAAATTACTATTTATAGCTTTTGTTTGCTCACATAAAAATTTTAAACTGTCCATTATCGCACCTTTACTGATCGAAGGGTTAAACCATTTTTAACACCGTATGCATTAGCCAATTGTCTAGCGCTAAACAGGGTTAATGCTGGAAAAGTTAAAGAGCGTGTATTGTTGAATAGTGCTGTGAAGTTTGTCATTTTGTTAAACCTTTTGTTTGTGTTGGCGTTTAATATTGAAGCCTTATGGTAAAGCTTCAAGGTTTAAAAGTCAACACTATTTTAATAATCGAAGTAATATTTTTCTAATGCTGATAAAAACATTGTTTGCATGTCGAACGGTAAACAATGGCATAGTGTAGCAGCATAAAGCGGATCAGACACAATACCACCCTCTATACGCTGTTTTAATAACTTTCTTATGCATTGACCGCCAATTATATTTCTGGCGTCAACACGGGCCATTTGAGCGCTAATATGTGACATAGTTTAAACCTCTTTTAATTGCACCACGATTGGCGGCTTGTTAAATCTTAATTGTTTCACGCCATGCTATTTCAGTGTGCCCACGTTCTACAATCGTACGACTTAGATCAATCAATTGTTTAGCGTGATAAACTTCTAATCCATAATAACTATCTGCACTATTTCTATGCTGATATTGGTTAGGTTCCCATTTATTAACACTTAACTTAATTTGTAATAATGTCATTATATTACCTCACCTTAATAACTATTTAAAAATTCAATTACATCTGAAATGGTGTCGAAAAAATACGACTCATAACCTAAATTTACTTTATAATTAATGTCTTTTCCGTGTATAACATACATTGCAACAACTGAAAGATCGTCTAATTCTTCACTTTCACTTTCTACACTCCAGTAATTTTCTAGCAAGTTAAGAATTTTGTCAGAATTTCTAGCTAGATCCCCGTCCCAAAGTTCATTCCCCCAATCATCTATAGACATAAAAGTAACAGAACAAGATGAACACTCATCCCCCGCAATCACTTCACGACGGGGCGCGCCTGTAATATGAAAGCTTTCACCTAATCGCACATCTGAGCTAATGTTAAAAATCTTTTTGATTGCTAATAGTCTTGTTTTCATTTTAAAGCCTCTTTTATTACTGGGATTAATTACCGTGTTTCAATGTTAATTATGATACACGGTCTAGGTTAAAGTGCAAGCTTTTATTTTGCTTTTAATAATTGTTCCATAACTTCACCGTCTAACATCACGTTTACACTATCAAACAATTCTACCATTTTACGCCATTTATACTGTAATGTTGTGATCTGTCCTAATGCCGTTATATAATCATTACTGATAGTTAAACACGTTGGATCTATTGAGGATACCCAATCAATTAAAAACTGATCAGCAAATCGATCCCTGCTACAGGTGGGTAAACTTCCCAAGGTCAAACCAAATAAATTATCATTATCTTTTAAATGGTTGATAGTCTTATTTGCCGTGTTTATAAACAGTTTTAATCTATTGCTCAACTCTAAAAGAGGGTTATCCTGATAAGCCCAAAACCCCACGGGATCAGAAAAACAAGTCGCATCTTCTATAGTGTAATTTTCGTCAACATCACTGAGATAATACCACTCAATAACAAGATCATAACGATCCCAATCTTTATTCGTCAAAGTGTAGCTATCTGCGGAAGATCTATGCTGGTACTGGTTAGGTTCCCATTTAATAACGCTCAATTTAATTTGCAAATCTTTCATGTTTAATACCTTAAAATAGTTTATATTTTCTAACATTACACTACACAAGATAAAAGTCAATAATTATTTAAAAATACTTTGATAAAAACTTTTCACAGTACCAATTGAATGAGTGATCACAATCAATCTTGTGTTTAACACCTTCAAACGTTACATGATAGGCTTTCTTTCTAAGGTCAAAACGTTCTTGTAAGCGTTCAATTAAAATGCCGTGATCAGCTTGTGAGGGCTTCCAATCGTTATAATAAAACAGCTTAACCACTTGAGGTAATGAATCATAATTAAATTTAAAATTTGTGTTGATGTTAATGCCACGGCTTAGGCATTCTTTTGTTATTGCGTTGTGTCTATCGTGTAACCATTTAAGCTTATCATGAAAGAATATTTCATGCCCTGTGCCCATTCTAAAACTAGCAGGAATACGATTTTTATCTAACTTTGTTTTACCTGATAAGATTTTATTTGGTATCCGCAAAAGTTCTGTAAATTCTGCTAGTAACCATTCGTTTGTTAAGTCGGACGGGTTAACGGTATTTATTCTTGTCATGGTGTAGTACCTATTAAATAGTGTTGTTTAATTGCGTTTACTCTATAGAAGAATACAACAAAAGTAAACAGGTAAATTTATTTATATAAAGCTATTGCAATCTACAATCAAAGGTGTATACTGTTTTATATCGAATGACGAGAACGTCAATAAACTTCAGACTACAAAGGCACTAGCCGATGGGGAAAAATAAAACAGGGCGGCTGTCTGTAATTTGGTAAATGAGAATGATTCTCATTCAACAGTCTAAATGATAACTTTTCGTATTCACCTGCACCATTTCAAAAATATAATTCTAAGGGTATGAATAACTTTTTTGCTAAAGTAATCGGCTAGAATTAGAATCGTCTTTGTTAATTCTTAAATTTCAATATTCAATTTGTGATTATTATTTTCCAATCTAGTACTTCTTATATTAATTTTGCTTTTGGTACTACTGAAAATAGATTATCGATCTATCCTAATTAAATAACCTTTTGTCGTTAGTAATAAAACACCTTACTAAGCCATCTCAGAAGCTTGTGGTGACGTTGTATCACCTTACAGGTTAAATGTGTTGATGATAATGAGAAAAGCCCTCTAGCAAACGCTGAGGGCTTATATGGATTATTAATTTGTCATTTGTGATTAGGTTTATATATTAGTTGGTGGTGTTTGCTTCTCAACATATACACCTAAATCTTTATCTCCTAAAAGTTTGCGCGCCCTCTTTAGTTCATTGGCGTACTCTTGTGCTGTATTTTTATTTACAAAAGACTGAAAATGTTGATTTGTATGATAATGGTCTCCAACAGAACAGTAAACACTTCTCCAGCTAACAACCCAAGTTTCTACTGCCCTCCCCCTCAATTTCTGTTGGTATTTCCTCTGTCTTTTTAATAAAGAAACTAAAAATTTTCATAAAATCCCCCTTTATCAATATAAATACCAATATCAACACCAATATCAACACCAATATCGATATCAATATCAATAAATTCCCATGTAATATCTATACCATAATTATTCAACCCCTTAAAGGTGAACCCTTCAGCTCTCACTTACCCAGATAACCCTTACCTAATCCAAGTGAGAATTAAACCCTCTTTGGTTAGTTTATATACATCATAACCTACGGGGTTGGGTTCTTCTTGTGCCGCTGACCAAGCTTCATAGTAACTGTTGTACCAATTTTTACCCGTGGTTGTTCCAATATAGAGTCTAGATTTTTTACCTATAGTATACTTACCTATTTTATCCATCTACTCTACCTCCAAATCAAAAAGCCCCTTTTGTTAGAGGGCTAATATAAATTTCACATCAATACTTACGCAACACGGACTACTTGCCAATCAAGATTGAAGATTTCAACTTCTTCTAGCTTAACGTCACGACCTGTGGCACGTTGGATTTCTTTATCAACCACTTTCACTCGTTTAGCGTTATGTGCTTCCAGAGCCTTAGCCACTTCACCTGACATAAGGATTTGCTGGATAGTACGCTCATCATTGTGTTCTGTCATGTGGTTCAGCTTTTGGAATACAACTTTACCTTCAACCTTAAGGTTAGGGTTGTTGTCAACCAATGTTAAATTGATTACTCGTAGTGTACCTGTGTTGTTTGTAGTCATAATTGTTTCTCCTTTGTTAATTGAAATTGGATTATCTGTACCATAAGCTACTGCAAATGTTGCAGTTTTAATTGCATTACGATCTTGTGTCCGCTCACTTAATTTTGCCATACTTTCTCCTTTCCTTTCTAAACCTAGTAACCAACCTAAATTGTCTAACATACTACCTGTCATGTTGTTAGCTGTATACATGCTGATATAATGATTGCTAATTATTCTAGCTCTATATTCTCCATCACTTCTCCTCTTAGTTATTAATCCCAATACTCATTATCAACACGGTCTTTGATTTCATCAAGCCAATCAACAATTTCATTATCCCCTGTACGTGGTTTATCTGTATTCTGCTCGGTGTAGTTGATTAAGCCATTACTATATAGTAATTCTTCCATACGTTCAAGTGTTTTAAGTAATAATTCTGAAAAAGTTTCACGTTCCACTTCAACAAAGCTTTCCATCGCACTCTGGTAAAGAGTACTACTAGATATAGCCGTAACGATACGAGCATTGTCAATGTACACACTCTTATTACCAGCCTTCTCATTAGCTTGGTGGTCACTATAAGAACTTGTTACCAACTTAGCACCATGTTCAGATAGGAATTCATCTGCAAAAGAGTCATCTAGTGAGTCAGAAGTAGCAGCACTGGATGTCCAAACAGTATTTACATATTCAGTATCAGCTTTGTTAGCCTTGATTGCCTCTTTAATGAAGTCATCATCTTTGGTGGCAATAATCAACTTAGCTGTCAACTGTTGTAAATCCCACTGACTCACAGCGTCACGGTCTTGGCTAAGTTTAATACCTTTCGGTTTAAAGTTATAACTGTACTTGAAGTTTTTGTTTTGGCACACATACATATCACCACAGAATACTTCACCACCTTCTTCATCTTCAAGTTTAGAAATGATATCCCCATACTCTGTTGAGTGTAAAACTTCACGGTCTTGAAATACAAGACATCGTTGTTTAACTTCATCAATATCTTGTGGTGATAACCCCTCGATGATTACTGTGAAATTAGTACCATTATCAAAAGGTGACTCGTTGATTACCATAATATCAGCATCAAACTGTGATGAGTATTGGAACTCTGGACGCCAAACAATATCATTGTTATAGATACTTACGTTGATATTTTGGTCAGTTAATACTACCATTGCTTGGATTATACCAATACCATGCCTTCCGCGCTTACTGTCATCATACCTTTTATCACTAAGTCCAGACATTAGCATTTTATTACTGACTTTGATATCCTTATTAGTTAGAGAAATATAATCCCCTCCAAAATCAAAAGATAGTTCACCATCACTATCTAGTGCGTTGGCAACGGCCTCAGCGATTGCGTGACTGGTTGACCAGTGGATAAAGCACCCTCGTGTATAATTAGTTATATATTGTGTCATTAAATCTCCCTCCATTTCATTTCATCGACAAACACTTTGTTTTAGTTTAAACACATCACTACCACGGCATAAAATCTTAACAGGTTTGAATCCGTTTACAATTAAATACTCACTGCAGTAATGGGAAATCTCCTGTTCTTCTATATCCACTTCATATACAAACTTTTTAGTAGTTTTGTTTGGTAGGTGGTTTTTGCTTATTACTTTGTCTGTGTGCCACGACGACTTCACTTTGTCACCAAAAGAGGAGTATATAGTATCAGTGACTAAGTAATACTTCTGGTTAAGTACTTCACCTGCACCAACATTAACTTGTGTCAATACACCTTTCTCTATCAAATCTTCCAATCCGTTACAACAGTCTTCTGCATGCTCGTCTACGTAGTATTCCCTACCATTAATTTCCATCACCTCAATAGGTTTATTAAGGAGTACAAAATCTACAGCATCAACAGGGTACAAGTAACAATCTTCTGTTGTTAGCGGGATTTTTTCACCCTTTCCACTCTCCAGTAATTCAAACAAACTTTCCATAGAGAACTCGGTGTTTTCATACTTCTTGAAGTCTGCTAGTGTATACCCATAACTATTACCCATCTGCGCCTTAGCTTCCGTCCATGTATCAATTTTCAGATTAGCAATTGCTAATGACAATTTTACTATTTCACTCCGTGAAGTGTGGTACCCCTTGTCGATGTATTTTTGTACCCTCAGATTACTAATTATAGGATAAAAAGTATCTTTGTTGATATGTAAGTATCGCTGCGCGTTGTGCATCCAGAAATTCTCATGAGTATAAAGTTTATCACTTGTATTGTTGTAAGCCATCATATTAACGGTGAAATCAAAATGTTTAAATATATCTGTCGCTTCTGGGTAGAAGGCATAGTATATAAATTGGATCTTGGTCGTCACACTCATCACATAAGTAATACTTTTATCTGAGATAAAAGATACATGAGGATTTTCTTCTTTCATGTAACGGATAGCAGCTACCGCAGAATCTACATCAGAGAAGTAGATGTCATAATCTGCAATCTCATCGTGTTTACCTGTTGCAATAGCTGTCATTGCACCTCCTGCCACATAACAAGTGTGACCTTCTTTCTCCATTGTATCCAGTAAATTGGCAACGTATTTGTTACTCTTAAGTTTGTCAATAATATATTTATCTGTGTTCATATAACCTCCTATCTATAATAATAATAATGATATTGTATCTAGTATTGCAATATCCAACAATATAGTCCCTAAGAACAAAAGCCCATAATCATGTTGGTATTTTGCATTAATAAAAGCCAGTATTAATGTACACATATTACCCTCCAACTCTTGTAAAATTACAATGATATCTATCAATCACAAGGATTACATTAAATCCATAGAATGTCAAATCATCCCTTTCACCTTGGAACCACATATTAGATTCATAACTACAGCTAAGTAGGGTTCGGTAAATATACACACCTAAGTATAATACTACACCATCCTTATTTTCCTCATAACTATATCGGTCTAAATCTTCTTGCCGAAAACTGTCGTACTTTGCAAACAAATATTCTGCAAGCCTATTAATTTCTTGCACCTCGTAATGATCTCTACCTTCAAATACAGGAGGATTAATTGGGTGGTGGTACTTCCTTGTCGAATTACATACATCATTGAATACTTCTACGTTACTACACTCTAGGAGGTTTACCGTCTTATTTAATCTGCCAATCTCTGATTTCAACCTACTTATCTTTTTAGTTTTGCTCATAGTTTATTAACCCCTCTATTCTTTAATCCATCTAATACCAAGGTAGAATATATTATCTTTCTTAGCGTAATCCATTGCACTCTTAATATCATTAAAAGGCATTGCTCTGGATTCGTGACGTTTCCATACTGGGAGATTGTTACTGTCTTCCTTACCAGCATAAAACTCTTCATTATTGTTTATAATGTAAAACATATTATTTCTCCCCCTCTCAACTCTAGGCGCTTATTAAAGCTTGATGCAGAGTTACCATGGTTATTCTTTCGTCCATAATAAATGGTTAAACTTGAACCACCAGAAATATAAGCACAAACATCAATATTTTCATTATAATACCACCCTCTCTGGGCTGGTGTCTGTCCTTTAAAATCCCACTGCTTAACATCCTCAATGGTTAAACTCTGTAGTTCTTCTACATCTTGTTCTGTAAACCCGTATTCCAAATCTTCTTTAGATAATGTCATTCTCTCTCTCCTTCTTGTTAAGTTACCATCACTATACACCACACAATTACAATGTCAACAGATCATTTTATAAATTATTAAATTCGTCTTTGTGATAATAATTTATCGAACAATCCTTGACACATCGTAATACATGTTTAATACTACACCTGAATTAATCATATAGGAACAAATAATGAAATTAATTACACTATTACTTGCAACATATTTAGTTGCACCTTTATATGCCTCTGAGAGTAACTGTGACGTGTTTAAGCAGCTTAATGATGACCAGAAACATAATGCGAGGTTATCATATAATCGTGGCTCAGGGAGTGATTTGGGGCTTACACTAGCAGCTATTGCAATGACTGAGAGTTCTCTTGGTGTGCAACGTGTTAATACTCGTAGTAAAGACTTCGGTTTATATGCAATAAATATTAATACAATGAAATCTATTGCTGGTGTGGATAATGTAATACTGGGTTACCTTCTAGCATTCAACATAACCTATAATGATGAGGTAGCTGCTAAATATGCACTTAATGTATTAAAACATTTTAAGAAAGTCCACAAGGGTGATTGGGAGAAAATGGTGATGGCATACAATGCAGGTAATAATTATAAACGTGGTGAATATTACTTGCAGAAAGTAAAACGTAATGTTAAGATGCTACAACAATGTATGAAACTAGGTAAATAGGAGAATAGTATATGTTTAAACTTAGAGAAATTATGGGTGATAAATACAAACATGATGTTAGTAATAAAGAAGTTGACGTAGTTGCTGGATTAGCTCCACATTGGCGTAGCATGCACTCTGACGATGACGGGGTATCAATGTTTTCTGTTACTCCCCAAAGAGCTAAATGGCTACTACATACACTTAAGCACAACCCTGTTACTCCTAAACAAGCAGATAGTATCAGACGATTAGAAAGAGTATTATCTTCTGATGGGATTAAGAGTTGTATGCCTAAATCCTCTATCTTAATTGATCCAATAAATAATACTTTACTAAGTGGTGTCACTCGACTATACTCAGTCTCAATGGCAAGTAAAGGTACATATCTAGCAATCGAATTTATAACGGAGTAATAAAATGACTGACTATTTTAATGAGATTAACACAGAGTTACAACGAGTATTAAAGTCTGGCACTCACCAGTACGCATCTATAACTTTTACAACCAGAGAAGATGGTAAACTGTTTGCATCTTTAGCTGACCAATCCTTATATGGTAGTTTTAGTTCCCATGAAGAATTTAAGATTGCAGTTGACAAAATAATCGAGGTGAGGCAGAATGTGGCACTTAAGACCAAGAAAATAGAATTGGCTGAACTAAAGAAACGCATACAGCAACTTGAAACAGAATGTGAAATCGATAATATTTAGGAGATAAACATGATCATCAATACCAACCACCTCTCAGACGTCCTAGGAAGCGTTTTAAGTCTCTCAATGTCTGAATGTGTCAATTCATTCGCATTATATAATTCAAATCATCACACAGAGGCTCAGGTAGCTTACAAGCGACTATTCAACGTTAGTTACAGTGTGATTGTAGAATTACAAAAAGTTATTGTTGTTTCAGATTTAAGTGTTACACAACGACTAGAGTTGGATAAGATTCGAGTATTTCACCATGCCCTGAATAAAGTTGTTGACAATGATTCTGTAATCGATCACTATACAACTACACCCGCTGATAATCGTTTTGAAGATTTAGTATGGTTTAATCGTAACACTGGTGAAATTGAGGAGATCAGTTAATGTTAACACAAGATAAGATTGATGATGTAAGGGGGTAATATGATGACTGATCAACGAAAACGTGTACAAGAATTAAATATGTTACTTGCAAAGCGTAAGGATTACATGCGATACTTACTATCCGAACTACGTAGTGTTGAGATTGACATTGAGTTGATCACTGCTGAACAAAATAATCTATCACAATAAGAGGAAACAATCATGGAATATAAAATTGAAGTTGAATTAATGGTCACCGAATCACTGTTGAATATCTATGAAGGTATTGCTAAAATCCGTGGCATCACTGTAGAGGATGTGATGCAAGAAGAGTTGATTAAGGCGGTGTCGTAATGTCCCAACATAATATTATTTTTGAAAAAGGTAGTTACACATGTGAAGCTACAGTAGAATACACAGAACCACAAGGGAGTAAGTGGAACGCAGATAGTGATAGAGATCACCAAGGTGGTTATGATATCATTGATATGCTGGTATATAATGAAGAAGGTTGCACAGTTGACAAACACTCTATCACATGGGATGATGTTATCAGACACTATGAATGTGTCGCGGAGACAAGTGAATTAGAACAACAATTATGTAGTGAATCGGATGACGATAGTTGGGATAATTAATTCTTAATGTAAGCAATAAGAAACTATTCAAGAGGAGATAATACGAATGTCTGAATCTCATAAGGTAATATGTACAAAAGGGGCTACAATCAACGCTGAGGAGCTTACAGCGTGGGTTGAAGTGTATTGCACCAATGAATCAACCACTGACATGCATCAATCTTTTGCAGACAAACTAAATATCGCTCGATATGAAGCTAAGACAAAAGCACATATGATAGCGTGGAAGATTAGTGTTGGTATGAAGAACTTGATGCATTAATAGGAGGAGATGGTATGGAATTTAGCAATTTAACAGATGAACAAATTGAATGGTTGGAAGCAAAACTTAAGGATGCATACGTGGAAGGTTATACAGATGCCTACTGTACTTATGGAGAAGATGAGGACATATTACCTACAACACAAGAGTTCTCAGAAAGTCTAGCAAAGAACCAAACATGTCATATATTGGCAGAAAGGTATATGAAACCTAGTAAGGTTAGTTTTGATGTGGATGGGTTACCATTACCAGAAGATTATATAGAACAATTACCTGCTGGTATGTTGGATAAACTCTTTGGGGATAAAAAGGATAACCTTTAAACTTCTACCTTTCACAAAGGGTTGGTAATTTAGGGTCATGCCCTTTCTAAAATGTAGATAATTAAGGAGAAGTTTAGTGAGTGAGTATGATAGTGGGTTATTTATAGGAGAACATCATGCCTGTTTATCAACAGAGTTCCCAACTACCAAGTACGGCAAATCTCGTAGATCTTGTGGTTCTAGTGATGGATTAGCTGTCTATGAACATACAATGACAACAGGTGAGTTGTATTATGATGCAGTCTGTTTTTCATGTAAACAAGGTTTCACTAAAGAAGAGGTACACTCATCTAGTTTGGCTGGTAACTTAGGGATTGACACTTCTGTGGGGAAAGTAACCAATGTTGTAAATTTTACTAACAAGGCGTCTAAGAAGCTACCTATCACTAGGGAAGAACGGGATATTTTGTGGAATAAAACTGGTTGGGAGGCTAATGGTTTCCGAGGATTATCTGACGAGATACTTAAATTTTACGGACACAGAACAGAACTGAACAGTAAGGGAGAAGTTGTTGCCCAGTATTATCCTGAGACTGACGATTATAAACTTGTGGGTTACAAATCCAGACACGAACCTAAGAAGTTTGGATACGGTAATGTAGGTAAGACAGGGTTAAGTAATCAACTGAGTGGCCAGCATAAATTCCCTGAAGGGGGTAAATATGCTTTGATTGTTGGTGGGGATGGAGGTGATAAAGTCGCTGCACAAATGATGCTGAGAGAGTACCAAGTAAGGAAGAAACAGGATGGATATAACCACTATAGTGTTGTTAGTCCTACTACTGGTGAGCCTTCCGCAGCTAAACAGTGCAGACAACAATATGACTGGTTAAACTCCCATGAAGTGATTGTTATTGGTATGGATTCTGATGAAGTGGGGTACGAAGCTGCGTTAGCTATTGCTGCTGTACTCCCCAAAGAGAAGGTTCGTATAGCTAGGTGGAGTGGTAAAGATCCTAACCAAATGTTACTAGATGGCAGACAAGCACAATTTTTGTCTGATTTCTTTGGAGCTAAACCTCTTATTGAAACAGGAGTTTATGATGCTAACATAGATTTCATGCAAGGGGTTATTGAAGTATTAACTACCCCAAGAATACCACTACCACCTCATATGCGTAAGTTGCAAGAAATGACAAAAGGTGCGGGATTATTTACTAGATCCATATACAGTTTAATAGGGGACACGAGTGTTGGCAAATCAACCCACATTGAGAGTATGATTGATTACTGGATGTTTAATGTACCCCAACATAAGGTAGGTATTGTTAGTTTAGAGGCTAACAAAGAAGAGTGGACAGCGTCTATGTTATCCACATTCCTAACTAACAACTTATGGTGGATACCTGTAGATGAAGTGAAAGATTATCTCCAGCGCCCAGATATTGTTGAAAAGTGTAAAGAATTCTTCTATAATGAGTATGGGGAACCACGGTTCGCTATTCTAGATGATAGAGAAAACACTATCACATCTTTAGAGAAGAATATAGAACGATTAGTTAAACAGTTTGGTTGCACTATTATTGTTAATGATGTACTTACAGATGTACTAAGAACTTCTACAAATGAGGATCAGGCTGCACATTTTAATTGGCAGAGTAATCTAGTTAAGGGAGGTACTACAATCTTTAACGTATTACATACTCGTAAACCTCCTTCTGATCGAAAAGGTAAACCTTCTTTTCCAGAGGAAATGGATACGTACGGTAGCTCAATTTTCGTCCAAAAGTCAGCAGGTAACTTCATCATTGCACGTAATAAGAATGCCCCTGAAGATGATATGATTGAACAAAATACTACTTACATGAAAGTTACTAAACTTCGTAAAGGTATTACAGGTATGGCAGGTGCATTATATTATGATGGGGAGAGTAAGGTGATTGCAGACAGAGACCAATTCTTTGCCGCAAACCCAGATAAATTACCTGCAGGTTATGATCTTAGTGTCAGTAGTTTTGATAAAGCTTACTGGGAAGAAGGGGGTAGAGGTTATAATGGTGAAGTGTCTGAAGGTGGGGTTAATAGGCAGAAGAAGCCTTTTGTTATCACACCTGATATTATGGAACATGAAGTATTCTAAAGGAGGGTGAATGGCTATCCCAGATAAAAGAAAATATACAAATAAGATACTACATTCAGATATTGAGGCTAGGGGTTTCTTAGACTCAATACGCTCAGATAAAGATGTTTGGTGCGTGGTATCAAGAGATGACGAAACAGATGAACTGTTTATATTCCATGACTATCCAGAGTATGACAACACTAAGGTTATGGATGAAGGAGTAGAACACACTATCCCACCAAGAACAGGTACTCTTATAGAAGGTGTGAGGTTCTGGTACCTAGCAGGTAAAAATGGTAGTAAGTTAAGTGTACATAACGCAGCAACTTATGATAAACCATTGATAGAAAAGATCTGGCCTAAGTGTGAGATTGCTGATGAAGTGTGGGTGGATACCTTCATTAAAAGTAAAATACAATACTTTGACCGTAAGCAAATGAAAGGTTCTAAGTCCCCTCATGGATTATTAAACTACTCATTAATGGAAGGAAATAAAAAACCTACAGTTGAAGATTTTAGTATTATGAATGCGTTTATGCTGCATCGCTGTATTGTGGATACCAAGACTCAAAAGTATTGTTATAATTACCTTAAACGTGAATCTGATAAATTGAAAAGTAGTCTTGGTATTGATTTTGATGCTGCATATGAAATGGAGTTTGCGTATGCTAAAACGTGCCATGAACAAGAAACCTATGGAGCTAGGGTTGATATTGAACACATCAATAAGTGCATAACGTACTTAGATGAAACAACGGAAGCACTATCTGCTGATATTGAACCATTACTTCCTCCTACTTGTAAAGCTAATTCAGCTAGGATAACAAGAAGTGAGTTGATGCAAAAACTAGGATGGAAAGGTAAGATACCTGCTGATGAAATGGAATCTTATGAAGAAGATGGGGTTACTATGTATAAAACTACAAAACCTTATTACAATCCAAGTACTAATTTCCATCGGGTTGAGAAGCAGAAATATTATTCAGGGTTTAATATATCTTATGGGGATAGTCCTTCCTTCAAAAAGAAGAATGAACTTACCACATGGATAAAAGACACTCACCCTGATACCAAAAGTAAGGAATGGGATATAGGTTTTGAAGAAAAAGAAACACAACTGCTAAACAAGAATACCTGTGACTATTTTGGTGTGGAAGAAGGAGATACTGACTATATTGCTGGCTCTCACACTAGAGTAACCTTCACCCCAAGTACTATGACACAGCATGAGGTGACTAAAGGTCTTCTTATTCGTGAAGGTATCAAGTGGGCAGAGGAGTGGAACTTTAAAAAGGATAGTAACAAGCAGATGGTTAAGGCTGAGTATGATATGGTGGTCTCTTATCCACCTAAAGCTGCACCAGAGAAACAAATACACTATAAGGTTAAGAAAGGAGAACCTATTGTAACATCACCCAAGTTTGGGGAGAAAGAGTATGAACAGTTAGACACTGAGATTGGTAAGAAGATTGGTTTGTATAACACCTTGGTACATCGTAGACGTTACTTATCTAACCCAAAAGATCCTGATAATAAAGGGTTATTGTCTTACGTGAGGGAAGATGGTAGAATTCCTGCTGGTCTTAATAATTTCGGAACTGCTACTGGTCGTGGTGCCCAAAGGGTGATAGTAAACTTGCCTGCAGATGGATCTGTGTTTGGTAAAGAGATGAGGCAGTGTATTATTGCAAGTGAAGGTAAAGAGTTGGTAGGCATAGATCAGAAGAGTTCTCAACTATCTATATGTGCATTGGTGACCAACAATACTAGCTATTATAACGCTGTTGCTACTGGTGTGGAGTTTGAGAATAAAGAAGACGGAAGCACTAACTACGTTGGCACCAGTGCGCATTGTGTCAACGCCAGATATTTCAACCTAGTTACTGAGGACGATTGGAAAGAAGCTGTACACAAACAACATGAGGAGCTAATACACACTATTGTTCTTGCTAGAAAGAAGTCAAAAGGTTTATCATTTGCGAGCTTATTTGGATGTTCTTTCAAGAAGTTAGCAATAATGGGTGGTTTTCCCGAATCAGACGCTAAGACTAAACTTAAAAGTTTCTTGGATGGTATGGGTCTTACTCCTGTAATAGCATTCTTAGAGCAATGTAAGGTTAAGTATAAAAGAGGTAATGGTTTCTACATTCCTTCTGGTTTTGGTTATTGGGTTTATTGTAAGTCAATCCATGCCGCCGTAAACTACCTTATTCAGTCATTAGAGGGAGTTGTCCAAAAGAAAGCTATCTTATTATTTGAGGAAAGTATCATAGATAATGAGCTAGTTGGAAAAGTTCATAAGATACTCGACGTACATGATGAAATATTAGTAGAAGCTAATATAGGGTTAGGTGTTACTGTGGGTAAAATGGCCTGTGATGCTTACACTAAAGCTGGTGTGTTACTGACAGATTGGTATAGAGATAATTTAAATTTATATCCTGCTGGTTGTTACCCAGAGGTAGTGTGCGATTTTGCAGGTGGTTACGCTATTGGTAATAATTACGGAGAGTGCCATTAATTAAACAAGATTACCTCCTTCGTGGAGGTTTCTTTATTGGAGGTTTTATGAGAAAAAGAGGGTTAATATATGGTATTGGAAAGGTAGATATTGAGTATCAGACTCAAATATTTTCAGGTAAAGGTAAGGATAGGAAATTAGAATGGATCTGTCCTGTATATGAGGCGTGGAAGCAGATGTTGAGAAGAGTATATAGTAAGAAACTACACTCTAGTTTCCCAACTTATCAGGATGTTAGTGTATGTAATGACTGGTTATCTTTAAGTAAATTCAAGTCGTGGATGGATAACCAAAATTATTATCACAGCGTGGAAGGTAAACTTCAATTAGATAAAGACTTTCTTTTAAAAGGTAACAGAGTTTATTGTCCAGATTATTGCTGTTTTGTAACTAGGAAAGTAAATTCTTTCTTGAAAGGGAAGCCAGCATTTGCAGAGGGTTTACCTGTTGGTGTCTATAGAAATAAAGGTAAATTTGCGGCTAACTGTAAAGACCCTTTCGATAGGTTCAGTAAGCATTTAGGTTACTTTAGTACGATATCAGAAGCAGAGCATGTTTACTTATCAACTAAACGTAAGTACGCATACGAATTAGCTAACTCCCTATACGTAACTGATGATAGGGTACGTTGTAGCCTGATAAACCTATTCTAATATTATTTAACCAACCCCTTGACACAATCCATCCACTCCCCTATAATCCTCGTATCTTAATTGCTACGAGGATTTCTTGTTTATGCTTAAAAATAAATATTACTGGGTTCGAATTAATGGTTCTACGTACACTCATATCCCTATGTTATACAACGTAGATGGACGTTGGTGCCTTGATACTCTTGAGAAACGTTCATTCATTACTACTGCACAATTGACGCGACTGTATGGTTCTGATTGCGTTATACGGGAGGTTGATTTACGTTGCGATGTAGATAATACCTCTATGGAGACAACGACTCTACACCACATGACTGATGGTAGGGGTGTTATATTTGGTAATAAGTATTTCATGTACTTTAACCAAATGTGTAGGTTAATACCTATTGATGGTTCTGGGTATCGTAAATTAATTTATAAATAACCATTGACACCTGCTCCATCCCATATATAATTACGCTACTTACTTAGACTTGGAGATTTTTATTATGTATAAACTTGCTGCTGTTGGTGTTGATGGTGTAATTCATTGTTGTAGTGTATTTAACAAGGAAATCTCTTGTTGTGAGAGTAATATGCCGATCAAACAGGTTAACCCAAACTTCTCTAAATTGACAAATATTACTTGGTGTTACGAATGTAGTCATCTCTTAGACTTAGAAGAAAATTATGTGAAATAACCCTTGACGTCACCACAACACTGAACTACAATGTGTACCTATTAAATAAATGGAGATAATCATGACTAAAATTACCATACACCAATCTGTTGAATTACTAAACCTTGCTCGTAAACAAATGGCATCTGAACCAACATATCGTCTTGGTCAGGCTATCTTTAACTTGTTACCTAAAACTGTGAGTGATAATATTAGGTGTACTACTAATGACTTCTTCTACTGGACAGATGAAGGAAAAGTGTTAGAGGTGTTTTATACGGAATGTGTCGAAGGTTAAATAATACTTGCAATATACGATTGTCACATGTACACTGTTTGCAACTTAAATTAAAGAGGATTATATAATGACTAAATTAACAAATGTCCATACTGAACATTGTTGTATTGACCACGGGTGTAAGTATGGCGATGAGGACTATTGTTCTGTGACTAATGGTATACTACCTCAATCTTTTGCGTGTGAGGATTGTGTGACTGATAAATTTGCAGTTACAGAAGTTGATGGGGTTAAGCAAGTTGGGTTCAACGGTGCAATGGGTATTTCTGTGTTGACTGTTGAAGAAATTGTCCACATGATGAATGGTTTTAATAACACATGTATTCGGCTAGAAGAACGTGTTGGTGAACTAGACAACATGATTAAGGTGGTTAATGATATGACAGCACGTGAGGCTCAAGAACCTCAATTGGTATTGTGTGGAGCTATTAAACGTCCTCAGACAGTTGTGGTGGGGTTGTAAACTCACCAACATTGGTGTATAATGTAGTTTAAATCCACTGGGAGGGGATTAGGATGGTTAAACAAGGTATACAAAACATTACTTGTCTAGTAATTTAATGTGCACCTTTAATATATTAAGATATAATGGAGGTAAAATGAAACACGTAGTCCACGTTAATCAAAGTGTGATTAGGTCTAACATTAAACATGGTTCAACTGAACCTGTGCTTACATGTAAATCATATAAGGATAATCAGTATGGACATGAGGTGGTGTTGACAGACAAGACCACAGGTGACGTATTAGGTAAATTCATCTACTCCCCTAACAAACCACTAAGTTGTGGTGCTAGAGTGTGGTTTGAGTTTGATGACAATGTAGTTAATTTTGAAGTTGTTAATAAGGAGAAATAAATGAATGCTAGATTTTCAGTACTAGATGTAGACATTGATACAAACACACATACCTACGGAGTATTCCTAGGTAATATTATGTTGATCAGTAAGAAAACCCCAAACAAGGCTTCTTTTGATAAATGTTTATTACGAGTAGAGTATAATGTTGTCACTGGGTTTGATTTAGAAATCTTAGGGATTACTATTTTATGATGTTTAGTAATAACTTTATTAAAGTAGAAGCTTACTTATCTGATAGTGTTGTCACTTGGAACATCACTAATGTCTATGGTGTCATACCTTATACTGCATTGGTATACCTAGGAGATATCATGGCTGAAACTTGTCACCAAATTTACCTAGAACTAGACGGTGAAGATTGGTATAACGATGAAGTATTTTTCAGCTTTGATGCTAATTATTACATCAATGAGCAAGGTGACAAAGACTTTCGTATTAACAACAAATACTTCCACGCTATGATGTAGTGGAGTATCTAATAACTTATAATAAGGAGTGATTATGTTCGGTGGTATTTCTATTTTTAATGAAGATCTTGACACTAAGTACACATTTGAGGAATGGGATGAAGTTGATGGTTACCTTCAGATCACCTATCTAACTGCCAAAGATGAAACTACTTGGGACGTTGAAACTACATTCAGCACAATGAGTAAAGCTGACTGGGAAGAGTTTAAACTTGCTGGTGATACAGCATTTAAGATGATGAAAAGTTAGATATAAAATCATTATATAATTATGTAGTTGGGCATTGATTTGTGAATTGTGTAAATGATATAATGATTACTTGAGGGAATTCCTCGCCACACTACGACCAATTATGTAGTGTTACACATGGTAGCGGAAACGCTGATTAGTAATAATATAAGGATACAATTAATGCAATTTGAATTTGTAGTAGAAACACCTAAGCAAGATACCAAACCTCAACAACAACGTGAAAGTAATATTGACTGGGATGAAGTTAATAACTATCAAGCTGAAGTTCTTGGTATTGGTAAACACCAATTAATCGGAACCATAAGTAGCCTAGTAGATCTAGGAATTCAACCTCGTGCTGAACAAGTAGTCTTATGGGACGCTAAAGCTCAGGGTGACTCAGGTTGGCGTTTAGAGGTATATGAAGATAGTGGTATTCAGAAAGATGAATCAGCACGTCTTGAGATGCGTAAGTATCGTGGTAAGGAACAAGAGTGTTTGGTATATCAACCTAAAGACGTAGCTCAAATGGCTATTGCTGTAGACTTCCCTGAGAAGATGATGAACCTTGGTAAGTTCTTCAATCCAGAAGGTGACCAAACAGAGAAGCCATTCCGTGATATTATTGGTAACAATGGTTTTGGTGGGTTCCGCATCATTGATGGTAGACGCACTAATGTTATCGCTAAACCTTTCAATCTACTTGAGACTAACGTTAACAGTAAAAAGAAAGATACGCCTGCACATTTTGCATTTGCTAAGAACTCAATGTTATATTCATTAGCAGACTATTGTGGTGTATTAGATGATAACGAGAATTTCCATATCAAAGATATTGGCAAGTTACTTGGTAAAGTCTGTATGTTTGAAGTTGAAGTTAAGTGGAATACTTGGAAGGATAAAACTACTGGTGAAGAAAAGCGTAAGCTTGAGACTAATATCTTACCATCATCACGTATGAGTCCTCGTGATTTATCATACTTTGAGTCTGACTTGAAAGCTAAGATTGATCAGGATGGTTATGGTGGTTTGTTATTTTCTGGTGGTAACCGTGAACGTGACTTGAAGGAAGCTCGTGCTGCAGTTATCAATACCATGCAATTAGCAACTAACTGGGATACCAGTAAACTTAAAGGTGAGCTAGAAGCAGTCAAGTCTGGTGGTGGAAATGGTGGCTCTAGTACACCTCAATCAACCACAGAGGCTTCAAAGCCAGTAAATGTGACCAAGGTTGCAGATAAACCTCAGAGTGCCGCTAAGACGGTTACAGAGCCTTTGAAAGTGACACCAGATTCGGATGATGATTGGGATGAACAAGAAATACCATTCTAGATGAATATTTAACTTAAACAAAAACCCACTACAAAATGTAGTGGGTTTTTTATTGACACATTATTAATACTGGTGTACTATTTAATTACTTCCACAATATAGGAGATAACAATGAAATTATTACTTACATTAATATTACTTATTATAACAGGCTGTTCTACAATACCCTCGGAATATTATCAGCTACAATCCTATGCACAATACAACCATGTGTATATTTCTGATATGGAACAATATGGCGTAGAAGATAAGTATGTTATAAGTTTAACAGGTGACTGCGAAGATTATGCATTATTCATACAAAGTAAAGTAGGTGGTAAACTTGCTATGGTTAGAACTAAAGACAACTCCCTACATATGGTGCTAATTAAAGATGACTATGTATTTGATAACATGTCACCTAGAGTTTATCTACGTAAAGATATGGAGCATCATCTTATTGCTGAGTTTAGTAATTAATGTAATGCTAAAACCAATAACGCTGCTGCAATGAATTTCATTTTGTTAACTTCAATAAAAAGCGACTATAACTCAATAGTCGCTTTTTTTTTGGTTTGTAAAGTTAGTTTAAACCTTACCCCATCTGGAAGTTACTAATCCGACACCAGTAAAGTACGGTTTTGACGGTGAGCTTTCTGAGTCTCCATTGGCATACTGGCTGTTGCTTAGAGGGTTATTAAGTTTGTAGGTGTTACCATTTACATATATGTCATATAGATACCCTACAAACTGGTCGCTCTGGCTTGAAAGCCTGCTACCTACTGCGAATTGTGCCATAGGCTCCCTTGCTGTTCCGATCGCAACTGTGGTTGTAGAGATAACAAAACCATTTTTCATTATAAACAGTTGACCTGATGAGTATCGAACCCTCCAAATTCCAGCGTCGTCCACTATCCCTGATGGCGCTATACTCACCCCACCAACCCTGACTTGTAATATTTTCCCGCTACTAACGCCAAGCCATCTGATGGAGAACTCCCTGTCAGTTACTGTTTCCGAGGCGCATTGTGACATTATAGATCTTGGCGTTTCATCTGTAACTGCTATGGCGTCCTGTGTCCATCCAACGTCAAAGCCATCATCAACGTTTATCAGCCTCTGGCTGCACAGAAGGTAATCATTATCGGCATTAAAGTTATACGCCCACCTGTAATTTATTGTAGAAGGGTCATATATGTAAACGCCTTGCCTGTCAGATAGTATCCTAAATGTTCCAGTAAACATTTCTAAGACGGAATCGGCTTGTCCTGTCGATCTTGGAACCCAAGGCAACCCCATAGCCTCAAAGCCAGCGTCTTGAAAAAATGTAATAGTGTTGTATGGTACATCAACATAATAATCATACATACCAGAAGTAACCCCACGATAAACCCGTATTACTGCTGAATTTGTGGTTGTATTGACACCCAGCGTCGATGCGGTTGGAGCAAAGAATGCCATAGGCACCTTGTTAGAACTTGTAACAATACAACTTCTTTCTGTTGCATCTAAGCAGCCTATGAGTGGCGATGTTGAGTGTAGAAGTGCAAATTTATAATAGTAGGTCCCATTGGCTAAAGTGCTGTTAGAGCTTACTTGTGGTGACATTTGGAACGGCCCACCCCAAGTGCTGCGGTACTTTACAATTATATCCTCTGGGTCTACGAGGTAGTTTTCGACAGTGGAGCGCTTCGAGAGCCAGTTAGCCCTGCCCGCCCAACCCTCTATCGGGGTCTCATCAAGCTTTGCGACTCTAATTCCAATCTGAGCACCAAGAAAACCTGTATAAGTGACCTCTCTAAAGCAGTTATCTATCACTAAAACTGTATCTCTGTGCATCTTTATGTCATTCACTTGCGGCCTTTGCTCTGACGCGTCGGTTACATCCCATTTAAATGCTACATTATCTAAACTTAAAACTGTTGGGGCATATTGAAACTGACTTTGCTCCACAACTATGGTGTTAACCCCTTGGAACCTAAATCTTGAGTTTGATATATTTGCTGTGCATGACTTCAGATATACCGACCCACCTTCAAAATAACAGTTATCAATATTTAAGTTGTCGCACTCCTCGAACTTAAATACCCCATTTAAGCAGTTTGTTATCGACTGAGTTCCACCTGAGCCATAAGTTCCAAATATGTCACCTTGTTTTTTGATCCTTATTGAATTTATAATTTGACCATCACTTGATACGTCCCAAGGGTTTGTGTGGGGCACAACATGAACGGAATTAAGAACAACCGAATCAGCCAAACCCTGTAAATCTATAAAGAACAGAGGGCTAGTTTGCCAAGCGGGGTTTGCTACTGTGGATGAGTACCCGTATACAGTATCAACAACTATATGGTCTGCATAAACAGCCCCAGTCTCCAGCAAGCAGCCAACATATCGGCAACTTAATGCATTAATTTTTATGTGGCAAAATGATTTTATCACTTTCATTAGGTTCAGATTGTCGTCAACCTCATTGCGTATAAACCCATTCACCACCGTATTATTCGGTATAGTCGCGAGGTTTTGCCCGTCTTTTTGCGTCACCCCATCATCCGTATTTATAAGAATGGCGCATCTGTTAGTATAATTGCTCGACGCTCCAGAAATATAGAGAGTAAAACCATTCAAGTCTAGGTTGACACCTATTGGTATTTTAACGCTTGAATTTATATTTATATTGCCATCGAGGAGGAGGTTTGCATTTTTCTCTGAGAAGCAAGCAGCGGAAGCAGCAGAAAAAGAAAGCTTAGAGTCAGTCATCGGCTTGCCAATCTTTACGGTGTCAGCGCCAAAAAATGAGGGGAATAAACCTCCATCAAATACCCTCACAAAACAACCAGCACCAGTTCCAGTCCAGCTCAGCAGCGAAGCCAAGTTACCCTGCGTTCCATCCCAAGCCGCAATAGCTTCTGGAGCTATTACAGTGCCGCCATTGTGATCTGCTTTGTCTTTGCTAGCGTCATACACAAAGTTGCCGCCGCCCACTAACGTATCAACATAGAAGCCATTAACATTTACATTCATACCATCATAAGCTGTTAATGAACCTAATGATTTAATACCACTTACCTTCTGGTCAATCAAACCATTAATATTAGTTCTAATTGTTTCTGTGGTGTAGTTAACACCACATTCCATTTTTTCTAAAGACATCATTGTTTCCTAAAATTGTTTCTCTACTATAAGTAAGGCTAATGTTATAACCCCAATCAGATTCTCTCTGGTGTTGTGTCTTCTATCTGTAGTGGAAATATATGCACACAAGCTAACCGCTAAAATTGTAAATTCTCTATAAAAGTAATTACTGTAGTTGAGTAGTGAGTAACCTAATATCACCACATCATATTTTAATGTATTTAATATAATACTTAAGTCTATCCACCACAACCCTACCAATATGATAAAGAACACCACCTTGCCTTCTAACTTCTGACATAATCCTATACAGAATATATAACAAGCTGTATGCAGTATTACTAAACTAAAGTGGGCACCTTGTACAGTAGGCATATAAGTGGTGGTAATTAATGTCAGTAGGTAGGAGTACAATACTATCCTAGCAACCTTTCTTGTTACCCCACAGTAACTACCTTCTGCATAGAGTATTAAGATTGCTGGGAATAGTATTGGATTCATTATTTATTCTTATTATCTAAGAGTAATTTGGTTAAGAGGTCTTTTATTTCCTCTATATTTTTTTGTTGATTCTCAGATCTTTCTACAAGCACCTTTACATCAGAAGACATATCAGATACACGTTTATCTATTTCAACCACTTTATGTTCAGTCTGTTCAAATCGCTTATCTACCATAGACCATCCCTTTATTACTACAGGGATGAATGCAGCCCATAGGTATTTTAGTAAAGCTAGAACATCAATGTTACCCATAAACGTGCCACCTTTGGTGTTATCATTATTATTCTGTTTTACAGAGTCTGTCGTATGTTTCATCATTAGTTAATATCTTCCTTGCCGATTCAATACTTATAATATTAATATCCTCATCTGTTAAATTAATAGGAGTTGCTATTAAACAATAATCACTTATTACGTTTGCGCAACCTGTCCCTAACATCATCATCACTAAGAGTGTCAATGTCACCTGAGATTTCTTTAGCAGTCTGTACATTATCTATTACCTTTGATTGAACCTTTATATTACTAGAGTCCTTTCCACTTGACTTTCCTGAAACAAAGGCATAAACAATGGCTACTAGTATTACTCCAATAGCCACTAAAATTTCCATTATTTTTTAGTGTTCCATACTGAAACTTTGTCTAGGAATGCAGACACAAAACCTAAGTATTGTTTAGCCTTGGCTACATACTCGTCATCTTTTGTGGTAGGTGTTACCTCTGCGAATTTCTCTAATGCACCTACAATTGCTGTAGCTAATACAACTAATGCACCGATGTACATTAGACCGTCTTGAAAATACTGCATGAATGTTTCCATTATGTTTACCTTATTGTGTTATTAATATTAAGTTTATTGTGTTAAGCTGTACGTACCCAAAGGTACAAGTCTGGTGTTACTGGGTCTGAAATGTTAACCCAAGTACCAAACCCGTATACTGTGGATGGATTATCAGGGTTCTGATATAACTGCACTGTTGCACTGATAGGGTAGATACTCTCTAACATAGTAACAGTTGCTGGAGCAGTAGTTAATATAGTTTCTTCTACCAATACCCCTGTGATAGTGTTAAGTATTTGGTTGAAGTATTGTGTTGGTACTGGGACTTCTCTTAAGTAACCTCTATCATAAATTGGATCTGGGATTGGTATTCTTTGTGCTATAGAAGTAGTAGCGTCTACAGTTAAAGTCTTAGCCCAGATTTGAAGATCATCTCTGTATGCCATAATATTCCTGTGTTATTGAGTTGTTTCTGGGAGTATAACTTGTGCAAGATACCCAACTGATTGTGTAGTCTCTGTTACACCCCAATCTAAAAATGCATGGTCTTTAGTATTGTTTGCATAGGATAAGTCAGGTACCGCAGTTACGAGTAGTGGCTCACCATCGTCTAAAAGTAGTTCATCAAGATTATCAAGTAAGAACGTATGTTCAACAACCTCATTTGGTTTAGTTGTTATCCACGCTGGTACAAACTTATTACCGTCTTCATTACTAATTACAGTATAACCTACACCAGCAGGTGAAACGTCCTCTACAAGCTCCTCTAAAGCCCCTGTAAGCTGTTTATTACCATCGGTACTAACAACGTAGTGTGCAGGATAATAAGGTGTGTAGTGAACACTGGTTGCTTCTGTGAATGCTCTTACAACCTCTATTAATGATTTAATAGTACCATTGGCAGTATTAACACTAACCCTTAATAGTAAAGCAGCCCTGTAGTCAGCATCAGACCTATTCTCTCTTTTCTCAGAGATGATTTGACCTAAGTAATCTAACCATATTCCCGAAGAACCTGCTATACTCTTACTACCAGCAAGTTTAAACATTTCAGTTTCTAGTATGTTAATTTCTTCTAGAAATACAGCCAATAATTTGTTGAAGTTTTCTTTTTCTGATAGGGCATCAATAACCCTTGACTTACCTACCTCCGTGTGATTTAATACATACGGTATCATATGAACTCCTACAGTAATGTAACATCACATCTATTCAAATTGAATATTAGTTTGTTATTTCTAGCGACACTAATGGGTGCTGTTGTGTATGTTGGAGTATCAGTAGCTGTATCAGTTACCGCGACTTCAATACTACTAATATACATACCTTCTGTAGAATTATATAAACTCCCATAGAACTTATTAGCCACTAAATCTTCACCTCTGTATAATGCATTTCCTTTAGTTATTATAGCAGCTTTCATTAGATCAACGCCATCTAAAGGGAAAGTTTCTTCTGGGTTCAGGGAGTAAACAACTTTAACCCATACGAACTTATTAATCATACGAGAGAATTTTATCACCTCTTGGTCATCATTCTCATTAGTTACAAACCTTGTAATACTTCCGTAGGACTCTATTCCTGTAGGTTGGGTATCTAATATGGTCTGAGCAATAACTTGTTCTAAACCACCATCTACATACACCTCAAAGCTCTTAGGAGGTCTTCCATCAGCATCAATTGTGTTTGTTCTGTTGTTGACCACCATCACATCAACAACGCCTTCTATGTTACCTATACTGGCTTTGATAGCAGGTGATGTAGCTGTACCTGTATTCTCAGGTGTCAGTGACATCCTCATTCTAAGTTCAGCATCAGTCTCTTCTAATCTTCCCAAAGAGAAGGTAGCTGGGTTGGTTACTGTTAACTGCGTGACAGGATTAACCATGACAGTTAATGTATTTGCCGAAAAGGTAATTTCACCTACATCAATAGCTTGTGCTTGTACTAACATACCTGCGGTATAAATACTACAGTTTGCTAATGTACCTATTACGATATTGTTATCTAAAGCTACACTGGTTAGTTTTAAGTAATCCCCTGCTGTGCTTGCGGTAAATGTATCTGGTGTGCCAATACTAAGTATTAAACCATCAATAATTTCTGATACTGTTGGTGAAGATGAAGATGTGTATGTGTATTCTATACTATCTGCAACAATTGAGTACTCTGCAGTTGGTAACACGTCAAACATAATATATGCAATGTTGCAACCTGTTTGTGTCAAGTAAAGACTTGTCTTTGTTAAGACTATTTTACTTGTTGTTGCAGATTTTACTTGAGTGTCTTGTGGTATTAATGTACCAAGAGATCCTGTGAATAATAACTCACCTATACTCCCAGAATCCAATAGACGTTTAAGTCCTGCAATCTGAGCTAGGTCGTCTAGGTATTTACCCTCTGCTGTCTCTGGATTCTGTTGTGTAGCTACAACACCAAGACCGTCCCAGTTTTCTTTGATTGCTGCAGTGATAATTCCAGATAGAATACCCATGTTGCTATCGGGAGATGTAGGAAAGTACTCCCCGAAATATTCAGAAGAATTTGCCCTTGTTAATAAACTTAATAATATTTCATTGTTGGTTTTGTTTTCAAAACCTTTTGATGTTATTCCCGCCATAATATCCTTCGAATTTAATGTTAATAGCTATTGTTATGTTCCGACTGATTACGTATTATGACATAAACAACACACACCATATTTAGTATTCATAAAGTGGTGTGTGTTCGCATATTACAATCAGTTCCTAAATTGTCACAAAACCAGCGGCAGGATCGAAGCGATAATTATCATGAAAAAATGTGGCATATGGTAACCACCATACCTCTACAGGTGGACTTACATCATCAAAACCCCCATAATGATCCACCAAGATACGATTAATAAAAGGTACCCCGTACCCTTCTGCCCATTGTTGTGGTGTCCCAATATGATTTTTTGTTCTACGGTAGATATACTTTTGGTCTAAGGTGTCATTGCCCATGTCTAAACCTAGAATTGCAGCAAGTTCATCTTCTTCTACAGAATCTTGTCTGAAACCAGCAACAAGGTTCTGTCCTTTGTGCGTAAATCTAATATCCGTTGGAAGTATTGTTTTAATTTCTGGCATTGTTATTCTCCTGTTTTACGTAACACATCAATTTTAATTGGTGTTATAGAGAAGGTATTAGGTGGTAAGTCTGTATTAGCTTCTGCATCTGTATAAGTGTATTGTCCACTTGTAGGGAAGTTTAATACAGCATTAAACACCCCACCACTTACATATACAGGGAATAGTGTTAATTTACCATCTGACCTTTTAACTGGCATTGCAAACATGCGATCTGGTACAGCAACTGAACCACTTATTACTATATCTTGTAGCTCAAAACATGTTATATGTGTGTGATCACTGCTACTCTGTAAACTGCCTGCCACATCAGTAATAGTTATCTGTAGTGCAGGTTTACTTATATCATGATGTTCTTGAGGTACCTTAATAATAGTCATCATATAATCCTTACGTAATAATTGGCATTCTCTGTAGGGGTAGCGTACTGACTAGAGGTTGTCCTAGAGTTAAGTAGCCTTTGCTTCTCTGCTAAACCGACTACGTTAACTAAATCAAACACTTTTGCTATTGTTTGTCCTTCCACAAGTGCGTTATAAAGGTAAGTAGTGTTACCCGTCAGATAGAGAGTTTGTGGTGGTACTGGGGATGTTTGTAATAAAGTTAAGGTATTCCCTACCCTATCTATTGAGTACTTCTCGATAATATACCTTGATAATTGGCCTGATGTCCCAAAAACAATACCCACTTTATACAGTGTATCCCCGACAACAAGTAACGTGTTATTTGCAAATTGAGTGCTATAACCTGTATATAATATATTATCTAAATATATACTACCTCCAAATTCCACCCACGTTTTGGTGGAATTTGTGTCTGGTTGTATTAACATCCTTATCCCTGCATTATTGTATGACTTATTAGCCACTTCTGCCAGTGTAGTTGTATTATACACCCTAACTACTGATGTAGTCCCTGCTACAGTTACTTCTTGAACGGCTAAATAGTGGGTTACTTGTCCTTCGTTACTACAGCCCAACAACCTTATATCATTGGTGAGGGTTATAACCCTACCTGTTGACACTAACGTTAACGCATCATATTCCCTAATTACTTGTGGTGACGTAGTTAACACTACCCACAAGAAGTTCCCTAAACGTACCATGAATTTTTGACTTGTTAAGGTGGTGTCTGTGCCTGTATCTCTTATATAATCACTTACTGTAGCTTCAGGATAAGATGATATGTTTGTATCAACCACACCAGTCATCAACCACATTGCACCGTTATCTTCTGTTATTACATCATCCCTAGAAAAGAATGGGCGTATACTATTAACTGGGTATGCCCCACCAATACCTGCCCCTACTCGCATATCAATCATTTATAACTCCCAATCTGTATTGAATATAAAACTTACTGGTGTGAATAGGTTATACAACACACTTGTATCTGTTGCTAGTAAATCACCGTTAACTATCTTATAATACTTAATATTTTCACCATTAGAACCATTAACTTGTACAGTAGGTTCAAAAGCTGCAAGCCTATATAACTCAACACGGTCTTTCTTAACCGTCAATCCAGTAGTATTAGGTAGTATATAAGTACTTGCATCTGAAAGGAGGTATCTTTTATTAGCTTGTAATACACCACCGCCCGACAACACAATCAAACCTGCACTATTATTCTTGGTAAGTGTACTAAACACCCCAACAATCTTGGTACGCTCATATGATTCGTTGTTTACAACATCTGTAATCTTCTGAACTAAATTAGCTGTATCTGTTGCATAAACTTCTACATAAATGTCGGTTAGAATAGCAGGAATGCCAACACCAGAAATAGGGTTTAGTACTCTGTAGATGCCATTTGTGTCTAGTGTATCAATGTTCAAACCACTATTGTTATTAGTGTTAGTGGTGATTGATAATTTAGTAGCATCTTTAGCATCAATTATGCTTGTTATATTAGTTTTTATTACCGAGTAAGGTACTTGTTTTGAAATACTGCCTTGTCGTAATAACATTCTGTCAGCATCTGCAATCGTAGTAGCTGAAGGTAGATCTGTAATCTGTCTAGCCATTGTTATACCTTAAAGTTTACCGTGTCTATTTCTATAGGTGATCCATTAGCCACGACTAACGGTGTGTATTTGAATTCTCTTTTCTCTGCATCATAAGTATATGATGATGTAAAGGAATCAACAAAAGGTAATGATGTGATATAAGCATCCAGTACCTTAGCTGCAAACTGTGCCGCATTAGGGTTCTTATCCCCAAGGATATACCTGATACTTTCACTCATTTCTTCGTTAGGGTTTTTGATATAAGGGATACCTTTTGTGATATCGGCAAACCACTCTGTTAAGTTTAAGTTTAACGCTTGGAATAACCTTTGTTCAGCTTCCCTTGTATATGTGGGGCACAACTGTAGACCTGAGCTGTTATCATCACCCAGATCTAAATCCCCTGTTAAGTCGCTTATTAAAAAATCCATAACCCCTCTTATTGCATTGGTGATGTCACACTTGTACCATCATATAAATGGGTATGAGTGTTTACAGCAGTACCTTGTATTGTCACAGTTCCAGATGCTGTAATAGAACCAATACTCATTGACCCTGCACCAGCATAACCAGAGTAAGAAGGTGACATCATAGAAGTCTTAGATGTTACAGTACCATTAGTGACAAGGTTACCATTTATTTGTGTGTTGCCGTTTATCTGAGTATTACCATCAATTTGGACATTACCTGTCATTGTAGTAATAGGGGAATCTATTGTGGCACTGTTACATTTAACAGTAACACTAGAAGGGGTTTCAACATTAACGGTACTTTGTGTTAACATAGAAACCTTACCATCAGGTTTTACTGTTATTACTGTATTGTCATGCTCAATTATAAGGTCTGTTGCACTAGGGTTCTGATGATTACTTCTTGTACCAAATCCATGTACAACCCAACAGTCTCTAACCCCTGCTGTTAAATTAAGTGCAACATCTACTTCTGTCCCGTCCCCTGCTAAGAAATCAATCAGACTTCTATGTGCCCAGTGTAACGTAACTTTATCACCTACCGCTATTGGTAGCTTAATAGCTACACCACCACCTGCTGGGAGCTTCACAAACACTTTGTTGATACGTACAGCAGTAAGCTTACCCTCATCCTCGTAAATGTCGTTTATAAGCGCCTGTACGCTCACACACTGCATTGTTTCATACTCAGATACATCAAGCACCACTGCAGGTATTGCTAAGTATAAATCTTCTCTGGTGAAGTCAGTGAGGCTTTTCTGGATCAATTCTCTAGTAGTAAGAGTACCAACATCCAATGGCCTTCTTTGTGGAGTACTCACATTGGTTCCCCTCTTATTGTGACAAACCAATCACTACCTTTAAAATCAGCATGTAATTTTATTGTTGTTGTTTTATATGTACCAGCTAAATCTTTGGAGGTCTCAGGTAATATCTTAAAGAACTGCCCCAACTCTATAGGGACGATATAAGTAGTCAACTGTACACCACGTTTGGTATTAGTCGTGTCGTAGTATTTACCATCGTTCTGTATGATAGGATCTAAATTGATAACGCCTTTATTGGGTATGGTGTAGGTATTTCTACCTATGAGTGCATACTCTGGTGTACCGTTAATTAGGTTATAAGGTTGTAAGTTATATTTACCATTGTACCTGAAATAGTTAATGCCGTGTGATTTACACAATACATCTAAACTCTTACCTAGGTTACCTTGGAAGCTTAACCCTCCCTCAACCACCTTTGTGGTGAGCCTATCCAATGCTAACGTACCAATCGAACCAGATGGGAACTTAGTTACTAAATCTGCCAACACCTCACTAACAGGCGTCCCTTCATCGTAATGTAGACTGACTCTTGTATTCTTGTTATCAACAAAACCATCTTTAGCTGTGATTAAATAAATTATATCTTGCCCAGAACGCTTAGGTTGTATATCATATATGTCACCTGAGTAGTACAAGTCTAATGATTTATCTGACTCATAACCTAACCATACCTGTATCTGACTATTTTCAGTATGGAGTATGTTTAATGTATCTTGGTTAAGGTTGGCTAACTCTATTGTGGTTGTCTCATTAGCACTCCCACCTTCAACACCACCCCTAGTAGATTCTATCTTAAAATGAAAACCACGTCTAGGTTGAGGATCAATATTAGAGAAGTTGATTGTTGCACCTGCGGGTATTGTAGTGGCATCCACTTTAGTAGTAGCATAAGGAACTACACCATCTATTACGTATGCCTCTATGTTTCTTTGTGGCGCACCGATGATGATTTTCATCTGCCTACCAAAGGCTTCTATTGCCATGAATTTTAACCACCTTGTTACTTTGGAACCATAACTAACTATATCACAAATGTTATATTCAATCAATAAGAAAACCCCATACAGAGGTTGTATGGGGTTGTCCTTGTATTAACGTTTATTGATACCTAAATCAACTTGGTCACTGTTAGTGAGGTAAAACAAACCCCACTCATTATCTTGTCCAAAATTGTCACTGGTTAATGGTGTATCATAGTTATCCTGTTTGTTTATCAGGAATAAATCCCCTTCAAACAAATCGTGAGTTTTCCTACTATACTTCCATGTGAGGTTAGAAAACTCACTAATAAGGTTTATCCCTGTTAATATCGCTACATTATCTGTATCGTATATAGAGACATTCCAACCTAACCTGTTACTGTACCAACTATGTAATCTATAATTGAAACCCTCAATCTGGTAGTCTTTGATTTCAACTACCAGAGGATCACCTTCTATATTTAACTCCTCTGCCACTTTGATGTACTCCTATGGTATTGTAGTTCTAGATTTAAGTAATTGAGTAACTTCAATACCATCAATTAACGTTTTGGTTCCAGTCTTCTTATCCGTGTTTTCCGCTAGGGTAGAACCTGTAGCTTTAGACGGCACATTAACGGGTGTGAGTGAATCCAGTGTAGCTCTCATACCAAAGTCTATCTGCTTCAACACTAGATTCACATCCAAGGAATCCTTCCCAGTTTTTACATATGAGAAATCTAATATCACACAATTATCTAAACTAGGTATTGTTGAGTCAATAGTCCCATACAATGTAAATGGTTTCTGTGAATCCATCAACTTGTTAATTTGAGTAACATATACGACTGGGGATGGTGTGCCACCCCTAATCTTTATGGTGTTTATGCTACCAGATATAGTTACTGTAGGAAGGTCTGGGTGATAGTGATCACTCACCGTCACCCCATCTTGTAGGGTATTAGAAGATGCTGCACCAGACCTCTGGTACGTAGTTTCTCTTGTTACATCCAGTATTAATAAGGTATCATCCTCTGATATCAGAAATACTAAATCTTTTTCATTAGCCATAGTATAATACCTTAGTTTTGTATTTTCTTTATTTCAGCTTGGATAGTATCTTTAATTGCAGAGTTGTTAGCCATTATGTCACCAACCTTTTCCTCTCCAATATATACGTTACCTTTCACCGTAACAGGTTTATTATTTGCACTAAATAATGCCTCTAAACCTTTAGCACCACCCATCATATTACCAGAAGACACAGCGTTGACTTGATTTTTTATTGAACTGATAGAGGTCAATAGTGGTATTAATTCATCTATAACTGAGTCTGTATTCACACCAGTCCTAGGATCATATAATACACCTATCTTATTTCTAGAAAATAATAAATTGTCTAACTCTTCTGCCCAAAAAGCTACTTGCTTGATTGCGTCTAACGCCATGACTAATAAACCAACCATTGGCAGTGTTCTCATTGCAAAGAACTTAAGACCACCTAATTTATCTATGGTTCTATATAGTACCATTGCACCAGATGAGGTCAATAGTAACCAAGAGTAGTTGTCACCTAAAGCTGATGTAATAGATTTTAGTACATTACCCATAGAAATAAGTGGTGGGGTAATATATTTAACACCGTCTGCAATTAACCTAAACAATGAACCCATTATTGTGCCTAAAGATTCCCATAAGGGTTTTAAGTCTACAATAGATTCAGCCATTGTATTGAACAACTCTGTTAGCCCAGAAGCGAACCCAGATTTGAATACAATATCAGCAGCTTCTTGTATAGAGAACATGAACCTGTTCATTGCAACACGGTTAGATAATAAAGCCTTATCTAAACCACCGTTAGCACGAGCAGCCTCTGACATATTTTTAGCAAAATGAGGTAATACCTTTTCAGATATTAAACCACCTTTTTGCTGTAAGTCCATCATAGATTTTACAGTACCATCTAATGTTAGACCTGCGTCTTGGGCGGATTTTGCCATAATTTGTATGGCGTTGGGCAAAACTTCACCCATTTGTAATTTTCATTATGTTACGTGTAATTCACAAAGTTACACTGTCTCTATATCACTATAGACGTTCAGACTATCTCTTGACCTACACCATTACATGTTTAGGTTTGTATTTTCGAGTACCTACGTTTATACCCTACACCTTTAAAGGTTAGTCGTTAGACCTGCAATCAAAAATATTTGTCAGTTATTTCGGTGTACCTGATTTTATTCCTAATACGTTTGACATCTATAGTGGTTATGCCACTGGTTGATGTTTTCGCTATATTAATATCAGACAAACCTTCTTTTATTTTAGAACACACCCACTCCACTGTACCTACTGAATATTCAGTAACAAATTTATGAGGGATGTTTACATATAGTTGTCTTATGTCGAAAAAGCAACTCCCGTCTTTTATTTTTCTAATATTATCGGTATTAACACCAAACATATCAGCTAAATCTTTAACCCTATAACCCTCCTCTAATAGCTTACACACTTTGTGTACTTGTTCATTAGATAACTTGGCGTTATACAAATCTTCACCTTTCTGTTTCAACCCAGTATCTAATGCATGTTGTTGATTCTGGGAATCACTACACCATTCTAAGTTAGAAACTAAGTTGTTAAGTTTATCACCATCTTTATGATTAACTACCCTAAAATTGTTGGGGTTCGGTAACCAGCATTTGGCTATAAATATATGAACCCTTAGAGTCTTAGGTGTATTATTTTGTGACAGCCTAGTATAGTTATACTTTGCTCTTTTATTGTATGTATGTTTCAATAGTTTCTTTCTATCTATACGGTAAATCTTACCACTTTCTGTTGCTCCGTATAAATGGAACTCTGGGTGTACTTTAACCACTTCATTGTTTATTAGTATTTCTGACATTATTTTCTCCTACTGGTTTCAGAGTATTGATTGATTGGTAATGGATTGTCATTACCTGTGAATAGTTATTATACCATGAGTATTTAGACTATTCCAGTAGTGATTTCCCCATTTTAACACATTTTATTTAGACACATTTCTGTGAATAGAGCCAAAACTTGAGTTAAATCAATAACTTAGCTCTTCTGCCGATACAACTCCTTTACTCATCCAAAATTGTTAAGTAAATCAATGACTTACTCCGTATTATACGCTCTATATTACTATAGAAGTTCAGACTATATCTTAACCTTCAACTTAATGTTCAGGTTATTTACGCTTCGAGGATATTGTATCGTCCCCTACACTCTTACGAGTTAGTCTTTACACGTTCCTCTTTCGAGGCTTCGCTCGGTATTGTCCTACTTCCATTTAGGAGATCCACCGAATTCATAAATTTAATTATTCATCACATTTCTATGAAGCCAAACAATGATTTATTTGTTGTAAAGCGTTTGTCTGTGGACTATATCTTAATCCTAAAAGGATTTCTTATTTTCGATTCTAAGTAGAATCTACACCCTAACGGGTTAGTCTCTGAAGGTGTTAACTTACGTTAACGTCCCTGCTGATTGTCCACCATAAAGTGGGTATCCCAGCAATTAAAAAGATTTTACATTTAACATTACTATTAAAAGGAGCCACAAACTTTAGCTCTTGTACTTTCTTCTGCACTCAACCCTAACAATGTAGACATTTCTGAAATACCTGTGAAGGCTTTCTTTGTATCCTCTAGGCTCATATTACCTCTGGCAGATAACATCTTAGCAAAGTTCTTACCACTGTTTGCAAGTCCTAGTCCTAACCTATAAGCTTCATCTCTAACAAACTTAAAGTTAGATCCTGCTTCTTGCGTATTAGTGCTTACTGCCAACATGGTGTTATTTACTGCTTCGAAGTCTTGTCCTATTCGAGTAATACCAGCACCAGCACCAGCTATGGCGAATGCAGAGAACATGTTACTTGTAAACTGTTTACTGGATGCGTTCATACGTTGCATCAGGTAGTTCTGCTTACCCATAGAGCGCTCATTCTGCTTCATTACTCTTAGGCGTTGACGTTCTGTTGCAACTATCATCCTGACTTCATCAGCAGTCTTAGCTTGCGCTATAGACTCCCTCAGTGCTGCTTGTGCTGCAAGTTTTCTTGCGTCAGTATATTGAGTTAGGTTTAAGTCAGACCTATCAAATGATGTTTTGGCGACTCCTAGATTAGACTTCCTACGAGTTTCCTTTCTATTAGCTTGAACTATACTAGCCTCTCTAGCTTTCACATGAGCATCAGCAGGTTTCATAATAGTAGGTTGTTTAACCTTAGCAGCAGCCATCTTCCGTTGTCTGTCAAACTTAATATTCTGTTTAATAGCAGCTACATGTGCCGCTTTTAACTCTTTAGTTCGACTTAACTGTTTCTTGTATTGTTTATCTAAATACTTCTCACGTTGTTTAAGATGAGTATCCATACCATCTGGTTTACTTGCTTCGCTTCGTTTAGCTTCTGCGGCTTTCCTATCAAACTTAATGTTTTCTTTGATAGCCAAGATGTGTGCAGACTTTAAACTCCTTTCCCTGTTAACCTTGTTCTTGTACTCTTTATTTAAATACCTCTCACGTTCCTTGTGATGGGCATTTAGCATAGGCTGTTTAGGGGATTTACCTACTTTGACCACCTTTTCCTTGATAGTATTGATTTTCTGTAAAGGTTTCTTATCTGAACCCACTACTTTACTAATCTTATCAGGTACTTCCCTAGTCTTTTGTCTATTTAAGGATTTTAATCTCTTCTTTACCTTGTCAAGATTGTCGATGAAATCTAATTTAACCTTCTTATCTTTTAACTTAGCTAGGTATTCACTTTGCCGCTTAAGAGAATCTTCACTATACTTATATAGGTTTGGGTATAGTTTCTCTTTAGATTTTAGTGTTTGTAATCTACTAGGTTTGGGCTGGTCTTTCTTGTTAACCCTACTATCTTTTACCTTACTAAGTATCCTTATTTTTCTGTCTAAGGTTGGTACAGGTTTTACTTTGGAAGTCTTAGACTCTAAACGTTTGGTAGGGGTTTTAGTTTTGACACTAACAGCTACCTTCTGTCTTGAGGGGATCTTGTTATCTAACTTGACCTTTCGCTCTTGTTTATTTAGATTATTAACATAAGACAGTTTCACCTTCTTATCTTTAATCTTATCTAAGTATTCACTTTGTCGTTTTAAAGAAGCCTCACTATACTTATATAGGTTAGGTAGTACCTTCTCTTTACCTGATAGTGTTTCTAATCTATTAACTGGTGATGTTGGAGGTTTCAATTTAGCTACCTGAGGCGTCTTAACAACATCCGTTAGCATCTTATGCTTTCTGGTATTATCTAGAACCCTCTGCATACCCATTTTATTCTTTCTAAAGTTGTTCTGAGCTTTGGAATAAGACGTTAATTTCTTATTAAACTCATCCAACTTTTTTGTAGCTTTAGCGGAATCAAATTCTGCCTCCACTACATACTTGGTGATTTCTTCTGACATATGACCTCTACCTGTTACCTCTGTTCATGTTGTCTTTCTCTTCTTGAACTTTCTGGTCTAGTTCCACTGCACGTTTAAGATCATTGTAATATGCAATCTGGAAGTCTAACTCTAAAAATTCACCCAATGTCATTTCATTTCTAATGTAACTTAAACTATCACAACAAAACTCAGAGTTGGCTACATTGAAGAACCAACCCTCTACATCCATATCATTTCTATCTGAGGATGACGTTACGTAGTCTAAGACTGCATATTGGTTTCGTTTAGTAAATCTTTCTTTAAGTTCTCGATTGTACTTTTCATTTCTGGACTCAGCAACGCCAACATCTTGTCTATCAAAGAACGAAACATAACGTTGCTGAAGAAAAAATCCTTAAAGTTCTCCGTGAACAACCAGATTAATACTTCAAAGTAATCACCTTGGTAGTTGTCAAAGTGGTCATCTAAATCTGTTATTTCTTTGTCACCTAACTGTAGGCTTCCTAATAACTTACGACTCAGGTCATCCCAATGTTCATCTTCTACATGAGAAGTAAACATTGATAACATCGATCCGAATGTAGAACTCACTGGGTCTAATAGTAGGTCATCTCGTTCTTTCTTATCCATAACAGCGTCTACTGCTGCGCCACCTGCAGGTATTAAAACCTTAGCTAACTTGAAGCATTCCTTACTTGCCCAAATTGCAGATATCTTACGTGCTTTGTATAGACGCTCAACACCATCAACACCTTTGATTGTTTTGCTTATTAATGTACTTGTGTATCTCATTTATTTTCTCCCCTTATAAAAGAAAAATGGAGGCTAATAGCATAGCCATAGCCTCCACAGTTATGTGTAAAATTAAAGTTTAGATTTGTAACCAAGCTCGCAGTTGTTCTGTGATCTCAGTGATACTGTCAGTCTGTAGGTAGGTTTCACATGTCCATGTCCATACCTTGTCACCCATTGTATTAGCGAAAGACTGTGTTGGTTGTGCAGTTAGTGTTGCGTTTAAAGCCACAAAGTGGGCAGAGTTGGCAAACTTATCTACACATCGGAATGGTGCAATAATTGGAACTACACCTTTCTTAGTTTGTTCTTTCACGATACGAGCTAATACAGCGTTCAATGGGGCTGTTTGCTTCAACGTTAGTGTAATTACTGCACCTTGTTGAGCTAACTTAGAAATTCCCATTTCACCATTACTAGACCAAGAGATTTCACTCAAGTCACCAACTGGTGTGAACTCTAAGAATGCTCCATCACCTACACGACCACTGTCTAATGTAATTCCGTTCCATGCTGCTTCAATACTTGCAGCTTCATATAAAAGAGTCATTTACTATATATTCCTGTTATGATAATTCGGCTGATTGGTAAGTTAAGTTACCGTTTACTAAGATGCTATGTACTGCACCATCAATATAACCAGTCCATTTAACATCACGTAGAATACGTGAGGCCTTATCTGCGAATGGAATTTCTGTTAGATAATCAGGAATAGTTGCACCAACATAACCATCTAAGAAGCCTACACGAACACCTAGGTCTAATACTGAGTTGATAACACTAATAACAGCTTCTGGTTTAGCGTAAGAAATCTTAGAACCTTTGTTGTTTAATTGTAGGTTTAATAAGGCAACTTCCATTTGGTCGTTGAGCCAATCTGCACCTAAAATTATGTCAATCCACTCTCCACCAACAGTCTTACCTTCGTGATAGAATGTAACACCACGTTCTTCACCCATCCAACCGCCGTTACGATCGTTGATATACCCTTGGATATAAGTTGGTAGTTTGTTACCAGTGACTACGTTAGCAGCAGCAGGGATACCCTTAACCTGTAAGAACTTGTATGTAGTAGAACCAGCTTGGTATGCAGAGTTGGCACTGAATGTACCAATCTCTGGGTAAACACTATCAGCTACATGACTCCAATCACAGATTGTACGGTCATAACCTAATGCTTTTAATTTACCAATTACATCTGTTGCTGGGTCAACTACAGGAGCAATAGTGTTAACGTTACTTGTTGATGTCCAGTAAATCTTAGGGAAGTCACCACCACCAGTAGCTTCAATTGATGCAGCCATTGCTAGTTGGAACGTCTCTGTGTGGTTCTCAGCAGTCATACAGTACCAATCGTTATCAGCGTCTTGAATAGCTGCTAAGAGGTCTGGTGCAGTCTCTGTGCTTGTGTGTGTTGCTGTTAAACCTACATAACCTGTGATTACTAAAGTAGTTCCAGCTACAGGTGTAATAACAATTTTAGCTGTTGCTAACACTGCAGTTAGGTATGCGTCTACAGCTGATAATTCTGTTTCTGCAATAAGACCTGTACTGATATTATCTGCTACTGCATCTACTGAGGTAAATGAAATAACTGCTTGTGCTTGCTCCTCACCTGTAGTAGAATCATATGCAGCGATAGTATAACCATAAGAACGGTTAGCTGTTGGGATTGTAATAGTTGTTGTAGTTGTATCAGCTTGTTGACGACCAACATAAACCCGTGAAGGTGCTGGACTTTGGCTGAATGCTGTTAGTAACGCCTTGTAAGTTGATGAGGTAGATGGGATACTAGAATCAGATCTCACTTCATCAAAAGAACCATAACTACGTGTACGTTCTTTAAAATATGTATGAGGTGCACAGAAAATCGGAAATGATAAACTGATACCCTCTGCTGAAGTAGTATTTCTAGTAATAGTACTAGATACCGAAGGTTGGTATGGCATTGTGGCCTCTTATGTTATTATGGTAATGGTGGAAAGGTTACTGAACCTGTCAGTATAATAGGATCTGGGTCTGTTTCATCTATCTTGATTTCACCTACCCAGTCTAAAGTGTCAAATGTAAAGCAGTCATAATCAATTGATCTATCAACTGAACTTAGTTTTATAACCATAGTACCAATATCATGGTATTCTGTACTTACTAAGTCTGGTGTAGATTTGATCGTGTTGATAAGTTCTATTGCTGTGAAAACTTCAGTATGTAACCTACGTCTGTTTTTTGGAAGTAATAAACCCTTTCTGATATCCCGTAGGATACTAAAAGCATTACCGTTATCTCTCTCGAATGTAGGACTATATGCAGGTGGTAAACTTTCTGCTGTTAGTGTGATGTTAAAATTAACAACACTGTCAACATAAGTAGTCGTCAGAGTGATTTTATTAGGAGGATCAAGTGGATTATCAACTTCGACATCCACAAAACCTTCTGCCATACTGTAACCATCATTGTCATTACTACCTTGATAGGTCAGTAACACATGAGGTAATGGTGGTTCAATACCACCATAATTCGCTAAGTATACAGCCTTGACTCCACCACTGTTAGGTAGGTCAGCTAAACTATCACCTACTATACCTTCTATAATCTCAGCTAATACAAACATCACTTTGTTGTGGTTAAATTCCCAACTCATACTGTTCTCTCTTTTCTTACAGCAAGATACTCATTGTGAGTGGGTATTAACGTAAAGCTTGTATTGGCTACCCAAGGAGCTTTTTTATGGATTACATAGAGTTGTGCATTAGGATTAATTGTAGTATCTTCTAATGATATAATATCAGCTTTATGCTCTGAACCCTTCTGATTACTGTGTGTACGGAGTTCATGTTCTGTTAGGATCACGATAGTGTCTTCAGATTTAACCCCACTAGGTAAGATTATTGCATCCTCCCCACCGTAGTAAGGTTCCCATAAACCACTAATCTTTGTAGCTACAGGTACTCCGTCAACCCATTGACGACCAACATAACTTCCTGTTACAGTATGAACCCACATATCATCATCAGAAATTAATGTGAACATCTGAATACCTCTTGTTTATGTTATAAATTATATTAGCATATATTGACTCGTCACTCAACTACTTTACTATTATGGTGTAACTATACTCTGCCCATTGATAGAATAGGATAAGTTATCTCTTAATACTCCCGTCCAAACTAGGGGATTATTAGGTGGTGAAACCCCGTAAGTAGCCTTCTGTTCCTGTGTCGAGGGTGCATTTGATGTCAACCTTGTGGTGTCACCAAAACCTGCTCTGACTTTCTGTACGTAATCACCTGCAACATTAGCTAATAATTTGTTAGATGATATGACTGGGGTTTTACTTGAGATACCAGAGAAATATAATTTTAATTGGCTTTTAAGTAATGCATTTGTGTTTAGTGGTGTATAGGTCATGAACTCTTGATCTAACACAGGACGGGCTGGTATATTCGCTGATCTTGATCCGAAACTCTGTATTGCAAACAACCCTGTAAATGTCAAACCTGATGGATGTACTCCATTCTCTGGGAAATATCCCACCTCAAATTTCTTCTTGTGTAGTGATTTAAACCTTTTCATTAAATTCGGGATATGGTTATTCTTTAACTTAACCTTGAGCATTGTAATACCTAGTTTTACTATTGTACTCTATTATAGCAGGTTGTGGTGGAGGTAATAAATAGTAGTACACAAGAAAAAGCCCTCATAGTTGAGTGTCAGTGTTATCTACTCAATGAATTAACGTCTATGTTTAATTGTATAAATTTAAATTAAATAATAGTTGACAAATTTATCTTAGTGCTATAAATTGTACCTACTTAATAGCAACAAGGAGTTGTAATGGTAACAAAGCTTGACAAGGTAAAATGTTTCTTAGGTTTACATGACACTGTTATCACCAAGATTGTGGATAATGTGCATAAACGAAAGTCTCATGTTATGAGGACTAATAGGAAATGTAAATGTTGTGGGAGGATCACAACTCATATGTCAGTAACAAGTAAATGGGGAGGCCACAGTGAGTACACAGAACGAGTTTGGTATTCTGGTGATTATTCTTTAGTAACGTGGCTTAAATCAACTCTCAGGAGCTTTAAACAAGGTAATCGATAGGAGTAAACAATGATTAAACTAAATGAACTCTACTACCATCACCAACGTCACTCTCATCAATATGAAGCTGATTATGTGGGATGGGAGGAAACAGTGATATCACATGATAAACGTAAACTCCGACACATCCTACGTAAAGCAGGTGTTGTTGGTAAAATTGAAACTTTAGTTAAATAAGGGGAATTATTATGAATACAAAATTACTTAAGTTAGATCCAATGGTACAAATGAATATCCGTCAACAATGTAAAGACGCTGCACCTAATACTTTACTAGCTTACATACTTTGGGCAGTCTTAGGATGGTGTGGTGGTCACCTGTTCTATATTGCTGCTGTGGCACGTAAGAGTAGTGACCGTACATTCTTTATGATAGCTGGTGTTGTATACCTATTCACTTTTGGTTTATTTGGCCTTGGGTGGATGTTTGATATTATTGGGACTGGTTTCTATGTATCCTCTGTTAAGACTAACAATGACCAAGTTATTGTTGATGAGTATCTGGTTGCCAATGGTTTAGTTGAGAAAGCGGAAGCTGTACATGTTGTTAAACCAAAGTATGATAGTAGTGCTTGGAAGTAATAATTTTTGTTCTTGTTTTCAGATATTAAATTATTTTAGTGGTACAGGTTTTTGGTATTAAAGTTTAACTTGCTTCTACAATTGTAGAATGTTATAATATTTTAAGGAGGTATACAATGTTAAAGCAAGATTTAGTTTTAGTGTATAAATCTATAATGGAAACCAATAAATGGACTCAAAAGGAAATATGTAAATTATCTAAATTAAACCATTGCCAACTGAATAGTATATTACTGCATGAGGGTAAAAGGGTTTCTATTGAAAAGATGGAAGATGGTCTCTGCAACTTAGGGTTTGAGGTTGACTTTATTGAGTGGAAATATGTCGATGAGGAGAATGTATAAATGTCTTTAAGGGTAGTCTTATCTAAAGAGAATATGGATTATGTTATGGGGTTAGTAAGGAATGGTGGTGGTAATCCATCAGATATTATTGACATGTTGTTGAGTGATTTAACCAGTGCGGAGAGCAAGTTAAATGGTGAAGAAAGTAGGGGACAAAAAGGGGACAAAAAGTAAGGTAAAATCGACTAAAAAGTCTGGATTTATCTTCGAAATTAAACCTAGTCGTGGTGGTGTTAAAAGTAAAGAAATCAATGAGTTGGAGTTACCTTTGCTTAGTATTATTAAGGGTAGTAAAAAGACATTCCTTAAAGCTCTATACAGGGGTGAATGTATTATGAATGATAATAGTATTGTGTATTGGAAGAAGATGCTAGGTTTGGATAGTTGTTTAGAGGGTAATTTATCTAGTTATGTATATGAATGGTATGTGAATTCTGATGTTCTAAACTACATATATGATCATGGAAGTGTTAGGTGTAAACCTGATTATAGTATAAATTCTGTTGGTGTTGAATTTAGTGAGTCTATTACTCTTTTATATAATATGTTTGTTGAATACTCTAAAGTTGAGTGCGGTATGAACAGGATTAATGTTGATAAGTATCTTGGTATATGTGAATGGTTTATCTTGTATCTTAACCGATGTGTTTCTAGTGGGTGTTTAGGTCTACTTTACACTAGAGATAGAAGCTTCAGTAATACATTCAAAGTTAATAATAAGAACTACTCCTATGATATAGTAATACGTCTGGTTGAAATGCTAACCAAGAAAGGTCTTATTCTGAATTATATAGGAAATACGATGTATGGTGAAAGACCTATGAGTATGATGGTTATCAACCCCGATCTAATCCCACTATTAAATGTATACAACAGTAATTCAGTAACCTTTACCACTACACCAAAGAATGTAGTAATTGTTAACAGTGTAACTAAAGGTGCAACTAAGAAGCAAACTATTATTGATATGATAGATTTCAGTAAGCTTGATGATAACCTTAAACAACTCGTTATAGAAGGTGAACATATACTAAACAACTACCACTTCTTCATGAATAATAAGGTAGATAAAACCATAGATGACTTCAAACTAGCTGAGATATGGTTACAACGGATACTTAACATAATCGGTGATGTGTGTGGTAGGTTGTTTGATGACGGATCTGTCCAAGGCAAACCAAAAGGTGTTAGGGCTAAGATTAAGTTGGATAATACTGAGACACTATCATTAGACTTCAAGGCTATCCATCCAGCTATCTTATTATACTGGGAAGGTATCCCTATGGCTGAACATGATCCATACCCTAAACTACCAAGTATTGAGGTTAATCAGAAGAAGATAAACAGGTTCATTAAATATTATGGGCTGAATGGCGATAAATATAACCCTGTTAGAAATATAGTAAAGAAATTGTTCCTATGTTTGATTAATGCTGATAGTGTCAATAAAGCTGTTGGGTCATGTTATGAGGAGTTACATAAAGATCAACTAAAACGAGGGACACGTAGAGAACGGACAATGAAGTATATTGGCTTACCTCCATTAGACTTACATAAGATAGCCACGGAAATTATCGCACACAATCACATGATAGCTAAATACTTGGGTGTCGGTATTGGAAATAAGTTGCAATATATGGATTCGTGTATTATTATGAAGTGTCTTGATGTGTTGACCAAACAAGAAATACCATGTATACCCATCCATGATGCTATGATATGTAGGGATTGTGATAAACAAGTTGTTGTTGATGTAATGACTAAAGCTTTTATAGAAGTAGTTGGTGAAGGTAGTGAAATGAATTGTATAATTGAGGAGGAATAATGAAAGATAACTTAAATGATAAAGTTTACACACCAGACCATATTGTAGACGAAGTGTTAAAAGAGTTCTTACCTCTGATGGGTTACTGTGGGAGCGAAACAATATTGGAACCATTCAAAGGTGGAGGAGCTTTCTTAGATAAGTTGCCAGTAGGTACATTATGGTGTGAGATAGACGATGGTATAAATTTCTTAGACTTTACAGGTAAAGTTGACTGGATTATAACTAACCCTCCTTACTCTTGTTTCGATATTATGTTAGGTAAAATGTTGAGTGTCGCTGATAATATTATCGTAGTGATACCTGTCAATAAGATATTGAGTAGTATGCCTAGGTTGATGGATATTAATAATGCGAATTCATCTATAAAACATATACATTACCTTGGTAGTGGTAGACAGATTGGTTTTCCTTTTGGGTTCCCTGTGGCAGCAGTATACATTACAAAAGGATTCCACCCAACAACAATAACATATTCCGAAAGGTGCAAACAGGCTAAAAGGAAGATGTTAAAATGAAACGTATAATGGAATATCTAGAAAGTACACACAGGGCTATTCACACCTTGACATCAAGAACGACCACAAGGGTTCAGCATAAGTTTGTTAATACCGAATGGTTTATATGTAAGGTATGTGACGGTGAGGGATTTATATCTGATATGGAAAGTCCTTCACCTAAAACAACACACAAATCCTGTGAGCATTGTAACGGCTCTGGTAAAATTAAGGTAACAATAACTGTAGAGAGGTGTTGAAAATGAATAAACTGTTAAAACTTAAACCCGCTGGTCGTCTGTTCTTCGTATCAGACGTACATGGGGAGATTGGTGTGTTATCAAAATTTAGTTGACAAACAAAACCCACTCTGCCATAATCTTCAACAGATAAAGCGAGTGGGTTTTTCAATTTAAGGAGAATAATATGACTTCATTTAAAGAAGTACCAGTAGGAACTAAGTGTTTCGTAAAGACATTTCACGGTTGGTATATTACACATGTTACCCGACACACTAAAACTCAAGTTATAACTACAACATCAAAGAATGAAGAGAAAAGGTGGAGTATTACTAACGGGCATGAAGTTGGTGGTGATAAGTGGAGGTCTGTACACCTTGAAGTGTTTACGGATAAGCACCAAATTATTGTGGACAAGTTCCAATTAAAGTGTAAGCTAAGAAAAGCATTAAAGGTTTTGGAATTAAATATTGATAACCTGACGGAAGATGATTTAAACATTCTGTTAAGTATTGATACTACGCAATAACGCACCAATTGTAAGACGATTATAATTTAACAAATACAACTAGGAGAAATAATATGGAATTAATGTGGTTAGTGTATGCAGTAGAGAATTTAACTTACAGTGGTGACTTTACAAAAGCTTGGTTTACTACTATAGGTGTGATTGCAGGGCTAGTTATTTTAGTTGGAGGTATATGCTCCATTGACGGAGGTGCTGATAAGGTTTTAGTCTATGTTAAAAAATTACCATATAAAACGGTTACAGTATTATCGGTGATTATATTGATTACCAGTGCAATCCTCCCAACTCGTGAGACAGCAATTAAAATGGCTGGTGCATACTTAATCCAACAAGTAGTGGTTGATGATAAAACACAACAACTTGGTAATGCTGCATACAAAGCCGCAATGCGCCAATTGGATAAGTGGAGTGAAGAAGTACCAGAATTAGCTGACATGATTGCTGATACGGCTAAAGATGAAGTGGTGAAAAGATTGAAGACTGATAAATAACTATTGACAGAATAAAACCCTTGTGCCACAATCTAACTCAGATAACGGTACAGGGGTTTTTGTTTATATAAGAACTCGTCAGACTCGATTTAAGACTACTTGAGTGTAGAATAGCAACACTTTTGTATCTAAGTATAGAAAGTCGCTTAAATCGCTAGTTTGGTGGCTTAGAATTGATTTAATTAACTAGAGGAGAGTTTACATGTTAGATACTTTATTATATTACGGTACAGGGTTTTTATTGTATTCGATGATGTGGTCGTTACCTTCATTTCTTATATTGATAATATATATGGCACACCAGTCTTATTCACACGGAAGATTAGTGGGTAAGTTTAGTGAGTGTGTTTATATTAAAGATTTTATTATAGTGGTGATTTGTTACCCTATTACAATTATCTTTACAATATTAGTGTTAATAGGTTTATTATGGGAAGCTATAAGTGGCTTACGTATTACTGAGAAAGTAATTAAATTTCTAAATAAAAAGGTGGGTTAGTATATGGAAACAATTGATTATTTTGAATGCCGAGATTGTGGTGATTATGCACCAGACGGTGGTTGGTGTGATAGGTGTCTAGATGATGTAGATATAGAAGAATATGAAGAACGTAAACGTGAATGGTTAGAGCAACAGGAGGATTGATATGGATTTTAAATTTATAGTAGATACACAAGGTATATCATCAGACAATGACTTCGATCAGGAAGCAATCTACACTAAGAAGAAAGTATTTACCCCTACAGAGGAACAAGAATTAGCCAAAGATATGGTATCTGCACATCAGGTTACTAAAATAAATGCAGTAGCTGGTTCAGGTAAGTCATCTTCTTTGGCTTACATTGCAAGAGCTAATCCAGTTAATAGTCTTATGCTTGTTTTTAATAAATCGATGCAAGTAGAAGCACAAGATAAGTTTCCAGATCACGTAGACTGTCTTACAACTCATAGTTTAGCTTATCGTCACATTGGTAATCAGTACCAACATAAACTATCAAGACCTGTAGGTAGGTATAAAAACTGTGCTGTTACAGGTACAGAAGTGGCTATGTACTTCAAGCTACCAGACATGGATATAGATGAAAATTCTAAAGTACGTAACACATTCATTGGTATGATGGTAAAAGAGACTGTAGCTAAGTATGAGCAAAGTTCTGACTTGGTTATAGAAAGTAAACATTTTCCTTTTAAGCACCACAAAGACTTAGAGGCAAGGTTTGGCAAAAAGGTGAGAGATACGGTACGTAGTTTAGTCATACGTTATGCAGAAGATCTGTGGGAGGAACGTAAAGATAAATTTAGTCCTGTCTTGATGACACATGATGGATATCTTAAATTATATGCTTTATCTAACCCAGACCTATCTAAGTACGAGATTATGTATCTGGATGAATTTCAGGATACTTCAGATGTAGTTATCGACATGGTACTTAAGCAAAAAGATACAAGTAAGCTTGTCATGGTAGGTGACTCAAGACAGAGTATTTACCAATGGCGAGGTGCAGTTAATGCATTGAAAAAGGTTAATTGCCCTCAGTCAGAATTATCTAAATCTTTCCGTTACGGAGAGGAGATAGCAAAAGTAGCTCGTGCAGTATTACGTGGTAAAGTTGATGTGTTTGGTTTAGAAAGTATACCATCTAAGGTAGGAGAGGATGTGGTTGATTATAATAAACCTTATACAGTTCTTTTTAGAACTAACATGCAACTAATCTTGTATGCACTAGACCTTATTATCAAAGGCGAGAAGGTTAATATTAATATCGACCTGAAGGACTTCTCTAATATGTTGAAATCTTGTCAGGCACTGTATGACGGAGACATGCGACAAGTCAAACATGAGGAGATTGTTCCTTACGAAACTTGGGAAGTGTTATTATATGAAGCTAAGAATGATGGTAATCTTAGTCGCTTATCTAAAATTGTTGAAGCTGGTGATGGAGAAGAAACTTTACAGGTTCTGCACAGGTATAAGAATGATGATACAGCTAAGATCAGCTTATCAACCATACATCGTGCGAAAGGTTTGGAATTTGATCAAGTGGTCTTAGGTGAAACACCTAGTAACTATAATAATAAGGGTAACTTTGTAGGACTTTCCGAAGAAGAAGAGAATCTACTTTATGTGGCAGTGACAAGAGCTGTACATGCCCTACAACCCAATAAAACAGTAATTGAATGTTTGGATTTATATGGAGCAAATCAAAGATGTTGAGTAGTTTATTAAAGGAATTGAATGAAGGTTTGTACGATTATAGTAGTGTCAAAGTACAAACAATAGAACAAGCTGAATTTCAAATGTATGACCAGCAAGGTTTTATCGATGCAAAAGGAGAGATGGCACAAGAGGCTTTAAATAGGTCTTGTGATGAGGAAGCTTTGTTACAAGAATATGTGAATGGTGGCATGAACCTGCAAGATGCATATGATCACGGAATCATAGATGAATCAGGGCATTGCCCTTATATAGAACATGCTGAAGATATGGGATACCTAGAATACTAGAATACAGCAGTACAACTATGGGTTCTAATGGGTGGGATGATAACTTTACATGTAAATGGCCTTAGAGTTAAAATATCAGGTAAAATAAGTACTAGATAATATGGTATGGAAGTTTAATAAAGGAGAAGTAAATATGAGTAATAAGAAATTCGATCATGAGTTATTTGGTGAGCTAACTGTGATAACGGTCAATGGAGAACCTATGTTCTTTGGTAATGAATGCACAAAGATTCTAGGATACAAGAACAGTAGTGATGCTATAAGTAAGCATGTAGACTCTGATGAGAAGGGTGTAGCAAAACGCGATACCCTTGGAGGAGCGCAAGAACAGGTTGTTATCAATGAAAGTGGGTTATATTCTTTGATATTAAGAAGCAAGTTGCCAGCAGCAAAGACTTTTAAGAAATGGATAACATCTGACGTCCTACCTACATTACGTAAAACTGGAGGGTTCGTATCGGATGTAGATCAGATTATTGAGACGTTCTACAAGAATGAACAACCCCACATTAAAGAAGTGATTCGTGCTGGTTTGAACTTCCAGAAGAATAATCAACATAAGATTAATTTCGCTGACGATGTATCTGAAGTAGTTAACCTGAAACCAATGAATGAAGTTGCTAAAGCTTTCGGTATTGGACGTAACATTATGTTCGCAGAATTACGTAAAATGGGTATTCTAGATAACAATAATGCACCCTATCAACGTTACATTGGGAGTGGTTATTTCAAAGTTAAACAGGTAACTAAGAATAAACAATTATATAATACTACAATGATTACTGGTAAGGGTGAAATCTACCTACACAAGAAACTTAAAGAATTAGGAGTATTATTGTAATATGAAATTAGAATACACTGGAGATTTAGAAATTATAACTAACCCTAAATCTATGCACACTATGGTGTTACCTTTTAGCTTCGTGAGTAAATGTGGAGTACTTACAACTAATACTGTAAAACAAGAAGCACTCAAGGTTATTACATCACACGAACAAGCCACGATATATGGCATAGCAAACGTGATATATAGCTGGAAGGTAATTTAGGATGAGGAAGGAGAAAACCCCACAACTCTGTTGTGGGGTTTTTGTTTAATAAACTAATAACGCTGCTGCAATGAATTCCATTTTGTTAGCTCCGATTAAACATTTGTAATCCGCTTCCAGTCTGCGACACTTACTGTACCGACAGATTGATACCAAGCCCCAGACGCAAGCGCTAGCTGACCGAAGGCTATAGGCTTTTCAGCTATCGAGTTAGGTAATGAACTAAAAGTAAATGGGAGCATTGTGTCGTTAATTAAGCAGTTGAAATTCCTTACCTCTCCTGCGCCTATATTTGTGTAGGCTGTGTTGTTTGATTTCTCATACACATTATTTGATGCTCTGACATTGCAGTTGTCTGCTGTTATGTAATAAGTTCTGTTTGGCACACTTGTAATTGCATTTCCTGACACCGTAGCGTCATTATAAAACATTAATACATTTGTTGCAGTTGTGGTTGGCAAATCAAAATTCTCTTGTATTGTGTTTCCAACAAATCTGCAACTTTCAGAGCCATTTAAAAACCACTCTTGATTGGTCTTAATCCTACACTCAGAATTTTTAACAAGTAAGTTTTTTAGATTATTTTGCCTTAAAGATATTTTATTTAATACAGCATCTGACAGGACAATTATATCAACATTTCCAACCGCGTCGGTGTACCTAATATCACCTAGCTCTGCCCTACCAGAAACTTCTAGCTTACCAACATCCATTTGACTGACACCTAATAAAATCGAATTAATATAGGTATTAGGCCCAGTGATTTTGATTGATGGTAACGTGCATCTAAAATTAACTTGGTCCATTGTTGCATTTTCAAAATAAACTTCCTGCACAACGCATGGGTCGCTAGAAACAATTGACGCACCTTTTTCCAGCATAATGCTCTTTATAAACGATCTAATAACGCTTAGTTTTTCAATTTGATTAATAGGGTTGTCATATAAAAAAACGTCTGCTATGTTTGAGTCAATAAACGTCCATTTCTGAACTTGAGCACCTTTCGGTGGCGCGTAAATGCTGCCGCCATTACCTGTAATGTTCGTTCTTATTAGCGTTTGCTCACCAGTGCCGTCATATGCATGATAACCATCTGTCGTATCAATGCAGTTTATTTCGCAATCTTGCATCGTTACTTTATTTTCACCGTTTAATGGATTGTTATTTGAGCCTGACTGTATACCTGAACTGCCGACAAACGTAGCGCGCAAAGATGAGAACTTGCTACGAATAACCTTCGTGTCTCTGCACAGACCAAGCTTTGCAATATTGCCTCTTGCATCTGGCATTAAGCTAAACTCGCAATCTTTGATTAGTGTATCTGTACGAATTGCGGAAGAGTTACTAGAAAAGAACTCTAAGCAATTTGCAATGTTACTTGGATCAGAAAAGAAGTTTCCGCCATTCGTTACTTTTACTCTGTCCAGCCTGAAGCCGCTGTACTCACCGTTAATAGTGTGGGTAATATTTATTGAGAATTGACTAAAACCGTCAATCGTCAAATCTTCGAGCGTGATGTTTTGGCAGTCCCATAATGTCAGCGCTTGAACATAAACACCAGCCGTTTTTGTATGGACAAAATGGCCATTTTTAACATAAATGCCGTCAATTTCATCAGCGCGAAAACCAGATGTTGTGAACACATCACCGCGAATTGTACATCGGTTTAAATCTACGTAGACAGGGCGATTAAAGAAAACCCTGCGGATGGTATATTCTACACCAGACACACCGACCATCACGCCGTAAGTATCTAAAAGTTTTTGCATTGACGCTGTGCATAACTCTGGACTTCGTAGTCCCCCGAATGATTCGACATTGTATTTCTCCACGCCTTCTGGCCGCACAAAGCACCCAACACCAGTGCCAGTCCAATCAAGCAGCGTTGCAATATTTACAGCAGACCCGTCCCACGCTACAATAGCCTCAGGCGCTATAATAGTACCACCATTGTGATCTGCTTTATCTTTGCTAATATCATATACAAAGTTGCCACCACCCACGGTAGTGCCAACATAGAATCCATTAACATTTACATTCATGCCATCATAGAGTCCCAAGGACTCTAATGATTTAATACCACTTACATTTTGATCAATTAAACCATTAATATTAGTTCTAATTGTTTCCGTGGTGTAGTTAACACCACACTCCATCTTTTCTAAAGACATTTTATTACCTTATTAATTCTATTATTCTTCATAAAACCTCTTATGCAAGACAAGGGATAACTTCTTCATCACAAGGGACAATAAAATTACACCTGATGATACCCAATGATGTGAACCAATTTAAATTAGCGGGAGGTTCACCACCGCCCGATGTAGATTTAGATGAATTGGAGTTAGTTGCAAATGTTGTATTACATTGAACTGCTGAAATATACGGCATAATAAATTACTCTTTTTTAGATTGATATTCCCAAGGACGTAATTCTCTATTACGATCCTCTAATATTTGACTTGTTAAATTTTTCTGACTATCTTTTACTTGATCTACATCAATTCTAAGATATTTAAGGTCTTGTTCCATCCTTACCAAACTTCTACTCATCTCGACAAGAAGCTTATCATTAACTTCAGCATTAACCCTAGATTGTGTGTTAGCTTGTACATCATTGTATAAAGAAAGTACCCCTATTAATAAAGCTATGGTTACACCCACAGCTACGGGTTTTATAAAAGATTCAGTGAGAAAACCTGACATTAAAATTTACTCCTTCTACTAGATACCCAACAAAGTCTAGTAGCAGACCAACCATTACGTGTGTCAGGATTACTATTAACCTTGTCATATTGGGTTTGTGATGTACCACCAATAATAACTAAACCTGAACCTGAACCACCTTCTGGTACCAAGGATTGACACACGAGTGATGGGTCAGATACATACTTAGCATAAAGCCCTTCCCACCCAGTCTCTGTACCATTAGAACCATCTGAGAACGTTTTCTTAATACGCCTCTTACCTATTTCTTCTTCTATGCTAAGGACAGAACCGCCACCTGATCCTGCAGAACCTGCTGCCTGAGCATTGATTAAGTACTGTAAAGTGTCCAGTAGAGATTTATATGTAACGATACATAAATTCTCGTCTACATCACCATACTTTTCTATATTACGCTGAACGATCTTATTCAAAGTAACATCAGGCATAATAGTAATACTGAGTCCTCCGAGCAAGAATCTGATTTCTTCAGAAATTGCACTAACGTCTAAAGCCACATAAACCTCCATTAAATAATTTAAAAATTGTTTGACATTGATAATAATTAAGTATAGCATAAACCTTAGTAGTAACTAAAGGGGTTACTCAATAAATGAGGTTGATATAAATGACAGTAACCACCTATGATGCAAAAGATATTCGTGTGCTTCGTGAGGACGAGGTAGACAAGTTTCCGTGGCGTATGATTGAAGTATTAGCAGAGAAGTATATTCACCCTGTAGAGGCTGTTAGGCGAGGTCTGGAGGTGTGTTATTTAACAGGTGTAGATATAAGTTACTTCGAGGATCGTTACCTTAAAAGAGATAAGAGTGTACCTGAGAATGAAACCTTTACATTAGCTTATGTAGAAGTACTTCGTGATGAACGTACTAAGTCATGGATAGTGAGATAATAAGAAAAAGGTGTATGTTTATTGGAAAAGGAGGTTAATTTATAAAATAAATAATAATAAAGCTTTACAACAGTGTTAAACTGGGTAACAATACATTAAAGGGGTTAGGAAATTACCTAACTTTAATCAGTATCAATTTCGGTACGCATATTTAGGAGAATATTTATTATGAATAAGACAATCGCAGCAGTAGCACTAACCCTAGCAACAATCGTGGCAGCACCAGCAGCAGCAGTAACTCTATCACAGACTTACACAACTGGTAATTCAAGCAGCAACGGTAGTTACAATAATGAGTCTATCACTCATGTTAAGGGTGTTAATAAGTCTTGGGGTAAGGATACACAAACTGGTAGTATGAACAACTGTACAGGTTGTGGAGTTGATAACACAGTAACTGATCAATTCAGTAAGGTGGTTCGTACAGACCTGACTACTGTAACTAAGCAAGTAGGTGTTGAAAGTGCAAACACAAGTTTCTGTGACTCAACTATCGGTACTGATAACCTACTAGCAGGTCAGAGTCGAAGCCATACAGATTCTCGTAGTTCAGGTTCAGTTGATTCAACAACCACAGGTTCTATTGTAGAGAATACTAAGACTTGGGAGACATCAACAAATGGTGGTGCAGAGAATGGTGGTTCTTGGGGTCGTGAAGTTGTTACAACTAATGTAAACCAGTCTTACTCTGGTACTAACTCTTCTAGTTCACACAGCGACACATTCACATCGTTCATTCGATAAAAATTTGAATTGATATTAAAGGCTAGTAACTTCGGTTGCTAGCCTTTTTATTTATCTGAAGAAAAGTGTTTACACTCGGTTAAGAGTATGTTCTAATAAACACACTTAATAAACAGGAGGAATTATGAAAACAACAACTAAGTTAAAAATTGCCACTATTATAACAGCAGCCCTTATATCTACTACATCACAGGCAGAGGATTGTCACAATTGTGGAAATGGCGGTTTTGGAGGGGACTTTAATCAACAACAAGGTGTAAACAACCAAGCCAGTCCAACGTTTAATAATGCATCTACGATGGCAGGGTCACAATCTAATGTAGCTGTCCAGAATGTGCAGATGACTCAAACACAAAGTATCTTAGGTATTAGTTGTGAATCGGGGGTAGGTGTTATGGGTTCTGTATACGGATCACGTAATGAATCAAACCCTTTTGGTTACACAAGTAATAATGTAGGTGTTAACGTTTCTGTTGGTATGACACTGTTCGATGATAATTTAGGTAATTGCACGGATGCTCAGAAGGCTATCTTAATGAAGATCAAACATGAAGCTGTGAATAATAAGTTTCAATTCTGTGGTAACTTCTATGTGACTATGAATGACCCAAGAGCACCTAAGTTTAATTTCAAAGCTATTCGTTACCAAGCTGAACGTAAGAATAACTTAATAGCACAGCAGATTATGGAATGTATGTCTTTTATTGAGATGGATTCGACAGAACATCACCAGAACTTTGCCAATGCTACCCCTAAAATGAAGCAAGACTTCGATACAGGGCGAAACGGAGTAAAGGTGAATGCTGCTAAGGAAAGTGACATTGAACGTCTTCAGCGTGAGAACAGAGAGCTTCAGTTACGTCTTAGTATTGCAGCGCAGCAGTTTAAGAAATAATTTTAAATAAGGAGAATTAAACCAAAAGAAACCATCTAGGCCATAACAGCTTAGATGGTTTCTTTTTATGTAGTATCAAGTTGTTTAATTATAACTTTTTGTCTTTCCTCCATCCTAATAAATACCTGACCTCAGTTCTAACTTGTTCTACTGTAAAAGCCATTTAAACTTTTCCTCAAAATATGTTTGACATGTTGTTTGTTCTATGTAAAAGTATACACTTTATTATAGAGTCTATAAAGACAGAGGAGAAAATATTATGATTGAAGTAGAGATGACAAGCTTGGAGATTGCGGAGCTTACTGGTAAGAAACATTTTCATATCTTGAGAGATATACGGGACAAATTGATACCGGAATTAGATGAATCCAAAAATGGATTCATCTTTTCTGTAGTAGAAACAACATATTATGATTCCTACAAACGAAACAAAGAATGTTTCAAGCTAAATAAGTATGCCGCAAATGCACTCGTAGCTAATTACAAAATGAAACATGCAATCCTTGTCGTGGAACATATCCATAAATTGGAAATGGAAAACTTCAAGCTAGAAGAAGATAATCGAATTATGAAAGATATCGTCTGGAAAGTAATTAAAGATAAAAGTTACTTAGGTCGTGTGTATGCACTACAATCCGCAGGTGTAAAACATCCACGATTGTTCTTGCGTTATTTACGAGAGAATGGTAAATTCCATACAGATGTACATGAGCGGGGTTTATTGAAGCACCAACATGTATCACCAAACACACTAGTTGAGATGTTCACACGTAAAGGGTTTGAGTGGTTACTTGCGAATAAAGGTAATCTTGACACTTGGGTAGAGAAACAAAAGGTGTTAGAAAAACAACGTAAAGTTTTACCGTGTTAAATTACAAAGGAGATAAAGCATGAAACTTACACTAACAGATGCAGAAATTAAAGAGACAGTTCTATTCAAAGATGTAACAAAAGTGTTAGAGGATGGTGTCGCATTGAACTTGTTGAAGAATACTCACGAAAGATACAGAGATACTGATTGGAGTTGGGATTTCACACTAGGTACTGCTTTTTATTGGTACCTGACACATCAAGGACATGACTGGTGGGAGAAGTTGTGCGAGGAAATATAAAGCGCTAAGTAAAACAAAACCCGCAACCATATCTGGAAGCGGGTTTATTCTAAGACTTGTCTCCACCAAGGCGGCAACTTAAGATAGATACATCATATATGCTGAAGTTTCCTGAGCCAGCTTGGATCTTAACTTCAAAACCATTAGTTCTCACCTCATCTCCTACAAAAATACTCCCATTAACAGTGATGAATTGTTCAACACCCGCCCCCTTAGGTACACTAAAGGTAGAGCCTGTCACAGGGTTGTATAGGAATGATGGGGAAGTTACCAATAAATCAGCATACCCATTCTGTGCAGAGCATTTAGCCTTGAATCGAATTTCCGTTAGGAATAGGTCTCCCAACTGACGGGGTAGAAATAACTGAGCAGCATAGTCGTAGTTTATTTCTAAACCATTACCTGCTGAGTAAGTTATGTCTACCTCTTGGAAAGTAAGTTTATCCGTAACACCTTCATTAACAACCCACGGTGATCCTGTAGTATAATGACCTAATTGTAAGAATTGCCAATCCCCTGTTTCAGCAAGGGACTTAGCAGAGAATTGACGACCTGTCTGATTATCTATTATAGATGTATTGAAAAGGTCTGGTATAGTTGACATGATACCTCCTGATTTATTGTAGGTCATTATAACATTAATTATATAGTAGCTCTATAAAAGAATATAACCCAAGCTGATGAGGTGGAGTTACAACACTGAAGAGCACCACTCACTTTCGTCTGCCGAAATACTATCGGACGGACAGGTGAGATTACTTTATTAATATATACGCATTATGTAAACTACCTCTGCGGTATTGAAATTATCATGACTTGTATCTACAGATATCCCAGTTCCCGCACCTACTTGGTTACGCACTGTAGTATTGGTCTGCACGTAATTATACACCCTGAAGCTATGTAGGTGAGTTGTATTAACATGATGATCATGGCTATACATAGATGTAGTCCATATAGTGTTCCCTTCAAAAACATGAGGTGAGTGGTAGGTAGCACCCGTTGGTAGGTTACCTGCGGAATATGCATCTATCTTGTTGGCTTGAGGTACACTCATACCGCTGTCACCGTCACCTATCGCATGTGGATCTTTGACTTCTACTATCATCTGAACAGAGCTTAGTGCGAGATTATTAACAAGACTCTTAGATAACACATCAATCCCAGTTGACGACATCTTAACCTTAAAACTAGAAGGTATATTAGCTTTGGATACAGGTACTATTACTGAGTCAGCACCTAACTCCGTACCTATCAAGGTATTATTTGTTGTACTAACCAGACTCCTGCCGTTTGTATCAGGTAATCTTACTCCCTCGAACGGACTTAGGTCTCCTGCAAGATTAAGACCACCCCTATTAATAATACTACCATCTACCACTACGAAGTTATCGGGCAGGTCAGCAACAGTCAAACCCATCATTTGACCTAACCAAGGTACAACTCCCCCTACTGGTATACTTAAATCTACACCTTCCATATTAATATACCCTCGTAATCCATAACACCCCAATGGCAGGTGGTCTTACTTGATAAGATATAGGGGTTTGGGTACCATTTACTACGCTATCCCCTCTTGGTATAAATCTGTGTGCTACTGTATTCAACGTAACTCCGTGAGTATGTGAGGGTGTAGTCTTAGGGCCATGCACATGCGTATGTTGGTTCAAGGTATCCGTATCATAAACACCTTCGTTGTATAACTTTCGGTGACCAGTACCTGACAAGGTATTGCCCCCATCTTGGCTGAACCCCGCTGCAGATGGGAAAAACCTCTGTGAAGCTAAAGTACCATCAGACCAGTCATTGCCAGTAACTCTATTAAAGTTGAAAGGGGTGTTAGCTGTCTCTATCCCTGCACCTAAGTCTACTCTTGCATCCAGTGCAGCTAAGTTATAATTAATTTTTTGCTCTCCTGAGTATGTCTCTTTGAACGCAGGTAGATTATTAAGTGATAAACTGAAACTATTAATCCCAGATTTGCTTGCAAGACTTGCCGAGGTACCAGAGAGGTAACCCTCTCCCTCCCAATCGTCATAATTTTCCCTGCTAAAATCTACATGTGCTCTTGGTTTTACTGGTAATATTAGGTGGTTAAATATAAAGTTATCTGGGATATCTATACCTGCTAAGTGCCCTAACCAAGCTATTGTGCCCCCTATAGGGACTCCTGTATATATCTGCATATTAGTATATCCTCATGACCCAAAGACCTACATTAGTCTTTAGGTTGTAAGTTAGAGGTAGGTTAGTTGTGCTTACACTAGAATTACCTTCTACATAGAATGCTACATCTGTAGTAGTCTCTATTGCATTACTCTTACTAGTATCCTTAAGTACGAAGTCGTGGTATTCATTATGTTTTAGATTAGCCATGTGTGTGTGTGTCATGGTCTGTGATTTTGTAGCGTTAGAGTAGTGACTGTTTACCATTTGATAATCCCCCCCAGAGAAGGACCCATTATCTCTAAAATTCCAAAAGCCATTAGAGTAAGGTACAGGCTGTACGAAGTAATTAGCATCTGAAAGGTCCTGTGTATCATTAGGACTCATCGCTATATCACCATTTATTCCAGTCAAGAACCTAGTTACGGGTGTGTCTATGCTCATACTGTTAAAGTTGCCCCAATCTAATACTTTGCTTGCTTGGGTTCTCCTACTAATAACCGCACCCCCTGATGAATTACCTCCTACGGGAAGCACCTCCGTTCTATTCCAATCTGGTAATCTAGTTCCATCTAAAGAGGACTTACCTCCAGAGGCTACTACAGACCCGTCCAAAGCCCTAAAATTATGCGGTATAACTGCACTACCTGTGAGGGCTATAACAGACCCTACAGGTAATCCTAAATCTCTTATTGCCATTATATACTCCTTATGGGGTTCCATCATCTAACTTAAGAACACCATTGATAGCTCTTAATCTCCAAACAGTACCAGCATCTACATTCCCTGTATCTACAATGGTAGGATTAATAGATAAATCCCTGTATAAAGGCCAAGCCAACGTGTCTGTAGTTTCATTCTCACTATAAGGACCATACATAGCACCTGCTGGATTAAGTATATAATCCCCTTCACAATAGTCTGCATCATTTCTAGCAGGGGTTCCTGTAGATACAGGGCCATTGTGCATGATAGAAGGAGACATATCTACTCTATTAGTACCCCAGTTTATAACTCCTGTGGCATGGTCATAATTACAAGGACCTATCCTTACCCGCTTACCTGTAGTTGTTCCTGTAACTTCCCACTCGATGAAGTCTCCCGTAATAACATCATTACCATTCTCTGTATCATATGTCGTTACAGGGGTGTAGTTATTACTCTCTGTGGTTGGTAACTGTATAACCCTATAAGGTCTGGTGTAGCTATGAAAAGGCCAAGATAATGCAGCAGTGGCTGCTCCTGAAACATAAGGACCATATTTTATGGCACTATTTACCTCAAGGAAATCTCCTGCTGAGAAACCTGAATCATTGGTTATATTAGATCCAATACCATCAAAAAAGGTCAAAGGTCTGTTGTTATTAACACCAACATCCCAAGTTATCGGTAAAGCAGGGTCAGAGTAATCTACAGTACAAGGACCAAAAATAGTCTGCTTACCTTCAGTTAAACGGACAACAGATTCCGTCTGAATATAATAATCCCCTGTTGCAACCCTAGTCCCACTGATATTACCTACCACATTAGTAGGTGGTGTTGTCAAACCGTTGTGAGTTACTGGTGCTCTCATCACAGCAAGGTAAGGTGCTGCGGCTTGAATAGTTGCTTGTAGTGGATCATAAGGACCATAGAGAATAGGAGTATTATCTGTATTCTCTAGAACTAAATCCTCTGCGGCATAAGTTACATCTAAAACTATAGTGGTATTTGTGTGTTGTATTGAAGAAGCACCCAAAGAGGTTGGTAACTGATTCCCCCATACACGTAAAAGAAACTGCCCGTTTGTTTCCGCAGGTGTCAGTGGTGGGTTGTCTTGTACCAAACCAGTCTGGTAACCTGAGTATATTAGTAAGTTGGTTGTATCAAAATAAGTATCACCGTCAATGTATTTTTCGTCATCAACCGTGGGTGATCCTGTCTCAGAGAATGATCTAGGTGCTCTTTTGAACACTCTTGTTATATTAGTCCAACCTGATGACAATGCTTGTGCATAAGTATCCCCAGCTAAGATTCTTGCTTGAAACTCATCCTCATCCCATGTGTATACATAACCACCATGATCTGTATTACCAACTTCTTGGTGATATGTATCTCCTCTTTGTGGAGAGTATGCTAGGTCTTCTATGTCCGTTATGGCTGCAGGTGTCCAAGTATGTACTAATTTAGCTGGGTCATTATCTGTATGTGTTAATTCTCTTGGTGCCCTACTTGTAAAGTAGTTTCTATTCTCTACATTAAAATCAATACCAACACCAGCAACCATAGGACCGAAGGTTTTATCTTTAGCAAAGTTGTAGTAGGTATCCCCTGCGGCAAAAGTAATTGGGTCATTCATAAGTGTGGTGGCGGTTTCAAAAGTATCTACACCCAAACTTATCGCTGTATGTCTTCGGGTACCAGTTAAAGATCCTATCTCTACCCAACGGTTACCTGCGGTTTGTGTCTGATCCCATTTATAAAGGAATCCAGAGTTACCTTGAGTATATACATAAAAATCTCCGTCAATAAAGGATGCGTTATTGCCGCTATCTGGATGTACTTCTGTAGGTAGTGCGTCTCCTGTATAAAAACCTGCACCACGGAAAGCACTGGCTGGTGTCTGTAGTAGATTACCTGCAGCATCCATTAAAAATATTGTTTGTCCATTAACACTACCTTGCAAGAGTGGTAGTGATGGTGTGTATAAAGGCATTTTATTACTCCGTTAAATTATTATATCTAAAAGCCAAGTAGTACCTTGACCTAATCTTAATTCTTCTATATCCCTGTGTAACCTATAACTACCTCCTGCCACAGAATTAAAGGTAATAATATCGAAATCACTGGGGGTGCTTAACCTAGAACTACCATAATCTCTTAAGGTTATTGTGTGAGATGTTACAGTAGGATTTCCCCTTGGATGTATGGTAAAAGTTACCTCGGAAGGAGTTTCATCATCAACCTCGAAGAAGAACTCTTCGTAAAAACTCGATGTATCAGATCCTGTGATCGGAGGGTATATATTGGTGTGGCGTATATACTTACCTAGATACTGTGTCCTCTCTATTTCAGAAATTACATCTGCTGGTCTTGAGTAACCTATAGGGAAAACTAAAGTATCTACATCCCTAGGTGATCTATTAAACACTATCAGGGCACCATTACTGTCTGTAAGTACGTTGTACTCTGAGTCGTGTAGTGTGTTGAATTTATTAGCCTCTGAGAAAGCCCACTCTGTAGCACCATGCCCCGTATTAGCGGAATTAAGTATTACAACCCCTTGTTCGTTTAGATTATCACCCCATACAGGGTTATATTTTGTGAAGGCCCCCACTGTAGGCATCACTGTAGATATGTAGTAATTACCACTGAAAAACTCTACCCAGTTTAATCCAATGAAGTCTGGATGACCATGATTAGAGAATGTATCTATCGTTACCCAAGAGCCAGTATAATCTTGATCAAAACTGATAACACCTCTCTGGTCTACATTAGAGGCTCTGGCATTCATAGTACCTACAAATACTTCAGTAAGGTTAGTAGAATCAGCATGTCTCTGTGAAGGTTCTACATCACTAACATAGACCACTATATCCTTAACGCCTGTAGGAGTGTCTCCTGCGTTTTGATAAACAAACCCATTCAAAGGTACATTATTACCTACATAACAATATATACGGTATCTAGGTACTATTTGATTTACGTCATCCCCAGTAGACCATACAGAGTTATTAGTAGGCTCTGCCTTGTTTGCAGTAATAAACACATCAGGTGCCTGTACCCCTTGTGTGTATATATCAGCGGTATCAGGTATTGCTATAGGGTTATTATCTTGTTCATAAGAAGGAAGTAGTCTGGTTAGTTTCTCTTGGTCTGTACCTTCAAAACGAAAAGTCCTGGCATCCCCGATCCTATTCCATACTCCTGAGAATATATCCATAGGCCAAACACCTACGTGGTCCCTAACAGCGATAACTCCTCCGTAATTGGAGAACTTATCCCCAGCTTTAATATCCTGTCCTAAATACACTTCCGTATATTCTGGTATGGTTTCTCCGCCTCCACCAGTTTCACCTACATAACGAAAACCACAAACCCATATCTCATCTGAACCTACAAACCCACTAGGAGGTCTTACGTCTGTAGAGAATAGTAGTAACCCGTTAGCGTAATTAAAGAACCAACCAACTTCACCACCAATATCCAAACCTACCGTAGTTGTAAGTTCAACACCTCCTGCAGTAGGAGCACCTCCGACAAATACCCGAATAGAATACCCGTTAGATGCAGCTCCTGATGGTTGTTGTATTAACTGTGGTTGAATCCAGTTCTTAAGTTGCTTAGAGGTAGGATCGTTGAATGTTTCATAAGCTACATAAGTAGCCCTGTTTGTACCTGCTACTGGAGTCAATCTAATTGCAGTATTCGGGTCAAAAGATGCGTCTGGGTTAAAACCCAAAGACTGCATAGTTGTGGAGTTAGCACTAACTGCCGCTAATGCTGCTGCTGCACTGGATGCAGGGAAATCCCGCAAAACGCCTATATCATTTAAAATATTGTCTGGATCTACTAAGAAAGAGTTAGGGAATCTACTCTCATACCAATTAGCTGTAGGTAGTGAGTCGATAACCCCCGCTGCCAACACCTTTGCACTTAGTTTTGAAATTTCATTAGTACTAAAGCCCATTTAATCTCCTTATGCGAAAGAAACACTTATTTCTTCTACGCAAACCCCTCTTTCAAATTCAACTCTCATAAGTATACCATTTTCTACATTAAAACTACCAAAAGTACAGTTCGCAGTAGTACCTGTAATCGAAGAACGACAAGTGGCATTAGTGTTTGTTTGTAGCAATCCGTCACGAAACTCTGCAAAGTTATAAACATTAGCTCCATGTACCCAAATACTATTCCTCTTAGAGAAATCTTGGTTATTTATGTTATAATTTGGAGGCGTTATTATATTAGGACTTCCTGCATCGGTACTGGCTAACTTCCAAATGTAGATCCTGAGGTCTTCATTCTCCAGTAATGTTTTTAGATCACCATTAACCCCTACTGTTACAGTGAATGTGGAGAAAGAGTTTATATTAGGTGTAGGAAACTCTCGGAAGTAGGTACAGTACCTATTAAAGCCTGTATAGTTTGGTTGTGTGGCAATGAAAGGTAGGTTACTGGTGAAATCTGTAATACTACCTAGTGCGCCCTCTGTTGTAGTCTGGTTTATAGTAAACATATCAGCAGGATGTACTAGTTTTCCACCAAAGACCGCAGCATCTCCATCTAGAAGGTGTACGGTACTGTCCCAAGCAGTTGTGTAGTCGTGTTTTAGTCGTCTATCTTCACTATTAAAAGTCTCTAAACTCTCAGTAGAGGTATTAGAGAAAGTGTCAATACATACATCTAAAGTGTTGCTTGCAACAGATCCAGCAGGATTCCAGCTATCTCTTATTATGTTCCCTACAGAAGCTTCACCTACATGCCTAAAGTCTGTCTCATTAATATTCTTAGTTTCTTCATAATCTATACCTTGTACTGTATCTAAGTTTGTAACCTCAAACCAAGAAGGGGCATCTGTCCAAGGAGAAGATGTGTACGGTGTTATGCCGAAATCACTACTATCTACTACAAGACTGTCATTGGGTCTAGATGAATCGTTGTTGTGGTTATCTATGTCTGGTACAGAAATAACAAAAGGAGATGTAAGTGTGTAGTACTGTAAGCCCGATAAAAACTTAGTAACAATATTTGCAGGAGTAGGATCTTCTACAATAGAAGGTGCTCCAGTAATACTAGGACTGTCTGGGTTCTTATCTCTAAATACATCTTGGTTTATATTTCGTAACACTGCCCACTTATGTTCTAGGAAAGATATCTCTACACGACAAACTCCTGAGTTAGTAGAACCGATCAACCCATCACCACTAACAGACACAGAGAATCTGGCAGCATCTGCGGTACCATCCCCATCGGGTGCGTAACCTGATATTTGAACAGACACATTACCATCTGTCTGAGTTCCGTTACTCTCAGCGGAGAACGTTACATCATCTACTAGAACCCCATTGTGGTAAGTTTTTACTGTTATTCTGGCATCTGCCCCAAAACCCCTACCTTGTGTAGACGAGTAGTTAAGGTTGTTAAGAGACCCCATCACGGTAGTATTCTCTTGCCCATTAGTTAAAAAGGTGTCAGCTTCTGCCAGATCACTTTCAGAGACTCTTACTGGTGTATTTTGAGCACTAGACCAAGCAATCGGGTCTAGGAATTCAGGAGGATTTCCTATTATGACACGAGTGGGGTCATCAGGATCTACAACAGCAGAAAAACCTAAGCCATCTTGTGTTGCCCATATTAATTGAGTCACCCCTAAACTTACCGCGGACTCTACACCACCCGATTGATTGAATACGGAGATCTTACCCCCACCACCTCCGCCACGTAGGGTGGTATTTCTTACTTTCATAACCATATCTTATTCTCCTAAACCCTTCTGCCTATATTAACTACCGCCCTATAAAAGGGGAGTTTATTAGTAAGGTCTTCTATAGTTGTTATATCTAAAGGAATATCTAAGGAAGGTCTTAGTTGTATTTCTGTCAGGGGGATATCATCTATAATTTTTGTCCTCATAAGGGGGTCACCTGAAGTAAATCCACCCAAACCATCATCTATAGCTTCATAACCCATATTAAATACAGCTATTGTAGAGGTATCTGGATCTAAGATAGGTTCCCATTCTTGTAGATCATGCCCTTTACCCCACAATTCTAAATCTCCTGTCCATATGGGGTAAGTACTAGAATCTTCAATCAACACCGAAGCTGCCTCAGCTTGGTTATGGATCATGTGATCACCTGATGAGATATTACTTAGAGTAATCAAACCTACCTTGAAACTACCAGCACCTCTTTGAAGTAATGTATCATCTACAGTAGTTACCGTAGTATTGCCTGATAGGTCTCCCGCAGAAATTGTTATAGTCCCATTAGTAGTATCATAATCAGCATCTGCACTGGGTGCAAAGTATTCAGCAACATAATCAAAGTCATCCTCGTGTTCGTCAGAATCCTTGGAAACCCTCCAATCACGTTCTACTTGTGATACATCGTGCGTGATGGTAAAGTCTACTGTAATGTCTGTTGTGTGAGCCTTAGATAGGTTAACTGTAATATCAAAAGACTCCCCTTCTGTAACATGAGCAACTACGTTCTTATTTATAGTAGCTAAAGATACCCAAGGAGATATACGATTAGGCAACTTTGTTGTTGCTGGTGCTAACTTTAATGTTGTATCCATTTTCTGTATTAGGTTGATAAAGAGACTATCACCTAGCCCATTTAATTCAATAATACTATTCTCATCCCACTTAAGGGGTTTCGTAATAATAGGTTTAGAGTAGTTCATTTTATTCTCCTGAAATCATGAGTTAAGTATACCACTAATAAGGTTTTTACTCAATGAGGTGAAGTAAATAGTTGACAGAGGAATAGTAATAGGTTAAATTGGTGTCATTGAAAACACAAGAGGAGATTGACATGCGACCTGAAAAACAAGAACGAATTATCAACAAAGGTATTAAGTTATTTTTGAAAGACGGAGATAAGAAACACCTACAAAGTAAGTTATGCCTCAAGGCAATGTATAAAATGTTATATAGAGCTTTCAAGGAAGAAGGTATAAATGTATACAAAGTAAACGGAGAGATTGAGACCAAATCAGTACAGGAAGCTTATGAGTTCCTTTTTGACTTAAAGCCTGAACCATTAACATCAGGCGCGCTTTACTACTATAGTGACCGATATTACCGTAATCCTTACAGATTATATGAAATGTACATGAAGATCATTAATGATGAATTAGTATTTATTGAAGGGGAATAACTATGTCAGAATTAAAATGGGAAGAAGGTAAAAAATACAAGCTTGTGGATAAAGAGGGATTCTTGGCAGGTCACGAAGCTAATCAAGATATCTTTGAGCACCTTATCAGTAAAAATAAAGGACGTGTATATATTTATGAACTATATGATCATTGTTGTTATGCAGGGATTGAAGATAAAAAGGTAGAGGGTTATACACTATACTCTTCTGAGATCCAATTCTTCGAGGAAGTTGTAGAAGTTGCATGTTGGGAACAGGGTAAGTCATATAAAGTCAAGCACCCAGAGAACCTACGTGCACTATTTTTAGAAGGTATGCAAGGGAGAGAGTACATTACCGTTTTGGGTGTATATCCTGATATCGGAGGATTACACGCATCCTGTGATGTGAAGGGTTTTGAATTAACACCTAGTTGCCGAGAGAACTTTGAAGAAGTGTCTACGGAAGATAAAGTTAAAGCTGAACTACAAAAGGCTCGTGCAAATAAACAAACCACACCACCTTCTGATGTGCAGATGGCACACCACATTCAGATGCAGATTGGTAAGAAAGGTAGTGCGGAAGTGTTTGAGTCTATCTCTGCTGTAGAGGTGGAGGGTAAGTATTATTTGATTCAGTATAATGGGAGTGTCCCCGCTTACAAGGATTGGATGACAATTGAGACATTAGGTAATATGAAAAGCGATTTAGTTACTGTAGATGTATTTTCTTCCTTTATTGGTGCCGTAGATTACTGGGAAGACTACAAACACTACCACTTAAACCCATACACATTCTTGATGGTACAGATGCTACATGCAGGTAATGACTTAGTTAAGATGGGTGTTATTGAAATTTAGACAAAATAAAACCCTCGCAGATATTGATCCGTGAGGGTTTCTTTATATAGTTTTAACTAAACTTATTTGATACCGAGGTGAGCTTCAAAGTCAGCTAACATACTACCAATAGATTTATTTTTCTTCAGGTCACTCCCGAAAGGTATAGCTACTTTTTCTAAGTAACCTTTATCATCCTTGTTAGACTTTAAGCTATCTAGACGAACCCAATCAATCTCAGGGAAGTCTTCACGAGTCTTTGCAACAACTACGTCAGATTCTTCTACACTCTCAACCACAGGCTGTTCAGGAGCTTCCTGTTTAACTTCTTCCCCTACTTTCTCAGAAGATAATTGAATCAACGAAGCAGACTCTTGTACTGGAGCATCTTCCTGCTTAAAGAAGATAGTGAACTGACTCTTCATTGAGGTAGATAGTAATGGTGCATACACCTCACCATAAAGTTCATTCAACTTCTGTAGTAAGTCAACGAAACCTTCTGTTTGGTATATAGTTCCATCAATTGTAGCAAACCATGTACGTGGAAGTTCGAGGGTCTTATTCAAATCGATAGCGTGGTGTTGGCTTTTCATGTACTCCCAGAAAGGGAAGTAACCTGAGATGTGCTTATATTGTTCTTTCATTGTATCTCTCCTTTAATGTCTATACCCTAATTGTAGCATAAATTTAAGTGTGTGTCTAATTTGGTATTGACATTTATATTACAGGTAATAAAAAAGGAGACCTGACGGTCTCCTTTTAATCTAACTATCAGTTTTACACTAGTGTAGCAGTGATATTAGCCACTAGTTCGGGGCGGCACAGTACTGCTGCTACTGCAACTTCTGACTCAACACCAACTTGACGCCAGCCTTCAACCATAAACAAGTAAGAACCTTCAGATACTTGGTTAACATGGTCAAGAGTGTGTGCTGGAGCATAACGTAGTTGCCACATATCTTCGATACCTAATGGTAACATGAAACCTGCAGTGTTAGAAATTTGACCAGACACGTCTTCAACAATAGTAATACCTTTATGGGTAAAGAATTTGTTGATACGGTCTCCACCTAAACGGCGGCGTAGTGGCTCTTGATCTGAACTGTAGTTCTCATAAGCAGCACGTACACGAGCGTGACCTGTTAGACGAGAGAACTGAGTAGTGTTACAGATGTAAAGCATTTGGTAGCTGTCTGAATCATCACCAGCAAGTAATGAGATTGCTTGACGCTGTTCTTCTAATACATCAAATGGGTCAGCAGCAGCATTAGTGAGGTCAATAGTACCAGTTTGACGGTTAGCACCCCAAAGAGTTGAGAAGTTCTTTGCAAGTGTAGTAACTTGGTTACCTGCAGCATCGACTGCGTGGATACGGTTGTTAACTAGCGCAGTGTACATTACGTTACGGATATAACGTGCATGTGAACGCTGAATGTGAGCTACTTTACGGTTAACCAACTGGCTAACAGAAGCAGGTGCATCTTCAGTACCATATTCACGGAAAGCTTCAACTTCTGAAGGCTTAACAGAAGTATCTAGAGTTGCATAAGGAATCTCGAGGATTTCCTTGCGAGCTGATTCAGAACCAGCGAATTGACGGTCTGCACCACGAGCAACGTTATGCATTGCAGTGATACCTTTCTCTTCACGCTCAAACTCACCGTAACGGCTATCAGAGTATTCAGTGTTAAAGTCACCAAACAAACCTAGTTCCTGTAGGAAGTTTTGTGAACGTGGCGCTAGTGCCATTAGTGAAGTGTAATCAGTTACACCGAAGTCACCCATACGAGTTGCCATAAAATTGTTTCTCCGTTAAATTGTTATTATTTGTTCTTAGTTACGTGTGAAGCTAGTTGTAACAGATTGTAGACGTACACCAGCAGTAGCTAATGCAGTAAGAGCCTCAGTACCATATGCAGCGTCACTAAAGTGTAGTGCGCCCATATTAACCACAGCATCTCGGATTACAACTGGAACTAAGATAACGTCACCAACTTGGTAGTCACCAACTTCAAATTGTGGGAAATCGATAATACCTGTAACGGTAGCAGCGTCAGCAGCAGCAGCTTCTGTACCAGCAGCAATTAGCATAGAACCGTCCTGCATAGTAGCGGTAACTGTAACAAGTACAGACTCGTAAGACATGTTGCCACCCATCGCAGCAGATAGGGTGTTAAGAACAACTGGTTGGCGGTATGAAGTAGCCATTTATTATAATCCTCTAATTAAATTTATTTGTTTTTCTTTGCAGCAAGTTCAGCGGCAACAGCTTTTTGTAATTGTGCTTCACGGTCAGCAGGAGAACCTTTAACAGTCTTCTTCTCTACTTCCGCTTCTACAGAGTCTTGTGATGCAAATTCAGCTTTAACATCTTCAACAGCTTTCTCTAACTCAACGATCTTATCTTGAGCAGCAGACATAGCCTTGATGATTGAAATAGCTTCATCTTGAGAAACAAGTGACTTAACAATAGCTTCAACACTATCTTCAGCAATAAAAGATAAACCTTTAACAAGTTCAGTTGTATCGCTTAGAACCTTAGCTTTAGTAAGTTCTGCTTCTTTAGCAGCAAGTGCATCAGTAACAGCTTTCTGGATAAGGTCTTGAACTACAGTAGACTTTAATAAGTCATCCTGAGTAATTTCCGTTTTAACTTCTGACATGATTTCCTCATCATTTTCAATTGGGGTAGTTTGGGACTCAGGTGAGCCTTCCCCGTTAACTTCCCCATCTGAATTAATTTCTTCAGGGACTTCTTCTTTCTTCAACCAATCAAGAGCTTTAATTAACTCTTCACCAGTCTCGGCATCTACATACAGGTCGCGGCGTTTAACTTCCACTGGCTCTGATGTGAATTCAACAGCACCGTCTTCTGACATGTTGTAAGATACTGCGTAAGCTTTGTCATCAAAACAAAACAACACCATATCGTCACTAAAGTCTTCAACGTGCACCCAAATATATTCTTTGTTCATAGACTCTTTAAGAACAGCCTCAACTGCATCTTGTAAGTCTTTACGCTTATTCTGCATAGACATTTTCTGCAACACTTCTTCTGGTACCTTACCCTCTAAAGTCTTCATAATCTCAGAAGAAACCTTAGTATCTGTACCTTTGAATAATAGTTCTTTGTGTCGTAGATTAGCACTGAAACCCTGTGTCTTATGACACACTGCAATATGAGGATTCTCTCCATCAAAATTAAGTCCAGTGATTTCTGAATGTTTATCTAAATTATCCAAGCTATTCTCCAGTTGATACAGGGTCATTGATTACTCCCCAACCCTTTAAACTTAAACCTGCAATCTCAGTAGAACCGTCATCTAATACTTCAGTACGTTTCTTCCAAAGTTCTTGGTCATGCCACTTAATTTCAGCGCACCAAGTACCTTCTTTAACTTTTTGACCATTCACTTCACAGTCAAAAGGAACAACGTAATGTTTCAATAACTCAATGCAGGTATTCTCTGTATCATCATGAGCGTGAAATAGGTTCATGTGCAGACGTTTTTCTTTCCAAGCCTTATCAGCAGACTCAAAACCTTTAAGTACAGTGTCTTGACTATACCAATGCCCGTGAGCGTCTGGTACATAAGGTTCAGCAACAACCTCTACAGAGATTTGATTAACGAGGTCATGTGACTTCTTAATCTCTAATGTCGAGTCTTTCTTAACCTCAACACTTTCTAAATCTTTATCGACTTTATCTTCATTCAACGTCATGTTGTTAAAGCCGCAAAACTTCACAAGAGCTTCTTTAAAGCTACTCATTAGTTACCTCCCTCAATAGTACCGATTAAATCAGTCCATAAATTTGCGTTTCTCTGTTCTTCTTCTAAGTCATCGTCAGTAAGTAAATCAACACTCAAACCTGTAACCCTCTCATATACTTCCTTTACATCGAAAGGGACAGCGAATATATCACTGTTAATAGTAATCTTTGATATAGGTTCTTTTGTAGTGAGTGAATTAACTTCACTGTTTTGTCCGACAGTATCTTGACCTCTGGCATAAGTTAGGATAGCTCCTTTCTTATTAAAGGTAATCTTTTTGTGGACAGCAGTATCACGTAATGTTACACTACGTATCTCTTTAGTATTCAAATCAAACTCAGCTTCTAACTCATTGAGAGAAAAGCTACGTAGGCATAATGAATTTAAAGAATCATAAGTGTGAGCAAAGACACGGTACTCTGAGGTCTTAGTATTAGCTGATTTGATTAGAGGGTCATCTGATGTGACCCAACCAGCTTGGTGAAGAAACAGAGGGAGAGATGAAACAGCTTTATCACCAACAATGGTAAAGTGTTTAGTAATTGTTTCCATATCTATCCTTCTGTGTTAATTCTACCATAATTTTATACAAGGTGCAACAATTATATAGTATTTAATGATTAAGCTGTATTTTCACTGTTTGTATCAGAAGCTGTACCACCTGCTTGACTATCACCAGTACCACTAGTACTGTCACCAGAACCCACTTTAGATTCATCTGCAAAGGTAAACAACATTGCCCTGTACTCTTCTGGGGTTATGTTATCTGGTAGTCGGTAATCAATACCTAGTCGCTCCAGAATAGCATTACCAACATCAGCAGTGGCAGGTAAAATTCTCATCACTCGGTTTAGGTATTTGCCATGCTCATCCATACTGACGGGTTGTACTTCACCATGCAGGTACTGTGGAATATCTGAAATCTTCTCATCCTTGAATCCGTTTAGGTTTAGGATGAATGGGATAATAGTTTTGTTAACCATGTCATCAATGATCATGTTGTCACGATTAGCATAGTGTGCTTGGATGTCAGCCTTACCTTCATGTAAGTTAAAACTTCCTCCACCTTCTTCCCCTGTAATCAAGTGTGAAGCACCTAATACATTGAAGATAGCTTTCTTCTTCTGTTCTATAATAGCAACTAAGTCGAAGTTCTTACCCGTTCCAGAAATACCCTTGAAATCTACGTCATACTGTAATGCACCAGAACCCGCATCATTGAATGCATCTGATGGCAGGATCATGAACGTCTGATCACCAGCGTGTAGGTTAGCCATATGTTCTTGTAGCTGAGCTAATGTAGCAGCAGCATCTGAGTTTACTTCTTTAGCTTTCTCAAATAAGTCAACTGGAACACGTAGTACAGGGGTACCAGCTAGATCCTTCTGGATACCAACCAGTAGATACTCTTGTATGAGGCTCTTTTCTTTCCAAGGAGCGTATGCTGCATCTAGTGCAGAAGTACCCATAGGACGTGACTGAGAGGCTGCATAAGCACTTACACCAACCTTACGAGAGTCAATACGAACAGCACCAGTTTGACTGAATTGTTGGGCTTGTCTTAAAGTTAGTCGATTGCTAGTATCAACAAAGGCAGACTTCTTCTGTCTCCAATACTTTAACTTACGCCCACCTTCTTCTGTCTCATAAGGACGTATAGTGTCGATAGTTAAAGGATCAATATAAATGATATCGTCTAGTGTGAATAGTCCTGCATACACCCCTGACTTCTCAACACTAGCAGTAGGTTCATGTAGGGCAATACCATTATAAACCATCTCACCACACTCACGACCTACAGCTCTCATTGTACGAGCCATACCACGTAAGTTGTGTTCAATAAACTCTTTAAGGAATACTGAACGTTCTGAGTTCTTATCATACTTTAATTTGAAGTTAGCTTGTGCTACCTCAATAGAAGTCATACGAGACTCAACACTACTCCATACAGCCTCATCACCGATCATTAGCTGGTAGGTTTCAAAACGATTAGTGTTGGATAATTCATATGGTTTGAGTAATTGTACGATTCGTTGAACTGAGTGAATAGCAGGGGATGCTATACCCTTTGAGGCACTACGCTGACTACGTGTGTCCTTTTGAATAGTCTTCATTCGCTGGTTGCGATTAGACTTCCCTTTTCCTTTACGGTGGCTCAAGGTAGCTCTCCTATACACTAGTCTAGTTTGTTAAGTTAATTCTATCACATTCCTTGATAGGAAGCAATAGAGGTGGTAAGTTAATTCTATCACATCCCTTGACAGTAAGCAATAGAGGTGGTATGGATAGGAATTACAGGTAAAAGAAAACCCGCACAAGGCGGGTTCATGGTAAGGTGTTACTTTTGTGCAGAGACTAATTTTACGAAATTGCCGTAGTATTCGCCATCTTCATCGTAAATACCCATAAAAGTTTCATCTGTATAGATGAACTGGTAAGCCTGACCTACAACTAACCTCACAGGCGCATCAGTGACAGTTCCGCAGGTGATTGAGGTTTCGAACAGTTCAGACACTCTGAAAATACCATTCTCTTTCACAAAAGACACCTCTAATCCGTTATGTTTTAGACCCTTAAGGTAAACTAAGTCGCCAGATACCAGTTGATACAAAGACCCAACCTGATAAACTTTACCTTTATACTCTACTGTTTTAATCTTCTTAATCATTGTTACTTTCCTCATTGTTAGTTTGTTGTGGGGGTTTATCTTACCTATAATAATTAATCTACAATATCAATAATAGGGCAAACTTTATCTTTGATTGCTTTAAAGTATTGGTACACGTAAGAATCTTTAATAGAGTAACGTTTAATGTTAGGTGATGATAAACGTTTAGGTTTCAGGTAATCTGGAAATACCTCCATTTCCCCCCACCCTACCAACATGAAGCCAACCATAATTACCATAACTAGGAGTGCAATCAGTATAGGGTACAACACAACGACAACGATACCAATAGGAATATAACCTGTCAATAGCATGATTGGTGACAGTAAGGACAGACCAATTAACACTATGCCAGTTAAACCTACTAAAGCTAGTACACAGAATATAAGTAACAGCACCGAAGCTTGTGCAGTTGATGCAATCAGTGTACACAGTGATATACTATTGTTACGAGACTGTCTAATGAAACCAGTATTACCCCACTGATCATTAATACGATACAACCACGAACTTTTTGATAACGGTTTCATTTATTACTCCTTATTTTACAATGGCAAACAATGGTGAATTCTTATCTGCACCAAGTTCTTTTAGTGTGTCAGATTGACTTTCACCTATTGCGGTAGCTAAATCAACACCAACTTCAAGTTTCAATTGTGATGTTACCACACCACCACCTTTACGGTACACAAATGTATATGTCATAATTACTCCTTACGTGATTTTTTAATTAATTCCAATGCAGCGTTAAGTTCTTTCGCTGAATATTCCACACCACAAATATCCACCATTTCTTCTGCTGGTTCAACTTCAGTAGCTTCCCAAGTTAATGTGCGGGAGTAGTTGAAGTTGATTTGTTTTTCCTTAGCACGTTCAAAGGTGCTACTCATAGTGCCATTCTCTAAACCTTCCTCCCCTGTATATAAGAAAGGTTTATTTAAATAGGAGATACCAGTATCACCACCTCTCCAAACAATCCCCTGTTCAAAACATGCCTCTTGGAATGCTCGTGACAATTCCTCATCTACAGTTCCATCTGGTTTGCGGCAATCTAATTTTGTGTTTAGTAGGGAGGACACATGCTGTTCCTTTGGTACATTTAACATTTTCTGTAGCTCCTCATATGGGATGAATAGTGATGGTTCATTTTTAAGACCCAAATAATCCCCCGCATTCTGATATACCCGTACAGTGTGGTCTCTGTCAACTCCTATATAAGACCATGATGCTCCAACTTTAGCATTGTGCCTCTCAACATCACTAAGACATTTATCAGCCATCATCCCCATAATATCTCGTGTATCTTCTTGAACTTGACCATATGGTAATTTAGTCCAACTACCAATTTGAATTTTATACTGCGTCATTATTTATTCTCCTTAAGTTTACCATGCGGGACATCTTCCTCTAAGAACCCCACCACATTATTGTCATTCATAAATAAAAATCTCCTTACCGTTTAAGATAAGGAGATTATGTCAGGGTTAGATTGTAATGTCAAACACTTTATTTAAAATAGTTTTCCTTGATGTCCCAAATAGATTGCTCCTTGAGGAACACACCATCCTTGTATAAGGTAGTCAGAAGTCCAGTCTGTTCTTCCTCCTCTGAACAACTTTGGTGTAGATTAAAATCTTCATCTACCATCAATAAACCTCGTGCAGACTTCTTCGATACATCACCCATAGGTGTCTTCTGTTGCTCCAAGTTAACAACCTTACCGTCAATCTCGGCTACAGAGAAAGTCTGCTTATAACTCATAGAGAATAAATCTCGTGTGTTGTTTTGCAGGTTAGCATAACTACCTTTACCAATCACTAAGTTAGTTGCAGAGAATCCTGTTTCAATCATACGTTCATAGATCTCTTTCTGGTGCTGTTGAGATATTGCCTCACCATATACAATTCCAACTTTAGGGTTTAAGAATTTCATCTTACCTGAGGGTGTGTCTAACTCCTCACCACCAAATACTTCCCATAAGATTTGTAGACTACCTTTACGTTCTAATTCACATTCGGATTCACTATCACCACAAATAACTTCTAATGGGCGTTTCTTGGAACTATCTGGACGCCAAACCCACTTAGCAGGTAAACCATTTGTACCGTCTTGTCGAGATAGGATTTTATCTTTGTTGGCTAAAGCATATTCACTAATTGAACGGAAATAATTCTCTGTGTCTGCAACATAAGAAAACATACCTGTAGTGTTATCTGCTAATAACCCAATTAGAGTTTTCTCAGTATCCTCTGTGACACCACGATAACGTAATTCAGATAATAAACGACTAATATCTGCATGTTCAGATGCACGTATACTGACAGCAATTGGTGCATCTGTTTTAGGGTTATAATCATAGTATTGTGTTAGGAAATCAATAACAGCGACCGTGTCACTACCAATAAACGGAATAGAAGATGCACTACCTACACGCATACCATGTTCAGGTCCCATAAGGCCACGAAATTCGAAGTTGTGAACACAGAATGGTAGCCATCCAGCAACAGCTTCAGCAGGGGCAGAAATATTACCATAATACTTCGACTGCTGATAAAACTGATCAATGATAGTAGCAGTGTTAATCATAGGGTAGATTAAATTACTTGATAAAGTTTCAAGGTTGTTTACCAACCACCCATAACCATTAAGGGTGTTCTTACTTGTGAAGATGGGTAATCCAATAGGATAACGAATACCCTCATCAATAGATCGAATCTCTAAAGGAAGATACCCTAATGTGTGTAATCCCATAATATCTTCAATATAATCCTTATGATCATTAACTACATCACCACCAAAGTGAGAAGTTAGTCGTACAATGATACGAGGTAAAACTTCGTCTGCAGGAGTTTTAAAGAACACCTCAAACAACTCATGAATGTACTGGAATGTATGTCGTGTGCCATAGATAACCAAATTACCATCACTGTGATCAGAGAAGGTAAAGTATGCATTCTTACGTGCCGTGAAGTTACTGTATGAAGATAATACCTTAGTAGGACTACCCTTAAACATCTCATGGTTGTGTAACACATTCATACCAATTTTATAACTATCTACTAGCGCTTCAATTTGTAAATTAATACTCATAGTTATTTCTCCTTATTTATTTAAATTAAAATTAGTAATATCTTGTTTATTAAGATACTTACCTACAGTCTGATAACAGTACACATTATCAATCAAACCTTTTAAACTGTCAAGCCCCTTTGCACCAATCATATGAGTAACATACAAATCAACCTGTTTTGCACCAGCAGTTTTTAATTGTTCCGCAAGTTTAATGAAAGTGTAGCCCCCGTCCATAAGGTCATCTGGTATCAACACTACCTTACCTGTGAAATCAATGTCAGGTAGAGTAGACTTTATCACCTTACCTGTACTAATGTCACGTTCTTTTCCACAGTTATATATATCAACTTCAAGGTGCGCTGCAATCGACTGAGCCTTAAGTACAGCACCTTTATCTGGTGCGAGTACAATGTCATAATCAGTGTTGAAATCATGTGGTAGTGATTGTTTAAAGCACTCTAGTTGAGGTTTTTCAATGACGTTTGGACACCCGCCTATATCCAAACAATTATTATTATTATGTATATCACAACAATTCACTTCAGAGAATCCAAACTTACCTATATCTTGAAGGAAGTCGTATAAAGGAGAAGGGTTACCTTTCTCAAATACTCGATCTGCCCTGCCGTACCCAAGATATGGTAAGTTTAGTTGAGTCATAAATGGTTGTCCTTGTAACATCACACAACCATAAAAGTTCTCTATACAACTCACTACTAATCTAAGTTCTTCACGTATACGATACACTGGTGTTGTTGGGCACACATTAACACTAATATATTTGGGGTTCTCTGGCAACTCATCCAATTTGAATGTAATGGCACCATCACTAAATTCCACCATCCTGACTGGTACTTGTTTATTGTTTGCAAACACTGTAATCATTTTATTTCTCCTTTTAATCTATGAAACTTCCCCCATGAGTACCTGATTTATATGGTCTCACAGTATCAGTACGTAACTGAGCTGCAATACTAGCCATGTCAAGGGTAGTCTTAGTCTCATACTCAGGGAACTTCTTCTTCATACGTAAGTATCTTTCATACATACGAATCTCATCAAACTGTTGTAAGCATTCAATAACCTTATCCTCGTGTCCATCTAAGAATGCCTGTGTGACAGTAAACTCTTTATTATCTACATCATACATAATCTGGTTAATGTTCATATCCATATCAGATGCAAGGTGTTCTGATGAAAGTAATACCTTCTCATACACAATAAACTGCACGTCTCTCGTGGATAAAGTAGAAACAAACATACCACGAACACGATCCAAACCACGATGCTTCATATCAGGTACGTCATCAGCCAACACTTCAAAATTAATATAAGTTTTAGGTAACACAGGGATCTCTCGTACTGTATCTTCAATATTAAAGAATACCGTAGGTACGAAGAAAATATCTAAATCTTTTGGGATATTATAAGTACCAACCCCAGCAGGGACTCCTTTGTTCACCACTTGATTAAAGTACATGTCACGTAAATATCCACCACCAAGGTAAACCTTATAACCTTTAGTACGCTTTGAAACATCCTCAAGGAATAGTAGCACATCCTCTGGTATTGTTAAATTAATATTTTTCATTTGTTTCCTCCTTATTTAAAAATTCATTTAGACTATACTCACCCATATCATTAGGGTCAACCCCTTCAGGTAATATAACCTTCTTATTACAAACTCTAGATAACATTTCACCAGCTTTATCACCATCACACAAAGCAATTGTGGTGCAAGGTAAAGTAGATAACCAAGGTTTAAGTTGCTGAGGGTTGTTAGACAGTACCGCCAAACAACGTCTACCAGTATTCAATACACTAATAGCATCCCAGATACCCTCAACTAAATACAAGGGTTCTGTAGAAGATAAATCTACAAATTCTAATCCCCAAGCAGTAAGTATATCCTTTCTACGGTAAGTCCAGTACTTTCCTTTAGAATCATTATTACGTAACTTATCAGCGTTCCAATTATATTGTTGGTACCCTATTAATTGTCCAGTAACAGTCCACAAAGGGAAGGTTACTATTTGATTAACATAATCTACCCAAACATACTTGGAGTATGAATGAGAGCCAGCTCTGCTGGCTAAGTGGTTTATGAACTCATCTAATTTCATACTTTCTCCTTCCATTGGTTCTGGACTTCACGGATCAACTTAATCTTCTCCTGTCTAATTGTCTGACCAATTATAACACCAGTTTTACCTTCTGCAAGCATTTTCTCAGATAAAGGTTTACTGTTGTAGTTAAGTACTTCAGATAAACAATCTTCAAGGTAACTACGTTGTAGGTAAGGTTTAGATTCAAACTCTGCAAGTTGTTCCGCACCAGCACCTCTACCCTTAGCATCAGCCTCACAAGATTTCAGCATATTAATAAACCTACTAGGTTTCTTTAATGCACCTGTAGCTTCAAACAACTTCATGATGGATTTAGGTTTCATCCAACCATTAGTGCCACGAGACATACAACCATGTACCTTGGTATGATATTCACAGGTAATCAAGGCCAACTCACGATAACTGTTAGGAACTTTCCACTTATCACAGAAGTCATTTATGTAAGATAGTCCTTCCACTTCATGACCATGTGCATTACCGTACTTATCCCAGCAAGTAGGTTTTCCAAAATCATGACATAAACCAGCAAATACAATCTCAGGATCACTCCAAGTTTTAGCTGCATAATCCATAACCATACCAGTATGTATACCTACACAACCCTCTGGATGATGATCTTCTTTCTGTGGGGTTTTCCACATAGCTTCCCACATAGGGAATAGATTATTCCAGTCGGACATATTATCAAAAAAGGCTGAAGGGTTATCCTCAGAGAATGCTTTAGACATCTCTAACCATACACGTTCTGGTGTTAGGTCATTGACATCTATAGACTCAAGTAGTTTATATAATTCTGGGGAGCATTTCCAGTGATTAACACTATCTACCCAGTACTTATCAAACTTAGCCAGAAATCTAGCTACCCTAAGAACTCTTACAGAATCTTCAATGAAAGAGGAACTGGTATGTCTCAACACTTTAGCCTCGATATCAGACAACCCGTTGAATGTGTCTATGACGCCACCTACAGTGACTGGCTCTCCAATTAACACACTTGCAGCAAAATCTACTTCAATCGCCATAGCGTTGATTGTGAGGTCTCTGCGGGACAAGTCTTGCTCTAGGGTAACTCCATTCCAATCGGTTTCAAACCCAGTGTAACCAACACCAACTTTACGTTCGATTCTGGCGAGGGCGATCTCCCAACCATGCGTAGGTTCAAGGAATACAGGGAAATCTTTACCAACAGACTTCCAATTAGAAAAATCAGTAGGTGATGCACCGACTACAACAAAATCATAGTCATTACATAATACTCCCATAAACATATCACGTACTGCACCACCGACCAAATAATATTTAATCATTACCTCTCCTTATTTATTAATGTGCAGAGAGTATTACACAAGAAACAGGTCACGTCAACAACTAAATTACAGGTAAAGAAAAACCCCCTACATCACTGTAGAGGGTCTATGTCACCCACATTGCATGGGATTATTTAATTCTCGACTTATGGTGAGATAGGAGAGAAGGAGAATCAATTGTAGGTAAGGTGAATGCTTTACATATTCGTGTTTTCAGCAGAAATGCCATACAGTCCCCACATGTGTCAACCCAGTCATCCTTGATCGCAGCAGTTGAGGGACTACCATCGAAAGCTTCTAGCTCTTTATAGAACGCTTCCAGTGTTGCTTTGTTTTCAAAAGAACTCTCTACAATATGCACTAAACCATTCTGACATGCTGATGAGAATATTGAAAATCTCTTAACTTTACCCCCTTTTTGGTTACCAACATCAGAACCCTTTACATGAAAACCTTCATTAGTGAACATTTTAACTAAGGTTTCATATTGTGCCTTCCCCGCACCAGACTCTTTTGGTAATAACACTGTAGTGTCAACACCATCATATTCTGCTTGTTGTAACATCCAAGTGTTGCGGTCACCAAACCTCTTACGAAATCTACCAACAACATCAGTTTTAGGGTCTTTTATCTCTGGGTCAAAGTCCCCGACTATATAGAACTCTCCATCTGCCTTTACCATAGCTATACTGGCACTATAATCGGGGTATCTGTTTTTATCACTAGGTTCTGAGTGTGCCAAATCCCATGCACGAACTTTAACACTTTTCGCAGGTACCGTTTCTGCTTTATGTAACCACTCCCTCTGGAATAGATTACTGCCTTCTGGCCTTGCTAGCCAATTCAATTTGTTACAAAATTATTAAATCTTGCACCTTTCGGTCTCTATGTCACCATAGAAGTTCAGACTATATCTTTACCTGTCACAGTATCTAATATTTCCACCTACCTAAGTAAGCGTACACCATTTCTGGTTAGTCGTTGCACTACACAAGTATATATTTTGTATAGCTCAGTATTGCCTCAGAGAGGTATCCACTGAATTAAATAGATTTATATAAGACGGCAATTGTTCACCGTCCAGCAGTCTTGCCCTATTAATTTTAGTCTGAGCCTTAAGCGCAGATAAATATTTCGGGTTCTGCTTGATTAGAGCTGGATTATCGAATATGTTACCACCAATAAAACAGAACGTCATTGGAGGTACGTACACGGTCTTATCTTCTACAGGATTGTAGATATAACATAGATCTGGGTATTGTTCTGCCAGCGTCTCAGGGTCATCTGCGAAAACTGGGGTATCATCAACCACCAAGAAATACCTTATATGCCCTAACTTACTTTCATCAAAAACACCAGTATCATCTAAGTAATACTCCACCCATTGAAAAACCCACGAATCCGCATCAGGGTTAGTGGTTGCCAACATGAAAGAATCGCTGTCAGCAGCCGAACGCATACGTCCCATTAGGTACAGAAATTGGCTGGAGGTGAAGTGTGTCGTTATGTTCAAGTGGTATCGTAATCACCACCCAGCCAATAAAGGCATCTGTATATCACTATACATGTCCAGACTATATCATCGTCCACGTTATGGACGCTGTGCGCTTCGAGTTCACTTGAACCCTACACCATTTCTGGTTAGTCGTTGCACTAAATATGTTAAGGTCTTAATTAAAATTATAACTATTAGTTATTTCTTTGAAAGATCTTTTAGCCCTGATGCCGAATATCCTTGGTAGTGTGATATGACGATTGCTTGTTTTTGACAGAATATCTTTTGGTGTATATCCCACCACTAGCATCTCACAAACCCAAACAACAGTTTCTTTCGACAATCTACTATACCTTTTCACAGAGTCTAAAGCATATGCGCTTGTTATTTCTTTGAAACAAGAACCTTTCTTTATATTTCTTACTATAGAAACAGATACGTTGTGAATCTCTGCGACCGAAGTTATCTGTAAACCTCCCATAAGACTCGCACAAATGTTGTGAACCTTTTGGGAAGATAACTTAGTGTTTGGACTATCCACACCAGACGCTTTAATATGTAAACCTGTGTCATAGGCATGTTGCACATTCTCAGCAACAGTACACCATTCCAGATTATTAATATGGTTGTTATACTTATTACCATCTTTGTGGTTTACAATAAATCTCCCATTTTCTTTAGCTAAAAAATTCTCAGCTACAAGCCTATGGACAAATTTAGTTTTACGTACACCTGAGTCGTTGATTAGGGCTACCGTTAGATATGCACCATATCCAGAGTTTCTTGGTTGTAAGATATAATCTCTTTTAATGTTTTTAATCACACCGCACTCATCTATAGAGTAACGTGAATAACCTTTTATCTTTTTCATACAATCCCCTACTATTATTCAGAGACCCTTTCATATTTAGATCAGGATTGTCTCATAAGATTTCCCCTGAGTTCACACAGTTTGCTACATACATTACTATATGTAGGCTCTAATTATAAAGCTCATCGAAACCCACAAAAGAGTACTGAAGTCCTTGATGGTTACCTTCAGCATCACTCTCATGTTCGAGATGTGTAAATTTTAAATTACCACCTTTCTTATTTCCATCCCCACCAAACAAGATTTCCATATCTTTCTCTCGAACTCTAGTACCAAGTGGTTGGTAAAGCTTCTTAGCTTCACTAAACAAACCACCCGCTGCTTTTAGTGGAGGGGATGTCCTACGAAACATTACCCCTTCGAAGTTTGGGTCATTATGTGCATAATACCCTGCCTTCAATAAGAGTAACCTACTTTTTCCACTACCTGCCAATAAGTGGTTGTTTTTTATTAAACTTTATGTCACCATAAAGATTAGATCATATCTTCCACCTAAGTGGCTTTCCGTTTCGGCTCATAAGAGCCTACACCTTTACAGGTTGATCGTTGCACACAGTATAATTAAATACCTTCGCTCAGTATTGTCTCGTAGAGATATCCACTGAATTAGAAAAGTTGATTAATGAGGTGCCACAGGATTTTCTAGCACCTCCGTAGATCATGACATCTACCTTCATTTGGGCAGCTAAGGATTGTTTTCCGACTTGCGGTGCCAATTCACTACTCATATATACCGTCCCGTATTCTCGCAATACTCCTTTGAGCTATGCCAAGAACCCTAGCTTGTTTCTTATTCATACTACTCACTAATGTAACCTCCCATCACCATAATCCACCAACACATCCATCACGGTTGGCACTTTCTTTAACATTACCAGCAAATCATCCAACTCTGCATGTCCGTAGAAGTCTGTGGTTGATTCAACCTTTCCATCCCCAACCTTCATATCAAATTCAATATAAAGTGTCGTCAGCATCGTCTGAGGGTCTACAATCGCATGGTATTCATCACCATGTAAGTTGAACCCGAACATTACACATTCTTCTTCTGTGTGTTCATCAATATGCATTGAATAAGAATGTATTAGATTGATACCATGTAATTTTGCATAGCAATCCATTGTGGCTTGTTCTACACAACCATTTGTAAAATTATTATTCATTTATTTCTCCTTATTTAGTATTTCAATAGCCTTCTTTACATCTTCGGCAGTAAGTCCTACTTGACCATCGGTATTGACAAAGTTATTTTTCTGCCATAGTAGCATGTCAGTATCATCGTCAAGGATAATGTAGGATTTATAATTATAGTAATAATCATACTTTAATAATTCTTCATTATCTTTTATCCACTTATATATTTCATTACCCCTACAACATGGGTATCTACTAAGATCATCAGTTACCCCTAAAACTGGGGCAAATATACCCATATTATTCAATAAGACTCTTATCTCCTTTAATGTTAAACCTAAACGCCATGTACTTGAGACTACAATACTGGCGCCTGTTGCGGATATTAGTCGGTTAAGCCTTGCCACACACTTAAGACTATATAGGAAATACTCTCCATAAGAAGCATCATAATGTGTGTCAGAATCTATACCATTGTTCAACACACCGTCTATATCTAAGAAGATAACTTTAGTTGTCATAAACCCTCCTTTTTTAACAAACCACCATTCTGCAGTGACAATAACCAACCTTACGTAACCTACTACACATATACATAATAAAATGTTGTGTGTCGGGCATTCTGTTTTCTAAATTAACTATATCTAACAACATACCATTAGAAATGATAACCGTTGCAAGTTGTGTTCCACCATAATTATGCAACCATTTATTAGTACCATCACCTTCATCACGTACTAATAACACTGCACCACTATCCGATACAAACATATCCCTCTTAAGCTTACCATTTAGTGTCGTCTTGAGTAATTTGAATATACAATCATGGTCATCTTTGTGTGCAAACACCACACCATGATAATTGGGGTCTAATAACCTCCCACTAAGTAATTCTTCCTGTACTTCTTTAATTATTGGTCTCATCTTAATCCTCCATACTGTCTTCCATATTACTTCCCTCCAGTAAACACCATCACCAACCAATCCCAAATCATTGCAAATGTCACATCACCGAAGATGTACCCTGACACTGTTGCAGTGATGAGTATAATACCCCACAGGAAGCTGCCTATAACGCCATCTAAGCCACTTTGTTTACCTAGACACAAATTGATACCATAGCCACACCACATAGCCGCTACGACCCACCAAGGAACCCATACACCTATTAACCAACCTATCATTGCCACTAGAACTATACTTACAGCCATATTCACCTCTTTTGTTAATACTTAGGGTTACAATATAATCTTGTGCTAACCTGATGTCAATAATATTCTTAATTTATTTTATAAAAAGAAAAACCCCGCACTCATACGTATTTGATGAGGCGGGGGAAGGAGGAAGTGTGGTTGTAGATATCTGGTAGCTGTTATATACTACTCTCATTTTAGGAGGGATATAGGAAGTGTAGCCAGATGAAGTAAGGAGGAGGAACTTAACCCCGCCACACAACCTATACGTAATTATAACAGTAACATGAACATACAGTCAAACTTAATAATAACCTACATCACTTTCTTTTCTGGTGGTTCGAATGCCACTAGACTAATCATAGGCTTCTTTTCTTCAGCAACCACTGCAGCTAATAAACCTTCTGCAGTAGCTTCTTCTTCAGCATCCATATCAGCCACACGTTTTTCTAGGTCATTCAAATATTTAACTATATCGAAGGCTCCAGAGCAGGCTCGTAGCGTTGCAGATTCAGATGCCTTCTCAGAGTCCAGTATGTCGGAGTACTTCTTCATAGCTTTCTTCATAAGTTTAGGGGACATAGCTTTCATGTCTGTAATCAGCGCGCCCCATTCTCTGTCAGCTACTTGACTTGATGTAGGTCTACCACCTTTATTCTTATTAGTCATTTCCATCACCACTTAATTCATATCTATTATAGTTTTCTAAATTAATATTTAGTAACTCTTCCCCCGATGGAGGTATATCATAGTCTTCTACTTCGTAACCTTTACATTCATTACAAATATAATCATATTTAGATTTAGAGGTATAGGACGGTCTGTGTATTGTATTCCCGCAACTACATTGCAATTTGTTATTCCTTGTTAATAGTGTGTTTCATAAGATCATAGTATCATGTACTGATAACCCTGATCAAATTTCAGGTAAAAGAAAACACCCAATCATTTCTGAAAGGGTGTTGATCTGCGTGAGTAGATACCCAAAACCGTTTTATACTAGGCAGGGTTATGTCCTAGTGTTTATTACTATTTGCCTCTGGCTATGACATCGTTGAGTAGGACATAGTGAGGACTTCACGTTACCAAGGTCGTAACCATTGGAACTTTCTTTATGTTAGTTTTACAATAATTTACTTAAGGATGACTAACAACCTTAAATCCGAATTATAACTTTTATGTGCACTCTGGCTACAACCTTGTTACAGGAAAGAACTCCAACTCTTACGAGGACGGTTCAGGAGTATTGTCTTGAGATTAAACTCTTCAGAGGAGTGTGTATAGTATTGCTGGAGAACCACCTAACTCCGTACCGTTTTGTTTCTTTCTTCTCCCAGTTCCGTTACTGGTTTGCAGAGCTTTTTATTTACTATACGTCTTGAGTTTAGACACATCAGAAGTGTTGTTGGTTAGGTGTTGTATTCGCCCACCTTTTAAACGACTCCAGTAAACGAAGCCTTTTGCCGCAACTGACGTAATCTGCGCCAACCAACATTGTTTGCCATTTAAACTTCTAACCATAGTCGCAATTTCTTATGGTATCTCAGAAAGGAGGTGGCTTATCCTCCTTTTAATGTAACAATCGACTGAAGCCATGATAATAACTTCAATGTAATTACATTTTAAAGTGTTTGACTGATATGTTGCCACCTCATACCATTTAAAATTGAGCCGCACTATCAACTTACCAAACACTTTAAAATATACACTCCTTACGGGAGTGACTCGAACACACCAGTTCGTTATATGTAGACTCACTTCTCACCTGTGTTTATTATATGTAATCAGGTGGTGACACCAATTGGTGCTTATTCAACTTTATCAGTCAATGAAGTAACTAAAGATAAATCACATTAATCAGTTTGGTTCCGACCCTCACATCAGCATTATTTCCGATGATCACGGCAAAACATATTGTAACTACATATAAGTCATATATGGTGTGTAAATTACTTACTCATATACTAATACGGTGAGAAAATAAAAGGTTCCACCAACCCTTCGTGCATAAGTTTCATTTGAACCTTTAGTCGTTCCAGCGTCTGAGCTTCTGGACTAGAAGGTTCTGTAGTAGCTTTCTCAAGAAAGTCAGGTGGTATTCTGATAACCAACTCATCCTCTATAATATAATCCATATCATCCCCTTTATTGTATTTATTTATATTATTAAAGTGTCTGTTATCTAGTCGCTTACTAGAGGCTGTGAAACATTAAATAAGCCCTGCTACTGCACAGTCAAAACACTTTAATAATATAGACTGTTTACGTCAGTCATTCGGATTGTCATCCTGTACGCAGGTATCACTTGGGTCTTACAATCATAGGTCCCTAAGACAAAACAACCTTCTCACAAACTATACTATATCTCAATGGTGTTGTCTAGTACTAACGTGTAGTAGTTGGTATCCCGTGAAAGATTCGAACTTTCGACCCACAGCTTAGAAGGCTGTTGCTCTATCCAACTGAGCTAACGAGATTTAATTAAAGCAGGTGTTGATTATACGGTTGTTATTACCGTGTGCCAGAATCCTGCAACTGGACATTTGGAGCGTAATATCGGATTCGAACCGATGACCACTAACTTGGAAGGATAGCGCTCTACCATCTGAGCTAATTACGCTTAAATATTATTTTTATGCTAACCTGCCAAGAGTCGAACTTGACGCCTAAGCCTCTAACCTACTAAAGAATACGACCCGTGGCCTTTGGGTTATCTTATCTTTTTCAGCGGCTTCGTTATACCGTTAAACCAAAGTTAGCATAAAAATAGTATTTAAACGCATTTGGCGCATAGCGTTAACTTTGCTTGCATGTCTATCGCTTCATGCTGCGAGATATTATCACCATCCTTATTATCGAATGAAATAACAGCTTACGATGGCGTCCATAGATTGACCCAACGCACCGCAACCTAGCCCCGATTATCACATTGTTAAAGGTGTCTCCAGTGCAACCACGTACATCTTCGTTTAACTCCCGTTTGTTTCTATAAGTACATAATACCTTGAACATCTAAGTGTGTCAAACTTTTATTTTGTTAATTTTATCTTTCGTCCGAATTCTAGATTCTTCTAACGAAACTGCTGGATTAGAAAACGTACCCGTTTTAAATGGGTTGTTATAAAAGTAATCGGATAACATACTAATTTGTGATAAATCCAAACTATCTTCACAATTAAATATTGCAATATCACCTTCTTGTTTTAATACAGGCTCACCATTTCTAAATTCAAAAGTACCATCACGTTTACATGCAATGTATTGTTGATGTTTCATCTAACCCCCTTATTTAAATCTACTCAAGCTATCTCTGAGTTTAGCCAGATAAAATGGATTTTTCATATCAGCTTGTAATCTACCATAGTAGGATGCATAGTACCCTTCACCTAAATAGGAATGTTCACTCCACTCATCAGATATGGTATATTTACCTTTTATAACTTGTAAACCTTTTCTATCATATGGGTTGCCATTTTCATCCAGCAGTACTTTACTAAGAACTGAATAATACCACCAAACCTTTAGTAATTTAAACATATTACACCTCCTGAAATTTAATCATCAACCACCTCAAACCTAGCATCCCAGTCAGAGTCTATACGCAATAATATAATCTTTACTTTGTCTGGAGAGAAGCCTGATTTGTTTTCCGCAGCCCACATATAACCTACAACCAACATCTCAAGGTCTTTGAGTTGGGTTGGTGTTACCTTGATCTTCTTTGCCATATTATTTCTCCTTACGTATATTAACATTATCTCGACTACCTAATACATCTTCCCATGCATCACCCATTGGACTTTTTAATTGATTCAGGCACTTATTGATATAGAGAGAGTATCTGCCATTTTAATATATGCATCTTTCATACTTAATGGTAACAAATCAATAAACTTGTCCGTAATCTCCATGTAGCTAGATTTAGATTCTTTTATAATATAACCACTACCCTTGAAGTTAACATAACTCGCTATTCAATTTACCCTATTCTCTGCAAACAGTCTTTTAATTGTAGATAGACTTTTACCTACAAGCTCTGCAATCTGTTTTTGTGTAAAACCTTTTTCTCTATAAGATAAAGCTATGGTATCCCAATCACGTTTGAGGGAGTTAGCAACTTCTAACTCTGCTCGTAGCATAGATATCTCATCATCCTTCTTTAACAATTCAACATCCTTACTTTCCAAAGCCTTATCTTTATCTTCTAACAATTCTTCATATATGGCAGCTATTTCCATTTGTCTAATCCTCGTAGTTAGTGGTGTATTATTAGTTCCATAAGTAAAGAGTTTACTCTCTCTTAGTTTAACGAAATCTTTCAGTTTAATACTATCAACCGCAATCCTAAACTCTTTATTAAAATAAGTCTTACCTCCAATATCAGTAACCCAATCCACCTCTTTAGTTTTAGACGGAGGTGATTCATCATATACCTTCTTAAATGATTTAGTTAACACTCCCCTGCCATTGGTATACCAGTGTTCAATTACCCTTCTAATTTCATCAGCATTAATCTTATTAGTCTTAAGCCCAGCATCAAGCCTTTTTTGGATACTTTTCTGTACATAAAGGGCTAATTTTAACCTCTGACTAATATCGGCGTTACCTTCCTCGATAATGCGCTGCCTTTTACTTTCATCTAACTCAATACGTTTATCTGGCAGTTCTACTATAAATTGTACCATATGAACCCTTATTTAATTACAAACATACCTTAGTATAGCTCATATGACACCACCATGCAAGGTAAATCTTTATTTAAGAAGGTGTCATTTTGAACCTCTACTTCAGGCGCTGAATATGTTTATAAACAATAACTTATAAATTTGCATCATGGTAACTACTACACACAAAGTAAAAAATCTTTCCTCTTATAGAACTAATATAGGAAGCTTTATTTTTCAGCCACACTAGATGAACACCATATGTATCAAACGAAGTGTAGATAGGTTGGTCTAGTGAATCTTAACATTAACCTACATTCCGATAGGAATACACTATATCATACCAGACATGTAATGTCTACACTCATTTAACATGTTAACCATAATATCCTCTACCACTACATTAAACCTGTATCAAAATTAAATGCTGGTTAACATCCTGCAGTTAGCTCTGACGCTTCTAACCAAATAATTATCTTCTAAAGATCTAAAAGGTTTTAATCTTTTTACTCTTATTAACAATAATGTTATGGTGATATACAAAACTTACTCAGCTTATCGTTCCACTCAATCTTCCTAATTACTTCGTAAGTTTTGAACTTGTTTGTATTGTAGTATTAACCTTGTTATATAAGATGAACTATAAACATTGTGGTGATACATCAATCGCTAGATCGCTCAATCAGGCTCACCAAATATTAAGTTACATCTAAGTGTTTGCAACACATATTTACTGTGATGACTTATTTGTTAGTGTCATCACCAATAAAATCAGCAAACAAGTTTTCTTAGTGTGATAGTACAATTCTTTACCAATTCACTACTAATAAACATAAACTCTCCTATTGATGTATGTTACCAACTACCTTAGCTGAATGTTTATTAGTTCTCATGTAAACCCACAACTGTATAGAACCCTCCTCTCCAGTTGTATCGTACTCCCCCTGCATAAACCAACCATTGAATTTATCTGACCAAGTAACAATGTGGTTTATAAAGTGATGTTTTCCTTTAGTATCCGTGAAGTGATAAGACTCTACTTTATCCCCCTCAAATATTTTTGTTCCATCTTTATCTAATACTGCGGTGAATTGACCTATAGACTCAATGTCCACCTGACTGGCATACATACCACAATCTTCAATATGAGTCATTATTTCGTGAACCTTACCGTCTGTCACATAATAACCATATCGCCATTCATCATCTCTGTCGCACCAACCTCTAAATTCTGTTTGTCTCATTTAAACCTCCTAATTTCTTTCATAACCCGTTTTCTGATTTTTGATGATGATAAGTTAAGTTTAGCCCAATGAGGTTTGGTTCTCATAGTTGGTTGTTTATCACGAGTATTTCTAATATTAATAACGCATAATACTATACATACTGCACCAAAGGCAACTCCGATTAATATGTGTTCCATAAAACCTCCTTAATCTCTATGCAATCAATTATAGTACCAAACGTATAAACTGATTCTGTTTTACTATTAAAACCTCTTAAATCGCTCGTTTGGTGGGTTAGAATTGATATTTAATCCACCAACCTAATTACCCTTCTCTTACATCGGTTACATTTAAGTATCTAAGGTACTCATCAATAGATAGCTCGTCTACCTTATGTGATAGCACTTCATAATCTATATCACACTCAATTTCACCCCAATAATCTTTGTGGTATGTTGTAGTGACTGAAACAACTAAGTGGTACAGTTTACCATGTATGTGCGGTATGTCAATAGTGTTGTTAATCCAGTCTTGATAGTAAAGACCAATATCCTCTGTGATATCCCCATACGGCAGTACACCACGTAAGTCGATATAATTTTGTTTTAAAATTTCATAATCAAGCTCACCGTAAAAGTCATCTTCCATACGATGGTAAACCAATGAAACTATATATGATGCTGACATTTTAATTTCTCCTCTTGTTTAGCCAAACTCTCATGCCAGAAAGCAATACTCTCACGACACACCTTAATATGTTTTGGTTCGATCTTACGGACTAGAGTAAGGTTTTTCACATCGGTTACACGGGAACATGCAACTAGCACATCACTAGTCCCAAAATCCCCTAGGGCTTTATTGGTATATAAGCTTGTATTCCCCACATCAATATTAACCTTACAATTAAATGTGCGACCTTGTGCCCTTGCTATAGTATATGCCGCTGCAATCTTAAGACATAAACCAGTACATGTCCCCACTAGAGTTTTCCCTTGCTCATCCGCATATGTACCATCTTCTTGCAGGACATCTTTCTTAATATAAGATTCCTCTTCCCGTAATGTCACCATCCCTACAAAAGTGTCTTCTTGGTCTCCAACAAAACGCACCCAACATCCATCGGACTGCATTTCTGTAACATGACCGTAACTTCCGTTACAATAGTCACCATCTTCATGATTTATTACAGAAATCACAGGACTACCTACTGCCAACATCACTTCCTTTTCTAGGGGTGAGTCATTGAGGTTATACCTACCAGTGATTGTTGCAGTGTATAAACCTTTAGGGTTGGGGTTACGCTGCAGAGATAAATTATTAGCTGCAGTGACAGTTTTATTAGTAGGGGCTAACAAGAGTAAACTATCATCATATTCCTTAGAATACCTTTGATTCAACCACTTCAATGCTCCCTCATATCGATGTTCAATACCATAACGTATCACATCAAGACAAGCTTTAAACACTTTATCATCTTGTCGTTTGACCTCAGTCAACATCAAAACTTTAATATCAGCTTCTTTCCAAGGATTAGATTTAAACATTAACCAATGTCCATGTTTCTCATTAACTATTAGCTTTTCCTCGTTTGAAAGTATAGGTAATCTTTGGCACCAATCGCCAACTAGTAGTAGTCTAATGTCCCGTTCTCCGCGATTACTTGTCCTTTTGTTGAATCTTTTGATACGATGTAACATTGTGTACAGTTTATCACTATCCATAGCAAAAGCTTCATCAACCACCACCACCTTGATCAAGTCACTCTTAGCAAATAATGCTGTGGTAGTCTTATTAACTTTACTCATCATCTCGGGTCTAGATACTTCGGTAAATAGGCTCAGTATAGAATGTGCAGTACCGCTACCAATACCATCAGGCATTTGTTTAGATGCGGTGCCAGAAGATGCACAGAAGATTACTTCATCCCCATAGAATTTACTTAGTAGAGCCATTACGGTGGATTTTCCAGCCCCTTGGACACCTCCAAGCGCATAATGTCCTGTCCCAGTAGTGAACTCCTCCAGACTATACTTCTGTCCGTCAGTCAACGGAAAAGGTAACATACCATAGTAGTCTTGTATCTTCTTCAATCTCACCCCTCCTTCGGAATCTCATCTTCACTTAAAACGTAGATAGTAACGTCATAATTGTATGCTGTCAACTCATCTTTGATAATTTGTTCGATAATACTCCAATCACCTTGTGCCAAACCAGAACCAAGTTTCGGTAACCCAATTCTAGGGGAGCGTATCGCTTGTGACATGAAGTTTCGCATAACTCCGAAAGAATCACGCAAGGCTTCATAGTCTACATAAGTTTTACCTTTAGTGTATCCATAGTAATATTGTCCATACAGGTTTACCACCAACACATTATGGAATTCATCATAAGCTGCTGACGCATTCCCTAATTTCCTTCTATCACCTTTAACAGTATTTTTGTCAACTTCCCCAGCCTCTGGGAACATCTTGACAATCTGTGGTGCAATACCCGACTTCATTGTGTTGAAACAATTAGCACAATGTGCAATCACATTCACTTCACCATCCACAGCAGCTTGGATTAAATCACCTACTTTATATTTAAGCATTATTTCTCTCCTTATAATTATCCAAGTAATCATACATACCTAGGTGAAACTCTACAAGGCGGTCATCATAGTCTAATAGTATTAAGTCTCTCATAACACCTCTAGTGTAATCAGTACCATGTAACAGCACCATATCTTCAGCAGCCAATAAACCTCTCATCCACTCTGATTGTTTCTTCATTTAACACCCTCCAATTTAATTAATATTGCCACAATACTAACGACTACTTTATCATGTGTCAACTATTATCTGTAAATAAACATACCTTACACGCTGTAGGGTATGAAACCTAATATACACTCTCTAACAGGTAACATTAAAAATAGTTGTTGACACTGTGTTTTAGTGTGGTAAAGTTAGGGTAGTTGAAATGATAGGAGGTTAAGATGAGTATGCATAAAATTGAACTAACGGAACTCGAGAGAGTTGGACTTGTTAATCATGGTTTAGCTGTGGGGACACCTATCCAATTGTCTGATTGTTTTAGATTTGGTATGAAGTGGGCGCAGAAAAATGATAACAAAGAATTCAATGAAGGTGTAATTTGGGCTTTAGCCAGATTAATTGAGATGTACGACCAACCAAATATGGCATTGGAAATTCTAAACCAGTCAGATATTGTAGATGAAGATATGAAAGGTCTTTGTGAATATGATTTAGCATTTTTAAGAGGACATGACAGTTCAATACCAAAAGGAGAAAAATAAATTGACACACGAAGATATGATGCGTATGATGCAATCTCAGATGGGTGGACAACAGCAACATAACCCAGACATCACAGTGGAACTTATTGATATTTTTATACAAAGATGTATTGAAGAACGTGACGAAACACTATATACTTTGGCTCAAGCACTACAGTGGAAGTTCCAACAAGCACCGATGGTGAGCTTTCCAGAGTTGGAGGTGTTACCTAGAGTACTTGTTAGGTTGGAGGAGAAGTTACATGGCAAAAACTAAGGGATTATTGAAAGAATACAGCTTCCTGAAAAAAGACAAAAAGTCTCATATTTATTTAATCTACCATTGTTCGGAATGTTCAAAAGATACAGAGTTATGGCCTCATGGGAGTATAGTGGGAAGGAAAGATAGAGTTAAAAGAGGAGCATACCCTTGCGGTTGTTCTAAACCAAACTGGAAAGATTGGCAATACAGGGTATTAATTAAAAGGAGATGTGAGGAACTAGGTAAAACTCTAATATCTATCAATTCAGAGAAAGAGCTTAAATCAAATACTAAATTGACACTGATGTGTAATATCCATAAAAGTACAAACACTGAAACGGTAAATTCATTACTATCGCGCCATGTATTTGGATGTAAAGACTGTGCATCTTCACATAGAGAAAGTAACAGAGAATCTGAGGCTGTATGGGAAGATGGTTTGAGATGTAAGTATGTATTTTTGAGTGATAAAAGTTGTTTAAATAGAGGAGAAGGTGGGGTATTTAGTTTCTTTTGCCCTACCTGTGCTGGAGATTTCTATGGTATCAATGGTATGTGTTCGGGAGAGTTTAATACTAATATAGGTGCGTTAAATGCAGGAAGGAACCCTTGTAGATGTAATAGGAAAGGACATTATATGACATATAACCAACTACTGTTTAAATTAGATTTTATACTTAAGTCAAATGGTTGTACAGGGATTAATTATAACGAGGCAGTAGAGAGCTTTGGTTCAGTAAGTTATGTTTGTAAAGACGGACATATTAATAAGAGGACAGTGAATTCTATAATTAACGGGCACATATGTAACTGGAGTTGCTATAACCTCCATAAGCTTGATGTGTCATTTAAAACTTCGGACATAAAAGATGTTTTGTATTTAATTAGGATAAGTGTGCAAGGTAAAGTTTACCTTAAAATTGGAAGGACTATTAATTTAAAAGCAAGAATAAAAAACATAGAATATAGTGGTTATGTGTTGGAAAAAATACTCATTAGTCAGGAGATGCCTAGACTACTTTCTGCTTGTTTAGAACATCTAGTAGTAGAGGGAGTTAGAGCTAAACATTATAGTACTGTGATACCCGAGGTACCTTTCAAAGGAAAAGGTGAGTGTTTCAACGATGGAGATGAATTCTTTATAATAGAGGAAATTAAGAGGATAAAAATATCCAAACTAAGTCAATATAGTCGCATGATATTAGCAGAACTACGGGAGGTTACACAGTGAAAGAATATTTGACCCCAACAAAATCCACTGGGGGTTCCAGCTCATACTATAAAATAAATTTACCACAATGGTTGCTTGACAAACAAAACACCAACGGTTATATTATGCTGGAAGACTTAGCAGAATTACTGTTCAAGAATGACTTCAACTACACTAATATTTTCAAGGCACAGAAACGAATGTTCGAGTTAGAACAAGGTGCAGGAAAGTGTGGTAATACTCTAGAATACGATGCAACAAAGTGTAAGTATTATGTTGACAAACAAGTTGAAGTATTTAATAGGAAAGGAGATTAAATAATATGGCACCACGTAAAATGCCTGTACCAAAAAATTGGGATTTACTAAATGCAATCAAGGATGTCAGATACCAAGTTGGTACTAAGGCGGAACAGCACAAAAAACCACTAGAAAGAGGTATGCCAAGCAGATCATCAGTTAGATGGTATTTAGGGCAGTGTTCTGATGTTAACCAAGCTGCGTGGATGTCAGTTATAGATAAGGAAATGATTTTATCCGTGAACAAAGAGTATTGCCAAGAACTTCTACAATTATCAGAAATGATGTTGACAGAACATGGTAAACTCTCTACAGTGTGGAACAAGACAATCGCTGCTGAGTGTGATTACTTATATGCATACATTCTCAACAAATATGAGATTCCTCGTCTGAAGCGTGTTGAGGAGGTCTCAGCATGGGTTTGTATGTTAGATCCAGATGAGAAGTTGTATAAGTACAAGTGGAAGGAAAAGAAGAAACGTGTAGCAACAAGTCGCTCGATAACTCGAAGATTACTCAAGAGAATTTCGGAAAAGCTACTTGACAAGTATGGTTTAGCACAGGATAATACTAACTTCCGAGCAGAACATTGGGGGCAGATACTAAACTTTGAAGATTATGTTTACAAGAACGCACACAAGGGTTATGATGCTAGTGAAGCAATTAAATTATTTGAATAAGAGGTGATGTAGTTATGTTATCAGATTATGATGTATTAGTACCAGTTGCAGGTTTTGTTAGGTTAACTGTCAGTGCCAAGAGTAAAGAAGAAGCTTCTGAAAAGGCGTTATCCTCCGTCCACTGTTGTATGTTTAAAGTAGATGATGAATTACCAGAAGGTTGTGACATCTATGAAACTGAGGTTATTGGTTACCCTCAGATAACTTCTGGTAATTTCTTACATGTACCATATAATACAATTGAAGTTTTAAGGGAGGATGAAGGTGAAATTTAAAGATTTGAAACCTTTCTTTCAGAGATTTAGTTTAGGTGCGTATGAAACAGAATATAGAAGTAAGGGTAGTATTATACTATCTGTTTATAGTGACGGTACTTGTGATATTGCTGCGGGTGTTGGTACTAATAATCTACACTTCTTGCAAGATAAAGATTTACATAGGGGGGACTATCAAGTACCATACTTCGCATACAAAGCTAATACCAGATTTGAGTCAGTGGATGTTGCGGAAGTATTATTCAATAAGTGGTTAGAAAATAATAAGGAGGACAATAATGCCAAGTAAATACTTCCGTTCTACTGACACCACAGTAGAATTAAAAGATACAATGAAGTTACAGAAAGCTAGTTTGGATTTGTTTGCACAGGAATTAGGATATTGGTGGTCAGAGTACTGCGGAGTATACACACCCCCATACGGAGATTGTCAAGAATGGGTAGATGGTAGATCTCGTGGAATGATTTACATATCACTACGTAAAGTACAACTATGGCACAACCATGAATTTGTAACAGAAGCTGAAAACCTCCCTTATCATGGAGAGGATATCTTATCAGAAGTTGCAGAGCGCTTAGGTTTCACAGAGGATGAATTAACCCTTGCAATTGAAAGTAAGCTGGTGCAGCGTACCAACTTGCAATATTCCAAGAAGCGCAAAGAGTTGATTTGTGTAGACCATCAGATTAGTTTTAAATAGAGGAGATTAAATGATTTTAAATTATACAGGAACACAGCCACAGTATATGTCATTTGGGGCAGCAGGTGGGGACTTAGAGTCTAGAGGATATTATGAAATTGAACCTAACCAGCAGGTGATGATTGATACTGGTACTGCTGTTCAGATACCAGAGGGCTATTTCGGGATGGCTGCGCCACGAAGTAGTTTGTGTAACAAGAAAGGTTTACACATGACTAACTCTTTTGGGGTGATAGATTCCGATTACACAGGGACTATTAAATTTGTGTATAAAAATACCAGTGAGGAAACAGTGGTTATTGAGGAAGGTGAACGTATTGGGCAATTAATCATTTTACCTTTTGTGAAAGCTGTGTATACTAAGGTGGATAAACTGGAGGAGACTAAACGAGGTACAGGTGGTTTTGGTTCTACAGGTAAATAAGTTGAAATTAATTTAATAACAAAGGAGAATAAATTTGAAATCAGTAGTAGTGTATGAATTAAAAAGCCCAGTGGTAATCCTAGCAGATGACTTAGAATCTTCAAAGTTTATAGAATGTGGCGCACACGATGCTTCACGTTCAGGGTTTAGTCCAACAATTGAAGACGGTTATGTAATGGATTTGGCTGGTGATGTGAAAGTATTAAACTATACAACACAAGTTAAAGTCCCAAACAAAGCTGAAGTTAAGCGACAACTAAAAGCTAAGGTTTCTGCATATAAAGATCAGTTTGGTGGTGAACCTAATGAGAATGAATTAGCAGAGTTTGAGGCTCAAATCAAAGAAGGCTTGTTACCACTAACTCCTGCAAACGAACCTAAGACTGTGACAGTACTTGTGTCACCTACTAAGGTGTATGTAGAGGGTAATTATAAGCAAGCAGAAGTGATCCTAGACCACTTACGTAATATTCTAGGCTCATTACCAGTTGAGTTATTAAACCTCTCAAAACCTCTTACAGCAACCCTCACTGCTATGGTTAAGGATGAACTTAACACTGATTTGTTTGTATTAGGTGATAAGGTTACCTATGTAAACGCAGATGAACTTAAGGTGAGTCAAACAAGTGGTAGTGTTTATAATAGCGATGCTGTACAACATACAGCAGATGGTGCTACAGTGACATCATTACAATTAGAGTATAGCGGTTTAACTATGTTCACACTAAAGGCTGATATGTCTATTTCAGGTATTAAGTTTGCTAAAGATTTAACTGCTGAAGTAGAAAGTGGTGATGAAGTAGGTACAGTAACTATTCAAGTTAAAGAAGTAATTAACTTGGTTGATGACTTGATTGAAGAATTGGGTGGAGTTATCTAGAGTAATACAGCACACACAGTTAGGTTCTAGTTGTGTGTGCAATTTTGTTTAAGGAGTTTTTATATGAGCAAACCGACATTCCATGATTGGAGAAAAGAAGGTAAACACTTACCTCATTTTATGAGGGATTTCCATGACCAGAAAGATTTGTTTAAGGCCATGACTGTGTACTTTGACAATTCTGATGAGTGCCCAGTAAATTGGGTGGATGGTCATGTATACACTATTGATTGGTTCCTGTGGTTCATGGCTGCACATGGTTATACTCTACAGAAGAACAGATGTGCCGTGGAGTTCCTAGACTATGATATGACCATTAAAAGTTGTATGGAAGAATGGAAAGGTTCTATAAGTACTGGGGAGGTTAAGTGAAATCATTACAAGATAATTATTACCAATTAAAGGAATTAAAAGCACAACACGACCTTGTTAAGTGGTTAGGTCAACTTGGTCACTCCAGTCCAGAATTGTGGGTAGAACTCAAAGATGTGGAACGTAAGGTTAGTGAGTTAATGGAGACTGGTGATGAGTAAACAATTTACAATGAGTAGGTTTACCAAAAAAGAAGATTTATACAAAGCTAAGGCTGAGTACTGGGAAGCAATAGCAAGAGACTCCGTAAAATATGGTTTGTTTCAAGCCTGTGGCAGGGACACTACGGAACAAGAAATTGAAGATTGTATTACAATGATAGAGTCAGAGCTAGGCTTATAGGGGAAGTATGAATAAAGATAGAGAAAAATTATACACTGCATTGTCACTGTGGATTAATCACATTGAGACAGGTGATGTTAATACGAGTAAGGATGATATGTTGAGATTGTGTTCGGGTGACAGAGATATTAAACGTATCACATCAAGGTTCCCTACTCTATCCAGAGAGCAAGAATCTTATCTGAAAGATTTACGTGACTTACAACACAAGATTATAATGGGAGGTGAAATTTGAATTTTACATTTAAAGTAGAGACTACAGATAGTAGTCGTTCTGAGTATGAGGAAAGTGACAATAAGACAACTGCAGTGATGCAAAGCTTTATTAGGAGTAAACAAAATAATACCCTATTTCCCCAAATTCAGGTAAAAGACCTAGCTAACAAGTTAAGTCCAGATTGTATTAATTATATCGATGGGGACGGGTTCGCATTTAAGGTGGCATCGTCCGTAGAGGAAGACTATATCGAGGTTGTTAATAATCAGACCAAGGAAGTACAAGAATTCTCTAATGTATCGGAGTGGAAAGGTAAGTCCACCAAACAAGGTGTTATTACAGTAGATAGTTACTTAGGTCGTGAAAATATTAAGCTTGAAGCTAAAGGGTTACCTACACTCAGTATCAGTGACTTTACTGTTGATAAACGTAAACGCCTAAAATATGAGAAAGGAACTACCATAGATGATATTAAGTTCAATAATAGCCTAGAAGTAGCCAAGTACTTTTTAGATAACTGGATTGATGCTGTTAAGATTCAAACACAAGTAACATTAATAAATATTACTTTAGGTAGCGGAGATTGTCATCGCAACCTATTAGATCTTCCGAAGGATTATAAGTCTAACCGAGTAGGAGAAAGACCCCTACTACTAAGTGATATGCGCGATTACATATTACAAAACTACCCATCTCAGAATGCACCTGATATGTGGGAGACTGACGAGTATGTAGACATGATGGCACTACGTGCATATTATGAATATAGGAAGGATGGGGTTGTACGGGCAATAAAAACATCACCTGATAAAGACGCTAAGTGTACTGCAGGTTTCTTATTTGACCCCACTAAAACGTTCCACTTTAATCAACCGCAAGTTTGGTTAATACATTCATCAGATAAGACCGTAGGTGAATTAGAATTAGTTAAATCAGGTATGAAATTCACAGGTTTAATGGGAACAGCATATCAGTGTGTTATCTCAGATAGTAGTGATTTCTATGGTAGTAGATTAACCATGCCTCCTGAAATGAAACCAAAAGATACCTATGGTGATGTTGCTTTCTATAAAGACTTTATTAACTTGAAAACACCTAAAGAAGTACTACAAAAAATGGTAGACAAGTTTTTTGATTTCTACCCGACAGGCGTTAGGTTCACATCTCATTTAGGTAACAATATAGATCGAGATACTCTATGGTGGTTGCAGCAATGTTTCGCTTGCCAATACATGCTACGCTCTGAAGATGATAAGACTAAAATTGAAGATTTGTTGGTTAGATTTAAAGTAGACTACTCTAAAATTGTAGGTAACAACAAACCTAAGCAGGTTGAGTTCTTAGAGGAAGAACATTTACGCGAAGAAGTTAACAAATACACTGAAAACTTAGAAACAGTAATTTCACTACTGAGTGATAAATCTGGTAAGGTTGCAGATAAAGCTGCCCGTTTAGACGAAGCACTGAAGTTACTAAATGACAATAAACATTTTGAGAATTTATATCAAAGTAATTAGTTGACAACCATACCAGCTATGCTAAACTCCTCGTATGGTTGGTTATTTATATAGGAGGAAACGTGCCACCTAGATTAGAAAAATATGATTGGTTTACTGTGGGATTGGATAAACCAACTACATTTAAACTAAGAGATTATGTCAGGAAAAAACCTGAATATACGGAAGCTTTTGGTAGTGCTGCCATTGTCACACTAATAACAGAAGCTTTGAACTCTGATGCAATTCAACGTAACATTGAGTTTGTAAAGTTATTAGATGAGATGGAGGGGTTATCCGCTAGAGATAAAGTAGGATTAGCTAATTGGCAACAAAAGAAGAATGAGCTACTTGGGGTGGTATAGTAAAGATGGTTTGCCACCCTTTGTAATTGTTTATTTCACACGAATAATAGAAGGACAATAAAATGAAAACAGTTAAAGAGTTTAAGGATTTGGGTGTAGAATTTGTTGTCGGTGATATTGTTGATGACAGCTTTAGCAATGACGGTTCAGACCTTAAACCATTAAGCGCTCGAACGGTTGCATCGTGCAACATCGGAAGATATAATTTCGATGACGCTCAGGTTGGTGGTTTCGCATGGCGACCACTTAACACGCTGCCAGATAATCCAAAGTTTAAGTATGAGCAAGATGATGATAAAGGTTTGTGGAGACCGCTACTAGACCAATCAGCAAATCCTGTAAATGATGCAGCAGTAAAGCCTAGTGACGATAAGCAATCTCAAGACCGTGAGATAGAGATTGGAAATGAAGTTGCAGTAAATACTGCTAACGGCATTAAAAATGGAACTGTCATTGGGGTATTTTCTTTGTGGTATTGGGTGGACGTTAAGGGTGTCGGACTTGAAACTTATGATAAGTTTTTGGTAAGCCATCTCGATACACGTACACCAAAGCAAAAGGCGGTTGATGAGCTAGCTAAATCAATTGAATTATCAACCGATGGAAGCTACGGCGAGATTGCAGAGTACCTGATTAGTATTGGTTACGAAAAGAAATGCTAGACCTGCCGCCAACTTACTGCGAGCTTAAACAAGTTGCAGCAATGGAAATAATGTCAGCTGTTAACCTCGCTGATTTGAGTAAAATAAAACAGGCTAATACTGATACTAAGATACTTTGGCGAGCATTAGATAATTACATGCTAGATAAACCGATTAGTGTTAGGGAGTTTTCAATAATGATTTATGAGAGGTGCGGTGATGAGTGATATTTTTAAATTGCCAATGATTTGCGAAGATGGTGACGGCTATATCTATTCTCAAGATTGCAGGCATTCAATAAAGTTTGACGATACAGATACCAACTGTTTAGAGCAAAAGACATTTGTAGCAAATGCCATCAACTCACACGACAAACTAACCGAACAAAACAAGATGCTGCGAGAGGCTTTGATCTTATCAGATGCGGCGGTAAAAAATCTTTTGCCACTTGCGGAGGGTGGTGTTATTGATTGCGCTGAGTATTTTCAATCAATGCTTAGCGCATCTTATGCGCTGGAGGCAACAAAATGAACATCGATTACAAAGACTTTGAGGCAATAGCAGCATTAAAACACGGCAGTCTTGACGACAACGCTTTTAATGATGCTCAGGATTATTGCGCAACACAAGATGGTAGAATTTACAATGGAAACCGCAAATGTTATTAGTATATTAAATAGGGGGTTAGCTATGATTGCAGAAAAATATGGTGTCGGATTAGTGATGTTTGATGGTGATGAGAAAAGCCATCCATGTGTTCAGTTTGGCGATGGCTTGACTAGAATATTCACGACTGTTTGGGACAAAGATAATGTAGGCCTTAAGATTGCAAAGGTTGTTGACGATCTACCTGAGTTTCACGGGTGTGAATATGACAAAGATAGTCCACCTCATAAAACCGATGGGAATGAAGTTCATATTCTTTTTGATAACCCAAGGTCAATTGACGCAATGATTGGACAACTTGAGTACATAAAAGCTGTGATGCTTGGTGATGAGCAAGATGATTTAGATTTACAATAATAAAAGCACTAGAGGCAACCAAGTGACCTACTACGGAGGAAAAAGGATAATGATTTATAGGAGGTATTAGATGAGTAAAGTATTAGATATTTGGATTGAAGATCACTCTAAAGCTTCAGGAATAACCCACATAATGTACCACGTTTTTGATGAGTATGTAGAGGGTAGTATAGGAACTGCCAGTATTAAGGTTAGGTTTGAAGATGATACAGAATCGGGTTGGTATCACCCACCATCTGAGTTTACTGATGTAGCCCAGAAGGGGTATTTATTTGGACACTAAACTGAAATACCCAGATTCTATCTGGCTTGAGAAATTTAAATACACTGTTTACCACACTAACGGGGATGGACTCATCCCTTATGAAGAAGCAGAAGTTGTTTGTGAAGATTTAGCTGAAATTGAAGTCTATATGCACGACAGTGGTATGTTGGCAACACACAATATGCCGTGTAGTATATGTAAAGTTAAACATGCTGTATTTCACAATGGAATGTTTGAACCTTGCTGGTCTTGCCAAGAAGAAGGTTGGATTACCACTAAAATGACTAAACTAGAGAGGAAGTGGTATGAGTTTTGGAAATAAAGAAAAAGGGTTTATAGATAACTGGGGAGGTTTCTTTATTACCGCTGGTATTTTTTGTGGGATAATTGGTTGGGGAGTGATAGAGTTACTTCTGTGGTTGTTTAGTTTTATAACTATAAGTTTTGGAGGTTAATTGAAAGTACTAGGAGTTGTAGATGGTAGTGAATAATATTATTCACATTGGTAAAGTAATACCTACGAAATGTGGTCACTCATTTGTAATAACAGGTTATATAAATAACAACAATGTTATAGGGTTCTTTATAGGTAATAATACTACAGTTACTACTTCCTTGAGATCCGTTAAGAAGATGAGTATCAGGCATCCACTGGATATTCCGTTGATATTAGAAGGCAGAGTATACAGTGGTAGGTATGGAGATTTTTATCTAAAAATATATAATGGGTCTGGTGAAGTTGTAGTTAAATTTTTAGAGACAGGGGGAGAAACAAAAACTACCATAAAAGCTTGTAGAGATGGTATAGTAAAAGATTATCTTTATCCGACAGTCTGTGGAGTTGGGTATATGGGGGAAGGTTACTTTAATACCACTAAAGGTGGTAATGGTGCTGTAGATAAGGCTTATAAGAAATGGGAGGCGATGATTCGAAGAGTGTACCCTACGAATGAAAAAGATGCAAGGAAATACCCAACCTATAAGGATTGTACTATAACCAAAAACTGGTTTAATTTTCAGAATTTTGCAAGGTGGTTCTTAGACAACTATATTACCCTAGATTGTGAGTTAGATAAAGACTTATTGATTAAAGGTAATAAGTTCTATTCGCCAAGTACTTGTACATTAATACCAAAAGAGATAAATACAACCCTAACCAAAAATGACGCAGGTAGAAGTGTTTTAGGTATCGGAGTTTCCATTAGGGCTAGTGGAAACTTTAGGTCTAATAGTAAAGATGGTGGGTGTTTTTCAAACAGCGGGGACGCTTTTCTAGAGTATAAATATTGTAAAGAGGGGAGACTTAAAAGTTTAGCTGAAAAATACAAAACCCTCATATCAAAAGAAGCGTACTTGGCCCTATATAGATATAAAGTAGATGAGGCGGATTAATTGACATTACCATCCAATGAAGATATAAAAAAGCGGCAACAGAAACTAGACAAATTAACTAAAAGTCTAAACCCTGATGGGAGTATGCCTGAGAATAAAATTTGCACACAACTAAGATCAGCAGTCAGACAGGTGTGGAAAATGCATGATGTTAAGGTGTCTTACCTGATGAGTAAATCCTACCCTGATACTAACCCTAATACACGAACAAAGTGGTTAGTGGATTGTGAGTGCTGTGGTTTACCATTCAAAACATCAGACGTACAAATTGATCACATAAAAGGAGAACATCAGCTCAAGACACTAGATGACCTACTTTGTTTTGCTAAAAGTATTCTTATGGTGAACTACGAAGGTTTGCAGGTAGTCTGTGTACCATGTCATGAGGCGATTACATATTCAGAACGTTATGGTATGTCGTTAGATAATGCGTTCAAAGAGAAGAAGGTTATCGCCAAGACAAACCAGACGGTTGCCCAGCAAAAAGTAGAACTCAAGAAATTAGGATACTCCACATCAGATATCACAAATGATGAAAAAAGGAGAGACTGTTACCGAGAACTTCTAGCTAAAGGGTTAATTTAATGGTAAGATGCAAGACTCGTAAAGTTAAGTCTAAAGTAGTAAGGTTGAACCCAGACATATGGGTGCGTTCCGCAGATGACATTAAAACTGTGCGTAAGCTTAAACTTAGACAACAAGGTGGATTATGTGCCATTACTAAAGCTAAGTTAACCTTATCAACAGGAGTATTAGACCACGCACATGACGCAGCTTCCTTGAGTGAGGATGGTAGACTACGTGGTGTATTGGCATCACAAGTCAACATGTTAGAGGGTAGGTTCTTAAAGTTATTCAAAAAAGCTCGTATACAGGAGAAATATGATATAACATTCGAGGATTTCCTTATTAATATGGGTAATTACCTCAAACAAAGTAACACACAAGAGAAGTTTCACTTCAAATACATGGACGACTTCCGTAAGGTGGTTAAACGGTGGAGGAAGGATGAGTTACTTCAAAGACTAGCGGAGGACTTCGGTATAGTTGCAAGTGATAAAACTTTAGTTGTAGATTTAGTTCAGATGTATGTCCAACACTGGGTGTATAAAATTGAGAGTTTATTCTAAGGAGGTTAGATGGAATACGAAGTGCTACCACAACGTAATCAATTTGGTATGATTGTAATCGTTAATGAAGATGGTGAGATTGTTAAGAATACTAAGACGGTCACTGCAGCAGCAATGTGGATTATTGAGAAGACTAGCAAAGGAGAATAGATTTGAGTAAAAATCGAGTATTCACTGTTGATGATATTGTAGAAATTAAAAGGTTAACACAACAGGATGGTTTATCTAGTAGAAAAATAGCTGAGATATATGGAGTAGGTAAATCAACAATTGGTGACTTACTAAGAAAAGAGACGTATACTGATTTCTGGGAGAAGGAAGATGATAAACCTACTGCAGGTGGTTATATCAAACGCCCAGAAGAATCACGCAGAAAGCTAAAAGGCAAACGTTTTGTATTTACATCAGCACAGAACAATACCTACGTACATGACGGCTTCCTTAAGGCATTGGAGGTTTACTGTGAACATAATAATGCAGAATTAATGGTAGGTACTTATATTTACAATAAGAAAGGTTTCCAATCTGGTGTTACAGATGACACTTGGTTTGACCCAAAGATACGTGACTATATTGTAGATGAGAGTTGTCAAGTTGCTAAAGGTTTAGTGTGGAGTGGTGAGTTGAATATCCTACCTACAGCAAAAAACCCTATGAGTGGTATGCAGAATTATGTAAACCAAGAGAGTTGTATAATTCCACACGCCAAGTTACAGATGTTAAGTTTACCAGCACCGTTACATACTGGAGCTAGGTTTATGTACACCACAGGGACTGTAACACAAAGACAATATCGCCCACAAAAAGCAGGGCAGTTGGCAGAACACCACCATAGTTTTTCAGCCTTGGTAGTAGAGATTGATGCCGAAGGTGACTGGTTTGTTAGACAATTAAGTGGTGAGAAAATCACGGGAAATTTCTACGATATTGCAAACGGGGTGGAATACTACACTAAAGATGGCGTATCTGGAGGTCATTGTGTTGCAGGTATAAACTGGGGAGATATACATGCAGCTAAAATAGATGATGATGTTGCAAAAACTTCATGGGGTAGAGGTGGTATGATTGATGTATTAAAACCCTCTGTTCAATTTTTGCACGATTTCTTTGACATGAAAAATCGTAATCATCATAATATAAATGATCCTTACTTCCAGTTTAAGATGCATGTACAAGGGACAGAGAGTGTACTGGATGAAGTAATTGCGTCAGGTAATCTTATGAAGACTATGTTGCGCCCTAATATCAAGACTGTTGTAGTACAAAGTAATCATGACTTAGCATTGCAACAATACCTACGTAAAGAGGATTATCGTAGTGACCCAGTTAATGCAGAATTCTTCTTAGAGATGCAACTGAAAACTTATCAGAATATACGTTTGAATAAAGACTTCTGTGTGTTAGAGTATGCAATGAAGAAATACGTAGATGGGTTGGATGATGTAGAGTTTATAGATGGTAGTAGTCCATACAAAGTCGCTGGTATTAGTAAGGAGAACCACGGCTCGGAAGGAACTAATGGATCAAGATCAAGTACCGCTACATTCCGAGCATGGGGTTGTAAAGTCACTATAGGTCACCAACATTCAGCAAACATATTAGATGGCGTGTGGGTAGCTGGTGTGTCAGGTAAACTTAATATGGGGTATAATGCTGTTGGCGGAAGTTCATGGTCACACTCGCATGTAGTAACATACCCTAACGGGAAGAGAACTATGGTAACACTAAAGAATGGCACTAAGTGGAGGGGAGAAACAAATGAAGATTGAAGTATGGTGTGACAACGGAAATAATATACACTCTTGTCGTAGGGAGGTTATTGACTTAATTGAAGATTGGGGTTTCTCTCAAGAGGACTGTGATATTCTTACTGAGGAAGATATACACAATTTAGCCTTAGATTGGGCTAATGAATATTTGGATATCGGTGGTAATAAGGTAGAGGCATAAATATGAACTTAGAAACACGTAACTTCGTAACATCATTATTAAATAAATATAATTGTTTTCAAAATATAGTTGACATTGATAATACAATCAGTGATAATACTTTCGTCTTAGGAGAGGTAGGTGGTGAAACTATTGAACTTGAGGCTGATGCATTATTTCGTATTGTACAGGAATTGTGTGAGGCACTTAATATTACAACTGATACCAAGGAGAAATAAATGGTAATTGATATCCAAGTATTGTTGACATTCTATATATTCCTGTTAGTATGTGTTGCTACTAACAAGGATATGCAGGTTCGTGAATTCAAGTCACAAATCTTAATTGTAATGATGAGTGCGATTGGATGGTTGATGTTTAAATGTATACAGTTTCTCAGTAGTTTTATTTACGGAGGTTTATTATGACACCCTGTGAGAAGTTAGGATATAAAGTTGGAGATTTATTTGAAGTTGTAGTCACTGATTCGCACTGCTTTAATTATGGTAGTGTTATTAGATTATTAGAAGATGATAATTCACATACACTACGGTTTGGATTAGTATCAGGCTCTTGTTCTGAATATAATGGTGAATCTTTCTTTCATTTAGATGATGTTAAACCTTTAAAAACAGACCTTACTAAGATTACCAAACCTTTTGGTGAGTTAGATAATCAAAGCAAAAAAGATTTGTTATGTGCTTGGGTTGATGGTGCTGAGATTGAGTGGTTGGGGGGAGGGAATACATGTTGGACAAAAGTTGATAACCCAAGTTGGATTTATGGTTGGACGTACAGAGTCAACCCCACTGTATCATCTAAGGATAAATTAATATTAGAAGCGCAGCAACAATTACGTGAAGCACAAGAAGTTTTAGCTAAATTACAGAGTTTATAAGGAGGGTGTTTGACAAGTTTACATTATGAGCAGCAGTACTTAGACTTATGTAATAAATTATTAACCAAAGGTGTGTGGATTAATAACAGCAGAACAGGTAAACGTTGTCTGTCAACAGAAACCACTATATTCCAATATGATGTAGGTGCTGGAGAATTCCCCCTAATCACTACACGTAAAGCGTTCTACAAAATGGCTATTGCTGAAGTGATTGGCTACTGGCAAGGTTTGACTAATGCAAATGATTTTGTTAAATTAGGTTGCGCAACGTGGTTAGCAAATAGTAACAAAAATACGTCATGGCTTAATAACCCTAACCGTAAAGGTGATGGGGATATGGGTAATGTTTACGGTTATTTTGGTCACAACTTTGGTGGTGTTAACCAGTTTGAAAAGGTATATAATAATCTTAGTAATGGTATTGATGACAGAGGTGAAATTATTACTTACTGGAAACCTGACCAATTTAGTGAAGGATGCCTAAGACCATGCTTACACAGTGTGCAATTCAACTTACTTGGTGGTATCTTATCAATGACTGCAACACAACGCTCATGTGATGTACCATTAGGATTAGTGTCAAATATTCCTCAGTGCTGGATTATGTTATATTTGATGGCTAGAATTACTGGGCATAAAGCTGGTAAGGTTACACATGTGATTAATCAACCTCATGTGTATGAAGACCAAGTTGATTTACTACGATTACAGTTGAATAGAGAGCCTATAGATTGTAAGCCAGAAATAGAAGTTTGTGATTCTATCCAGACTTGGGAAGATATCATGAATCTAAAAAACATGGATAAGTTTATGTTGTATGGATATCAGTCTCATGATAGGATAGATTTTCCGTTTAGTGAATAGAGGGGTTATATGAGTAAATACGCTACAGTGGATGAATTAATAATTATCCTCCAAAGACTCTCAGTGGAAGGTTATGGTATGGCAGAGGTATCTTGCAACCAAGAGTACGGGGTTAGTATGCCTACATACGAAGAAGAGTTGCCAGAGGTATACACCACAAAATCTGGAATACAAAGCGTTGATTTAGGAGGATACTGTTGACAATTAAGATGATCGTAGCCACAGGCGCTAACTTTGAAATTGGGCAGGATGGTAAACTCCCTTGGGGTTATATCAAAGAGGATATGCAGTATTTTCAAGACCAAACATCCAGTCACATTGTTGTTATGGGGAGGAAGACACAAGACAGTCTATCACAGAAGAATAAGACACTACCTAGAAGAATTAATTATGTAGTGTCATCCGAAGGTAATGGCTCACAGGAAGACGGTTCTTACCGAGTTACTATGGAGGCTTTAGTATCTTGTGTCTTAGGAGGTAATAGTATTTTTAATTACAAAGATACTTGGATTATCGGTGGTGCTTCTATCTACCAACAACTCTTACCATATGTAGATGAGATTCATTGGACACTTGTGGAGGATAGCTTCCCAGAAGCAGACACTTACTTTGATATGAGTTTTTTACAGGAAGGTGGTTGGGAGTTTGACGACCTTATTAGATTGAATAATAGAGCTGGAGTTTCTGTCTGGAAACGTAAATAATTATAAATCACTAAAGTGGTAATTTAGGAGTATTAATATTGAGTTATTTTAAACATATGAAAGACAAGGGTGCGTCACCATGTTCGGTATCTATTGAAGTGGTAAACCATGTAGCTAGTCTTATGCCAGAGTACCTGACGTACTCAAACGGTGATGCTAACATACCACGAGTATTATTTATGTTAGGGTTCCAAGTAGATAGTTGTGGTAATGGTTATGCAAAATATGATAATGTTATTATTCGAAATAAAGACCGACCTTACATGACTCACACCACCTGCATCTTCAATGGTAGAGTGCGTAAAGAAGTGTCACACCAAGATGAATATGGTAATGTTATATTTGATAAGAATCGCACACACTTCATGGAACGTGTTTATATTGAAAATGAGATATTGACATTAGCAGGATTAGATAGTAGTGTTATGATGAATATCAATAAAGTAGGTATTAAGAAGTTCTATGAAGATGGAATGGCTGCACTAGATAAACGTGTTGACCCAGAGAAACCAATTCGCAATATTGTTAGACCATAAGGAGGAGATTGTTTGGCGACTGCAAACACTAAACGTAATAAAGATGCACACTCTAACGACCTGTACACCACCTCTAACGAGTCTTTACAGTTGTTATGGGATAACGCACCACAGGAACTTAAACGTGCTACCACAGTGGTGGACAACAGTTTCGGTTTAGGGGATATCACGAGGTTCTTCAAAGATAAAGGTAAAACAGTACATGGGTTTGACTTAGTTAATTATGGTGATAGTTATGCAGAACATCTTGATTGTGTCGAGTATGGAGATTTCCTAAATGCAACACCTAAGACTTTGGATAGAAACCACGTGATGGTTTTCAACCCACCATTTACCTTAACATATGAGTTCATTGAACAAAGTTTATTGTGGTGTGATGATTTATTTATATTTAACAGACTCAACACACTAGAGAGTATAAAACGTGCTAACAAGTTCAAGAGCAAAGAATGGCCTTTGAAAAAAGTGTATGTGTTTGGTAAGAGAGTGAGTTGTCCTAAAGGTGTAGAATACGAGGCTAGTCCTAATGCTACAGCATATTGCTGGCTACACGTACAACGGGGTTATGAAGGAGAACCTATACTCTGTTGGATTTAGTTTCCATAAATTAATACAAATAGTGGTTGTGTTGGAGGGCATAATCCACTATAATCACTACTCAACAATAATAACAGGAGACAGTATTTGATTCATGTAGAGAATAAAGTGGTACTCACACCACAACAGTACCAAGGAAGTTTTGCACAAGAGATTGGCTTACCAGAAGATAAATGGCAAGATACGTCCAGTGTAGAACTCCACGAACTGCTGGGGTATACTGGTGTAGAATGGCGGCTCAAATTACAGAATGAACATATTGGAAATGCAATGTGGGATGAAGCAGGATTCGAAGATAAATGGTCTGAATTTGACACAGAGAATGTATACTAATAGAGGAGTAGAATGATTGAAGGTAAATACCAAGTTACAAGCTAGACAAGATGCCTATGTGTTTGAATATCCGATATTCGCAGAACTAGCAGATCAACAATTAGATGTATTCTGGCCTTGGTCGGAAATCTCTGTGGGTAAGGATAAACAGGTATTGTTAACGGAGATGACAGAGAGTGAAAAACATGGTGTAATAACAGCACTTAAACTCTTTACTAAGTATGAACTTTGTGTTGGAAATGAGTATTGGTTGGGTAAAGTTATGCGTAACTTCCGTAGACCAGAAATACAACGAATGGCTTCTGCTTTTGGTCATGTTGAACTTAACTCTCATGCACCTTTTTATAACGAGATTAACAAAGAACTAGGGCTAGATACAGAGGATTTCTATAACTCTTACCTAGAAGATGAGACACTAACATCGCGTATGGAGTTTATAGACGAAATGGTCAGTTCTAAAGACCTATCATTATCTTTAGCGGCATTCAGTATGGTTGAAGGTGCAGTGTTGTACAGTTCTTTTGCATTCCTTAAACACTTCCAGTCAAATGGTAAGAATAAGTTAGTTAATATATGCCGTGGTATTAATATGTCAGTCACAGATGAGAACCTACACAGTATTGGTGGTGCAGCGTTGTGTAATCAACTTGTCAAAGAGCAGGAACTAACCACAAAAGAGTTGGAAAGTTTTCACAAAAAAGTGTATGATGTGGCAGAGAAGATTAAAGAACACGAATTCCGCATTGTTGAGATGTTCTTCGAGAAAGGCACAATGGATGGTATTTCCTCTACCCAAATGAAACACTTCGTGGAGAGTAGGATTAACACATGTTTGCAGCAATTAAATATGAAGAAGCTATACGATGTAAAGTATAACCCTGTTGCTGATTGGTTTTATAAGGGTATAAATAACTACCAGTTTAATGATTTCTTTTCTGGTGTAGGTAGAGAGTATCAACGTGATTGGGATGCAGATGGTTTTAGCTGGGTTAAAGGAGTAGTATAATTAATGACCGTTAATATTTATGATAAGTTATCAGAAGAACGTAAACAAATGCAGGAAGATGGTGTAATGCCTGTATGGTTCTCTACGGCTGGTTGGCAATTGTTTAAGGATAAATATCTATACAAAGCTGACAACCCAAAAGAGCAGTACGAACGTATTGCATCAACAGCAGCTAAGTATGTACAAGGAAAGCTACCACACCCAGAAGGTAAAGACTGGAATGATGTTTTCTTTAATCTGTTTTGGAAAGGTTACCTGTCTGCATCAACACCAGTCTTAGCTAATACAGGAACCACTAGAGGATTACCAGTTAGTTGCTCTGGACAGTTTGTCGAAGACAGTATTGATGGGATATATGCTGCACGTAGGGAAACTGCAATTCTAACTAAACATGGTTTTGGAACTGCTGGTTATATGAACATCCGTGGTCGTGGCACACCTATTAGCGTGGGCGGTAAATCAAGTGGTGTGTTACCTGTAATTAAAGGTTTTATTGAAGATATGCGATATGTAAGTCAAGGTACTGCTCGACGTGGTGCATTTGCAAGTTATCTAGAAATAGACCACCCCGATATGCAGGAAGTGGCGGCTTATGTTGAACAGAACCCAGATGATGCCAATATTGGTTGGATTGTATCTGACTCTTTTATGGACAGATTAGATGATGGTGAAGAAGAAGCTGTATCTAATTACCAGAGAGCAATGAAGTTAAAAATGATTACAGGTAAAGGTTACTTTTTCTTTAAGGATAAAGCTAACCGACAACGACCGAAAATGTACAAAGATTTAGGGTTGGCAATTGAAGCACCTCAACTCTGTGCGGAGATCATGTTACACAGTAGTCCACAATATACATATACTTGTGTATTAAGTTCTATGAACCTGTCTAAATACGATGAGTGGAAAGATACTTTGGCTGTGTTTGAAGCAACTGTATTCCTAGACTGCATAGCTGAGAATTTCATCGACCTAGCAAGTAAAATTAGTGGGTTAGAAAAAGCTGTTGCATTTACTAAGAAAAGTCGTGCATTAGGTTTAGGTGCTTGTGGTTTACACACATTATACCAACAAAAAATGTTACCTTTTGAAAGTCTGGAAGCACATTTACTTAATAATATCATATTCAGTCAAATGAAAAGGGATTCAGAGAAGGCTAGCAAGTATATGGCGTACCACCTAGGAGAACCAGAATGGTGTAAGGGTTATGGTACTCGTAATACACACACAAGAGCTATTGCCCCCACTAAATCTACAGCATTAATAATGGGTGGTGTCAGTGAAGGTATCAACCCTGATCCAGCTATGGTGTATACACAGTTAACTTCTGCTGGTGAGGTGGAACGGCTAAACCCAACACTGCTTAACCTGATGAAGGAAAAGGGTGTATATAATAACAAGAATATACAACAAGTGGTAGATGCTAAAGGTAGTGTGCAAGGTGTTAATTGGTTGAGTGAATTAGAAAAGAAGGTGTTCAAGACAGCATTCGAAATGAACCAAGAAGTTATTTTAAGACAAGCTAGTGTGCGTCAAACCAAAATAGATCAAGGGCAGTCACTGAACTTCTTCTTTTTATCGGGAGTAGATGAGGGTATTATCTCCAGATTACACCAGAAAGCTTTTAGGGATGAAAATGTGAATGCTTTGTACTATTGTTACAGTATGAGAGGTATTGGTGCCAGCAAAGGAGAGGAGTGTGAATCATGTCAGTAATTGTTTATGGTGCTAAGTGGTGCGGGTATTGTGATAAAGTTAAACAGTATTTAACAGACCTTGGTAAGGATTATCAGTATGTAGATATTGATGACGAACCTGTTAAAATGATGGGTATTCTAAAAGAATATAAGATTAGTAGTATACCTCAAGTATTTATTAATGATAAACATATTGGTGGTTACGAAGATACAATTAACTTCTTAGGTGAATAGTTAATTAAAGACTTGACACACGGATGTGCCATATACTAAAGTAGGAGAGTGTTGTGGAAATAAAAACTGTTATTGCTGATACATTAGGTGATATGATGGATGTTTTAATGGAAAACCTTACACAAGGTAAACGGTATGAAGTACTATCTGAGACTCTAGATTGCTATCAGGTAATGAATGATAACAATGTTATTAAAACTTACCACAAATCTTGGTTTAAAGATAAAGAAGTTTACATTAATTAATATATGTTATAAGGAGGTATAATGTTAAACAGTTATAATAATTCACCTCAGTTCGTAAAGACTTTTATTGAGACTACAATTAAGCACGAAGGTGGTGATAAGTATACAGACGATAAGAATGACTCTGGTGGTAAAACCCGCTATGGTGGGACTGAGAAAGCTACTCTTAAATACAAGGATTACTTCCACCTGTACCAGTGGGATGGTAATATGAAAACACTACCACTAGCCTTCGCACAGGACTTGTATGCACATGAATATTTCATGGTACCAAAGTTTAACTTAGTTGCCGAAGTGTCTCAGATGGTGGCGCAGGAATTGTTTGACACCTCGGTTAATGTAGGTACAAGTCGTCCAAGTAAGTGGCTACAAGAAGAACTTAACCTGTGTAATCGTAGGGAAGTAGATTATAAGGATATTATTGCCGATGGTAAAATAGGTAGTAAGACTATTAGCGCCCTCGAAGCTTTCCTAGGTAAACGAGGTAGTAGTGGAGAAGTTATGTTGTATAACAACCTTAACTGTTGCCAACATCAACACTACCGACAGTGTGCGTTGAATGAAGGTGCTAATGATAAAGATGAAAATTTTTATGTGGGATGGTGTGAAAACCGTTTGAACTTTAAATATGTGGAGGAAATATGAATAAGTTTTGGGAAATTGTTCACGCGCTGATTGGTATATTTAGCTTAGGGGCAAGCATTGCATATGAACACCTAAATATGATACCTCAAGGTAATACTACAAATGGGGAACAAGCAATTTTGTGTTTAATAATGGCTGCCTATTGTTTTATAATATTAGAAATTAATTCATCTAAAAATGTTAATACCAGAGGAGAGTAACCATGACACAAGAACGCCATGTTAATCGTAAAGGTAAAAGAAACAAAGCTGCTAAATTAGATAGACACGAATCTCGTGCAAAACAAGGTAATGACTTGGTGATGAGTGAACGAGCTGCAGCATCTGAGGATTATAAGCTGGGTTGGTTCAAACCTACGGAAGGTCAGAAAGAGATTATACATAGTATGTGTGTTAATGAGCTTACAGCGGTTCAAGGTAGTTCAGGTACTGGTAAGAGTACTACAGCTATTTGGCAGGGACTGAATGACCTTAAGCGCGGCTGCTATAAACGTATTGTATTCATTAAAACACCGTCTCAAGTAGGGGATGATGACTTGGGAGCCTTGAAAGGAACCGCAGATGAGAAGCTTTTTATGCATTGGGTTGCTATGAAATCTATTTTTCACACCTTCATGTCTAAAGGTAAACTTGAAATGGAAGAAAAGGCTGAGCGCATTGTATTTACAATACCTAACTTCATTGCAGGGCAGACACTAGATGACAGTTTGATTATTATTGATGAGAGTCAGTTTTTATCTCCACAAACTGTAAAACTATTATTGGAACGTTGTGGGAAAGGTAGTAGGGTTTGTCTACTAGGAGATAAATTTCAACAATATTCTACTAAGAAACGAAAAGATGGTTTCAGTGATTTTGTGAATAAAATTACAAAAGAAGATGAAGATGGTGAGTTAATCAGTACAGAACCAACAATGGGGTTTGTAAGATTATACGCAGATGAGAATATGCGTTCTGCTTTATCTCGTAGAATTGTTGAGTTATATGAAGAAGAGTAAATAATAACACAAGGATGTGTTCAAAGTGTATGTAAACAAACCCTCGTGATTTAATTTAAGGAGAGAGTATGACAACAGTAGTAATTCATGATAACAAGGTGTACGCAGATGGTCAGTCTACTGCAGGACGTATTACTTCTTACGATGTAAAGAAGATTACTAATGTAGGCAACGCAATTATTGTAGGGTGTGGGCGTTGGAGTCATTGCCTCAAGTTCCGTGACTTTGTTATTGACACACTAGACGCAAGTCACGCACAAGAAGTATTTCCACACGTAAATATTGGTATGCCAGAGAAAATGGTTGACGATGACTTCATGGGTGCTGTATTATATCCTGACGGTACAGTGATGTTGTTTGAAGGATGTGATGACTACTACGAAGTCAAACAACCTGTATTTATGGGTAGCGGGGGGGATTATGCAGCAGGTGCTGTTCATGCAGGTGCTGATGGCGTGACTGCGATAGAAGTAGCTATAAAACTTGACCCTTTCACTGGTGGTGAAATACAGGTAGAAGGTTTCGATGAGGAACCTGAACCATTCTCACGTGATCAATTAGCCAATATGTCAAAAGATGATATACTTGATACTTTATTTGGTAAGGGTGATGTAGTTGCTGACAACGAAGATGAAGTTGATACATACTACGACATTGATGAGGATAAGATTCTTAATACCAAAGATCCTCTGTACCTGTTTAGTATTGCAGACCAGCTTGATATCAAGTATGCTCACAATATTGGTATTGAGAAGTTAAGAATTAGGATTATTGATAGTCTTGCAAATTAATTTAAAATAGTAATTGCAATTTAAAATTAGGAACACTATACTAAACCCATGACGTAAATGTTGTGGGTTTTATTTTAAGGAGGTTTTATGAAATTGCCATTATTGATGTTGGGTATGTTAACACTATATGGTTGTAATGGGGATGTACCTCTTAGTGCTGCAGATAAAGGTATACAAAAATATGTCTGCTTAGATAAGGGTGGTGTATCTGTATATGGCAGCTCAATAACCTTAGTTCAGTGTTTTGACGGTAGTTGGAATGAATGGCGAAAGACTGTAATACCAAAAGATAAATTAAAGGAGATTTACCCTGATGAACATTAAAGATTTACAAACACTAGATGAAGTGTTAAAGTACGGATCACTTGGGGAAGTTGTTATAAGTACCCCAGAGGATTGGTTTTATTTAGATAAAATAGTGGATATAGAACTAAGCAATAAGTACACATTAGGTTTCGATGCTGGACAAGAGGAAAGTTCTATTGAAAGTGAATACGAATTTGAGTGTGGTTATGAGCAAGGATTAAGACAAGGGGGAGTTATAAATGAGTGAAGTGTCTAATATTTTAAAAATGGTTGCTGATGAACCAAGTAAGAATGGTAAAGAGAAAATCTTACAGAATAATAAGTCCAACACCACACTTAAATTGTGCTTTGAGTTGGCGTATTCACCCACTATTAATTTTTACATGAAACAAATCCCACCGTATCTAGAGTGTACTGGAGTATCTATACTAGATGCTGGAATAAGTCAGTTGATAGTCATGTTAGCTGATAATCTTCGTGGTCATGCTGCACAGGCTTATGTATCCACATTACTTACTTCTTTATCTATTGAAGATGCAGAAGTTATCATTAATATCCTTAAGGGTGATTTACGTTGTGGTGTAGGTCAGTCTACTATAAACAAAGTGTGGAAAGGTTTAATTGTAACCCCGCCACGACAGGGCGCTGTTAGTATGTCAGAGAAAGCCTTAGCAAAGATTACTTACCCTGCTGCAATAGAACTCAAGTCTGATGGTTCGTATTGTGCAACAGTGTGTGGTGTGAGCATGATGTCACGTAACGGTAATCCCATAACTGGCTTATCTACTTTAGAGCGTGAGTTATCTAACCCACTACTTGAAGGTTATGTCCTCGAAGGGGAGTTGGTATTTGATTTAAACAAAGGTACTCGTGAGCAAGGAAATGGTGTTATTAATAAGATAATTAAAGGCACCGCTACAAAAGAAGAATGTGACAGTGTGTATTACCAAGTGTGGGATATTATTGATGCAGGTTATTACACACCTAAAGGTAAATACCCACTAAGTAATGATAAACGTAGGTTACTTCTAGAAGAATTAATCACTGGTAGTAATTGTGAGAAGGTTAAACTTATACCACGTACTATTGTGAACTCTTTAGAAGAAGCGCATGCTGTGTTTGAAGGTTATGTACGTTCTGGTTTTGAAGGTGCCATCTTGAAACAATTAAAAGCCCCTTGGACTGACAATGGTAAACCTTCCACATGTGTTAAGTTAAAACGTAAGGAACCCGCAGACTTAGAAGTGGTTGGTATTTACGAAGGTGAAGGTAAAGCGGCAGGTAGTCTAGGAGGATTAATACTGGAGTCATCTTGTGGAGGTATTAAGGTTAACTGTGGTAGTGGTTTCTCTGATGAACAACGAAGGCTTTTCTGGAATGAAGAAACATTAGTAGGTAAAGTGGTGGAAGTGGAGTATGATAGCATTACTCAAAATAAGGACACACTACAACATAGCCTATTCTTGCCTATCTTTAAACAAGTGCGATATGATAAGTGTGTTGCTGACAGTAAAGTGGATATTGAAAGTAAACAAAAACTGAAGTAAGGAGTAATTAATGGAATTAAGTAGTATCCACAACACAGAATACGCTGGCGCATTATCTACAGGGTTGACGGATTTATGTGATGATATTGAAAATAGTCAGGAATACACCTTGACCGATGAAGTTGACTTCGCTATAATTATCACTAATTTAAACTAAAGGAGAATAGAACCATGAGTGTTAAACCATTTTGTATTAATATTGAAAATATGGATCAACAGACTGTTGAAAGTATTATGAGTAAAGTAGTTATCGCTGGGGCTAATAATTATGAAAATTATGGAAAACGTCATAATTATAAATATTTTGGTGTTGACCCAGAGAACGATACGGGCTTTTATAACATGAATAGGGATTACTGCAATCACCCTATAGATGTACTCTACCAAGTACCAGAACTGACCATAGACCAACTCGATGAACATTTAGGATTAACAACTACACAAGAGGAAACAATTATGCCAAATGAAATTATTGATATGAAGAATACTGCTATTCTACTGGAAGGTTTGGATGAGGAGACTATTCAGGTTTATGTTGAAATGTGCGGTTATGAACCGAATATTGCTCATAACCGCAAATACCTAGAGTGTGTAGATGTTGGTTATGGTTTTAAAGTATATAGTGCTGACGAACTAGAACATACCACCAAATTAATCACCTTAGAGAAGCAGACTATATACAAAGTTACCCCTGCTAAACGTAAAACTGTAACACTTTTTGGGACTGAATATTACGAGGATATGGTGGCTTCAATGTTATCTACTATGGAGGGAGCTAGAGTACCTACAAATGGTGGTACCCTTACTCCTCGTGCTGGAAGTGGTACACCACCAGATAAGAAATTATTCTAATGTTCTTCATCCTCCCCATAGAGAACTGGGCTATTATTTACAAAATACTTATAATTGTTACTATCATATTTCACCCTAATATGATGTTTCGTAAATTTGCATTCTGGTTCTCTGTTAGTTGGATGATAACTGGATTCTTTAAGGAGTATTATCTTTCTGGTAGTGAGTGGTTCATGATGCAAGCTGTACATGAGCTTCTTACCTTAATAATTACAGGTAGGTTACTTAAAGAATCTCCACTGGTAAGATACATAGTAACAATACAAGCTGTAGGTTTCCTAGGACTTAACATATTACAATTTCAGACTATAACAGATTGGTTTATGCCGCCTGTGGATTACATCTGGTGGAACATGTTAGGTTTTGAACTAATATTATTATCTCTGTGGTTCAACACCAAAGTATTGGATAGTATTAAGAGGCAATGGACATTTGAGAATGTCACTATGGTTTATATTATAGGTTGGGTAATTTTCCTAGCTGGAAATTATTAAAATAAATATTGACATTATAAACCCAGTGACTTAATATAAGGTTACTGGGTTTTCTTATATGGAGTTACCATGAAAGTAGTATTATACAGACGTTTGAGTAAAGAAGATAAAACCAAAAACCAACATGGTTTGGATTCACAACTTACCGATATCAACTATTACCTGAATACTTTAGATAGTTATGAAATCATAGGTGACTTTTCTGAATTCATTTCAGGTGGTGCTGATAAAAAGTTAGAACTAAACAAAGCTATAGCTCTATGTGAGAAAGAAGGTGCTACCCTAGTTGTGGCAAAGCTTGACAGGTTGAGTCGTAGGGTGTCGCAAATTGCACTCTATATGGAAGGTTCTGTTAAGTTTAAAGTAGCGCTTATGCCCAGTGCAGAAAACCTACAGTTACACATATATGCTGCATTAGCAGAGGAAGAACGTGCGTCTATCCGAGACCGTACTAAACGTGGTTGTGCAGCAGCCAAAGCTAAAGGTATACTTAGCGGTAGAGCTTCACCAAACTATGGTATGAACTCTGGTAACGGGACTAAGAATATTGATAAAATTATTGCTGAGAGGAAACAAGCTGCATTGGAAAAAAGTATGTATGTAGTACCTGAGATTAAAAAAGCATTAAAATACCTAGGTAAACGTCCCACCCAACAAAAGGTTGCAACTTTCTTAAATGATGCTAATATATCTACACCATCTGGAAGGGGTAGTTGGAAACAGAGTACAGTACAAAGAGTATTAGAAAGACACAATATTAATTTATTCTAAGGGGTAATATATGCAAATACCTGAAGGTTCAACACACTATTATGCAGAGGGTAGTAGGTACTACATGGTACACGAGAATATGTGGTGGTTTTATTTAAGTAAGTGTAATGAATGGCGAATTAGTTCTCATTTAGGAGATTGGTTCGAAAATAATTTAATTGAAATTTAAGGAGATACTAGTGGCTGATTTAACTTGCACACCACATTCTAGGAAATACTACACAATGATTGGGAGTCGTGAGACTTCACTTGAAATATTAACCTTAATGTCACACATTGCCAGTAAACTTGCAGGGCTTCATTGGACTGTGCGTTCTGGTGGAGCTAACGGTGCAGATCAATCAGCAGAGGATGGTTGTTTAGATAAATTATGTGGTAGCATGGAAATATACTTACCTTGGGAAGGTTTCAATGGGAAGTCGAGTAATAATAGAGGATATATAAACGCCTCTAGATTACCGACCTTCAATAAAGCTACGTTACTTGCTGAATCCTTACACCCTAACTGGAACGCTTGTTCTCGTGGTGCTAAGACACTCCATACACGTAATGTATTCCAAATCTTAGGTAAAGATTTAAGTACTCCAAGTAAATTCGTACTATGTTGGGCTAAACCTACAGGTATTGGTGATAACGTTAAGGGAGGTACAGGGACTGCAGTAAAATTAGGTATAGAAAATAATGTTGAAATCATTAATCTCTACCATCAATATAACGTAGCACGAATGGAGAAATTCTTATGTACAAATTAGTATTAATGTTATTTATTGGATTATTACCTCTAACCTCTAACGGAGCTTCTAGAGGAGTAACCACATCTGACCACAACACAGCTACTAAACTGTGCAAGTCTTATGGTGGTTATTCTTACATCACAGTGAGTAAGTCTGGTACAAAGATGACTGTAGTGTGTGTCCGTGGGAAGATGTATAAAAATATTGGTAGAAAATAGTATTTAGTTATTGACAGTACTATCAGGTATGATAATATACACACAACTTAATGGTAGGAGGAAACAAATCAATGGCAATTCCAGTAGCAATAGAAACAGAAGTATATCAAGGTAAATCCTTACGTTCAGCTAATTTTGGCATGGAGTTCTCTGCTAAGTTGGCACGTACATTATCATCTACATTATATGATTATAAAATTGAAGCTTGTATCCGTGAGTATTCTACCAATGTAACTGACAGTCATAATGACTCAGGTAAGCGTGGTGTAGCGGGAAAGATTCACTTACCTACTCAAATGGAACCTTGGTTCGAAGCAGAAGATTTTGGTTTAGGTATGACTGAAGATACTATCTACTCTATTTTTACTGTTTATGGTAAATCCACTAAAGAAGAAGATAATAGCACGAATGGTTGTCTAGGGTACGGTTCTAAAGTTGGGTTCAGTGTAGGTGACCAGTTTACTATCACCTCTGTAAAAGATGGAGCAAAATCTATAGTAGTCTGCTACAAAGACCGTACAGGACTTCCTACTGCTGATACTAAATCTATCACCACCACTACTGAATCTAATGGAACTAAAATACGTGTACCTATAGATACTAAAGATATTAGCAAATGGCATCTGAATGGTGCCCGTGTACTGGGTGCTTTTGAAACACAACACGAAGTTAACACCTTTGGTGCTTATGAAGATGAATACACCGCAACTAGAAATCTATGTACCCGTGTACGTGAGGAAACCAGTGTGTATTTGGATAAAAGGAGTGTAGGTCACTTCAACCACAGGGACACAAGATTTGTATTAATGGGTGACGTACTGTACTCTATCCCTTCTTGGGGAGATTTAGTGAGATGTAAGTCATTAAGCACTATCTCAGATGACCTAACTTCAGATGGAGTATATATCACACACTTTGGAATAGGTGAGTGTGACTTTGCCCCCAGTAGAGAGTCTTTGAGTTTAGACCAACAGACTTTCAACAAGGTAAGTAAACGTATTACCTGTGATATTATAAAATATTATCGGAACCTTATGAAAGAAGTAGGCAGCAGCGAAACAGCTAGTTGGTACCTATTCTATAAGAAATTTAGAGGTACTTCTGTGTGGGATGCTCTGAAGGATTACCCCTTACCTTTTACTGGAGGTTATGCACTCAAGTACACTAATACCTCAAGTTATACACGTTCTGGGTATTTTGATGGATACAAGATTAAGTTCCTTACTGGTAAAATGACTAATGTTAGTGGTATTGTTCCAACTAATCACCGTAGTGGTGGCGTCATGTTTAGTAACTCTGTGGAGAACTTACATCAAGAACGTATATCGCGCATGGATAATATTATTTTAGTCTATAGTGAGAAGGAAAAAGGATTAAAAGATAAGAAGAACACTTTATTTAACATACAAGATGTTTTCCCTGATAGTGATACTATTTTATACTGCCCAACAGAAGATACCCTATCCTTTGCTAAAACTTGGTTTGGTGTTTCCGATGAAATGGTTTTATGTGGTGATTCTTATGTGAAAACTAAACCTAAAACCTCTAGTAGTAAAACTAAACGAGGTGGTTATGGTATTACAGATGATAGGTTCACTGTAGCCAATGTTATAGATAAGACTGGTACCAATTTTACAAGGGTTGATTTAACTGATGCAGATTTATTTTATGTAAGTGGTGACAGTGGTATGAATGTTAAGTGTCTTGACGGGGAGGTAGTCCCTATTAACTTCGGTTCACATCATTTTAATAAATTAGAAAATCTTGGTGTTACTAAGGTTATCATTACTAATAAGAATAATGAAGCCAAGGTAAAAAGATATGGTGTGAAAGACTTAGGTTCTCATATAAGTGCTGCAGTTGCTGATAATAGGAAGTGTTTAGTGAAAACAAAACTCAGTAGACAGTACCGCAATAATTTAAACTTCAGCACTAAAGTTGACACAGTACTACCTTTACTTAAAGCTACTAAGAAGTTCACCAAGTACATGGACAAAATAGAAAGTAGTGAGGTGGCTTCTACTTTGCTCTCGATATCTGACTTCAGAGTAACTAAAATCCCAACTTATACTAAGATGGTTGACAAAGTGGACAAATTGCAGAATAATGTGAGACTAGAGATTGAAAGTGTTAAGAGTAAGTTACCACTGTGGGACAAGGTACACGGAGATGATTTTAAATATTACCTCAAGCTAGAAAAGTTTATCAAATAAGGAGCTAATTATGAGTAAAAGAAGTAACGTTGTTAAATGTAAAACCGCACAAGAGAAAGTGGATATTTTTAATGGTTGGGTAAAACAACAAGAGTTGAATAAGACTCAATATGCCAATCTTCATGGTATCTCATTAAGAACTTTCAGCCGTATTCTTGATGAGTGCGATCAAGTGGCTATTGTCCAATTTGATTACACCGTAACCAAAGATGCCATCACTATTTTCCGTAACGATGAATCTCGTATAGTAGTTAAAGGTTACCCTAAGTTTAAGAAGCTTAGAAGTAAATTAATTGAAGATGATTTCTCTGATGACTCACTTCATTACGCATTTGAGTTACTTTCATTACCAACTTTTATTGCAAAGTTTAGTGAAGGTAATATTACAGTATGTCATGAAGAAGGTAAAATCTTCTACGGTACGTTTGAAATTAAGAATAGTCTGGTTACCCATATGTTTGATATCCTGTCTCGTGGAGAAGATGTACTCCCAATGGTACGATTCTTAGATATGTTGATGGATAATCCTAAAGAAAGCATCGTGGATGAGTTGTATCCATTCATGCAGCATAATGATATAGAAATTAACGAAGATGGTACAATTAAAGCTTACCGTAATGTTACTATGGACTATAAAGACCACCACACTGGTAAAATGGATAACTCCGTGGGTAAGGTGGTGAAGATGCCAAGAACTATGGTAGATAGTGATCCAAATAATACATGTTCAAGTGGTATTCACTGTGCCTCTATTGGATATGCTAAAAGCTTTGGTGGTGGGCGTTTAATGGAAGTTAAGGTAAACCCCTCTCATGTATGTTCTGTGCCTACCGACTACGCTGGGATGAAAATGCGTGTGTGTGAATTACTAATTGTGGTCGAAGTGGTGTAGTATAAGTAAATTTAAAGGGGTATATTAATTTGAAAACTAATTTAACAGTAACGCCTAAAATTAAATGGTTAATAGATGAGTTCAGTAAGGAACAAGGGGAATATCACTATACTGAAAATGGTCAAACTATAAAGGTAATTCATACCCCTTTAATTTATAAGATACAATCTCATACTATAGATATATCTAATCTGCTAGATTTTATCAATATCAAGATAAAACCTATAGTCGATACCCTTAAATATAATGGTAACGTAAGTCTTGAAGGTAATGAAGTGTGGGATTGGAATAGATTCATGTCTATGGTACACCCTTGGGTAACTAAGGAAGTACCCTTTAACCAAAACGCAACAAGTGACTTCCAAATCATGCGAAGTGTAGGAGATTTATTATGAAATTTAAAGATGATACGGAAGATTTAGATGATATGATATTAAAAATATTTGAATTAGGTTACAGAGATGCCAAAAAGGAAAAAGATTATGACCCACAAAGTCATGAAGAAGTTTATGAACTTCAATTAAAAGTCAGACGTATTCAGAAGGAAAAGTCAAACCTCTTAGACGAGCTTGATGAGTGTGACTGTCTTGGTGAAGTATCTAAACTGTTAAGATGTTATGGTAGATAATGTGTTTAAAGAATTCTTTGTAGAACATGAAGTGGAGGTGTGATGTGAATATTGAAGATTTTATAAAAAATCTAAATACCAAAGAACTAAAAGAAATACTGGATAATAACTTAGGTGAATACTGGCATGAAGACCAGTATGGTGTAGATATTAGTTATGTCTTTAAAGGAGGTGATGTATTCAATCATGTGGAATATTCATGTGTAGACAAACAAGGTAAAACATGGATGGGGCATCCAGATGATATCGTAGGTAAGATTATTCATATTGATGGTATTTATGATGAGTATAACAACCGTGAAGATTCTTATGAAGGAGATAAATAATGACTAAATTTAAAACCTACATATTATGTAGCTTAATAGGGGCAAACTTACATTTAATATTTGGAGGGGTGGCCTGTGCAATATTAAGTTTCTTAACGTGGGATATAAACCCTCTTATGATAATGTGGAATGCATTTATAGAAAGTTATACCACACATAAGATAAGAGCTGTTATATTAATGTGGTTTATATTTGGTAATATATTGTATCTGACGGTAAGGGAGATAAATAATGCTTACTGAGAGAATCAGATGGGATGGTAAAGAGCCATTAAAAGTAGGTCATGTTGTTAGGTACTGGTATTGCAGAGGTACTTCATATGAAGGAATTGCTGTTATGCAAGGACGATGTGATTTTGAGTATTGGATGAAAACACTAGATGGTGATAACCACTTCGGACATAGGAACTTTATTATGACCACAGATGTGAATCTATCTGAGTGCCTAGAAGAAGATTTCCAAAACAATAAATATAAATAGTTGACACCAGTTTCAACATATGAAATAATCAGTCCCATATTAAATAAATAGGAGGTTTTATAATATGTATATGTTACAACAATGGTATATGGGTTGGATTGACACAAATATTGTATTTAATACAAAAGCAGAAGTAGAAGAGTACATTGGGACTACAAAATCAGAACCTTCTGAATATATATTTACCCCATATGCCAAGCCACGGTCTAGATTTATTTATACACAAGGGTATAAGATGGGTCGTGTTGTTACTAAATAAAATAAGGAGAATAAATAATGGATTTTAAGAATGATAATATCTGGTTAATGAAAGGTGATTGTCTGGAACGTATGAAAGAAATACCAGATGGCAGTGTTGATATGATATTGACAGATCCTCCTTACCAGTCAACACCTATGTCTTGGGATTTAATTGTACCTATTGAGCCTATGTGGAAACAATTAAAAAGGGTGTTGAAACCTAATGGTGTAGTTGTTCTTATGGGGAATGAACCTTTCACTTCACTTCTTGTGTGTAGTAATATTAAAGATTTTAAGTATAGAGTGGACTGGAAGAAAAATAAATCTACTGGATTTCTTAATGCTAAGAAACAACCATTGCGATGTATTGAAGATTTATGTGTATTTTATCATAAACAGCCTACATACAACCCTCAGAAATCTACTGGACATAAGCCAGTAAATAATTTTACAAAACACACATCTGATGGACAGACTATGGGTAAAACTAAACTTGGTATTTGTGGTGGAGGTCAGACGGATAGGTACCCCACCAACTGTATTGAAATACCAGTGATGAATAATGATAAGAGTCACGGGGATAAAATCCATCCAACACAAAAACCTGTAGAACTGATGGAGTACATGATTAAAACTTACACCAATGAAGGTGAGACTGTACTAGACTTTACATTTGGTAGTGGTGCTACAATCAAAGCTACTAAGAATCTTAATCGTAAAGCTATTGGTATTGAGATGGGTAAGTGTGAGAAGAAAGGTCATAAATATGAAGGAGTACATTGGGTTGATGTCTTAGTTGATAGTATGGGTCTGCATAGAGAGGAAGTTGATGACTAATGGTAAATATGTACCAGAGGTGTGGAAAACCTTGGTACATTATGACAGGAAAACTTGGACACCTTTGGATTTTGGTGGTAGGTATACAATTAGTAATTATGGTAGGGTTAAAGATGCTGGTGGCATCTTTATTAAACCACAACTTACAGGTAAACCACCTTACTTCTATGTCAATGTAAGATTAGAATGTGGTAGTAGAAAGTTGATAAGGGTTCATCTAGCTATGATGTACACCTTTAATGGGTTACCTATAAATCTTAAATATACGTGTGACCATATAGACCAAAACAGTTATAATAATAATCTTTGGAATCTTAGGTGGGCTAGTCGTAAACAACAGATGAACAATAGGTCTGTTACGGTTATGGTTGGTGGTACACCATTAACAGATTTGACTCATATTGACGGGTATACCTCAAAAGAGGCTGATTATATAAGGTCTAGGTTGTCCACGGGTGCTAGTTATGAAGAGTCTGTTATCTCTTTAAGTAAGTACCAACAGCGTGGAGGTCATTACCCAAAGAGGGTTACTGTAGATGGTGTTGATACGGATTTATGGGACTGGTGTAACGACCTAAGTTTAAACTATAAGACATGTATATACCTATTAAACTTAGGTTGGAGTTTATTCCAAATACAGTATAATATCCCACCAATTAATATGAACTACGTTTTCGAGTTTGAAGGTATTTGTTTCCCAAGTAGAAGGTTATTACTAAGCTACCTAGGTGTGGGTAAAGATAAATATTTAGACTTATGTAGAGAGGGTTTATCATTATCAGATATTAAACAAAACAGACAAGAATATGCAGATAGGTACAAGTTTGAATTCCAAGGGTTCTTTATGACTAAAGAAGGTCACTGTGACAGGCTGGGTACATCAACCCAAAGAGTAGATACCCTAATCAGTAGACATAATATGTCAATAGAAGATGCCTTATTACAAGAACCTAAGCAGATCATCAAACACTCAATCAATGGGGAGGTTAAAAGAAACTCAGATTGGGCTAGGCATTTTGATATCCCCAGTAGAAGATTTAATGGTTATATGAGTAGACATAAATGTTTCAAGAAGTCATTAGAACACTTTGGTATCGATACCTCCAATATGGAAATTACACCATTCTTTTAAAGCCCCTCAGAAGCCCCTGACGGGGTTTTCTTTTTATAAACTATAACTTTTATACCAAACTAATTTAAACCTCGCTACGCAGCTTCTAGGCACCTTCCCTCCTATATTTACCATACCTTTTGTTATGTAAATTCAAAGTTCTCTGTACTATAACACCAAACCCCTATTTATACCCTTCTTATTAGACATATTATGTCACAGTACACTATAGTAAAATATCTGTAAACTTATCACGACATATTATGTCACACATCATCACATGGTACCACTTATAACATTTTGATACTGTTATTATTTTACTTAGTAGTTTATTACGATACCTTCTACAAACCCCTCCCCCGTTTTGGGGGGAATATAAATAGGTGTGGCTGTTTGTATACCCCAGATATAGAGAATATCCCCACCATAACATACCTACATGACAATCACAATAGAATATACTCCTTAAAGCTCCTGTATCGAGCTGTGACAGCGGTATAACATAGAGTACCAATACTTTTATACATTTGTAATTACAATTTAACTATAGAGCTTACAGGAGTTTTGGTATGTTGGATTATTTTTAATTACTATGGTAATTCTCCTAGTATTATTTATTAGTCAGGTATTAATACTTCAATTTACCCTCCCCCCTTATTTTGGGGATATAGAACATACCCCCCCCTCTTTATATACTAGGATACAAGAATATCCTATGTGGTGTTGAGAGTGTTGATTGTGAGGAATCCTAAGTTCACCAAGACAGCCATTAAGCAACTGGGTGCGCCCAGTACTCATCCATATCTAAGCAAACAAAATATCTGCCCCCCTGTAACCCTCATTCAGTCTAGGTTTAAGCTTATTCAGGTCTAGTTGATAATCACTATCATTTAACCCAAATCTATACCCTCGTTTAACTTGTGTTAAATGAGAATAGTTATCATCTATATGGTCAACTGTGAGATTGACCAACTATTAGTGAATTTGACCACCATAATTGTAAATGCGAATCATTAACATTGTGATTAGTATTTAATGTGTAAATGATAGACGTTATCATTTGGGAAGTGTATTAGTGTGTGCATACACTATGCACCAACATTGTAATAGTGGCTTGCTGTGTGCAAGCAAGGTGAAGAGGTAAAACATTGTT